GCTGCTCCAAGTATGCCAGCTGCTCCAGCACAAGCTGCTCCAAGTATGCCAGCTGCTCCAGCACAAGCTGCTCCAAGTATGCCAGCTGCTCCAGCACAAGCTGCTCCAAGTATGCCAGCTGCTCCAACTGGTGCTCCAATGGGTCAACCAGCTCCAGCAAACTATCCTGGAATCCCAGGTTAATTTAATTAGGAAAGAGAAATCTTTCCTAATTTCATGTCTTTAAATAAAAGAGGAATTATGTCAGAAAAAGAAATTGAAAAAGAAATACAAGAAAAAAATTTAAACGCTCCAAGACTTACACCAGATTTAATAGATTCCGTAATTATTGATAAATATTATCATATTGTACCAGAAACTACTATGACTATTTGCGTACTTACTTTAAAAAATGGTTTTCAAGTTATTGGACATTCAGCCGCGGCATCTAAAGAAAATTTTGATGAGGGTATTGGACGTAAATTAGCCTTTGAAAAAGCTAGAGAGCAAATTTGGCAATTAGAAGGATATCTTCTAAAACAAAAATTATTTAAGGAAAAATAATGAAATGGATTATAGATAAAAGTTTTAGCTTCTGTTATGGGCATCGTGTTCATAATCAAAGATTAGATACAAAGTTTACCGAATCGGGAGATGCTTGTTTGGCATGTAGACATTTACATGGTCATGAAGGACTAGTAAAGGTTTTTCTAGAAGAAGGTGAAAATGGTTCGAATGTAGCCGATATTGGGATGGTTACTGATTTTAAACATCTTGGTTGGTTTAAGAATTTTCTTGATGATACATTAGATCATAAATTTATTATGGATATTAAAGATCCTTTATTTGAAAATGAATTTGGATTTTGTATTAAAAATAAGAATCTTATTCATATTCATAAAATGAAAGAAGGTTTTTTTATACCAGATTTAACTTTTCTTAAAGAACAACTTGATATTGATGCTACTTTAACACCAGAACAAAGATCTTCGATATTTGAAAAATACGAAGGTGCTGTTTTCGTAGACTTTGTTCCAACGTCGGAAAATTTAGCAGCTTGGTTATTAGAAGTTGTTCACGAAAAAATGAAAGATCTTCCAAACGTTAGAGTTAAAGCAATTGAATATTGGGAAACTCCTAAAAGTCATTGTAGAGTCGAAGCCTAATCATTATGACCAAGACTCAATTAAAGAAACTTGAAACTCAGAAAAATAAATTAAAACGATCTCAAAAAAAGAAAGTTAATATTTATAGAGAGTTAGATGCTTATTTATATAATAATATTCCACTCTCAGATGGGGCTTTAAGTTCTAAAACGGCTTTTAGAACGGCGGTTACTTATTTATTTGAATCTTTAATGAAAATGCCTTTGATATCTATGTACTTAGATAAACATCTTAACGGGAAAGTTGAAGGATTAATGTCTCATGATCCATATCAAATACTTGAATTTTATAAAAAATTAATTCAAGAAAATGGTATTAAAGCATATCAATTATATAAATTTTTTCCTAATAGAACCTTTCAAACTTCTATAAATACTTTAATTTCTAAAAAAGGTTATACTATTAGAGAATCTAAAGAATATTATATAAATAGAAAAGTTATTAATCCTTTAGAATTAAATGCATTATTGGAAAATAAGGCTACTAAAAAATCAGAGGATATTGAAATAATTAATAAAGTTATTTCAGAAAGATTAGTATTTGAAAAAAGAAGATCAGAAACAGTTGCTGAAATTAAACAAGAATCCAATGATATAATAGAAAATGATTTATTTATCACTCAAATGAACGGAGAAGTTATTAAACGGTTGGGTTTAACTTTATTTGATATAGCAGTACTTAGAAAATCAAATGAATTTTTATATACTTTTATAGATTCTAAAAATAAAAAAAGATATTATAAAGAACCATTTAAAGTTGAATTTTTTATAAATCTTAAAACTGGAGTACTTAATAATAATTATATCGAGGATATTTCCAAAAATTTTCAAAAATATATTATTACTGATATTCAAGATTTAAGTTCTTTAAAATTTTTATTAAGTAAAATATATAAACAATTTATGAAAGATATATAAGGTAAAAATATGGCAAATAATGAAACTTCTGAATGGATGGGTTTTGATTTAGCAAATGAAAAAAAATACGCATTATTAATTAAAAAACTTGAATTTTTAATTCGTAAAAGTATTCAATATGATATTTGGCAAAAACGTTCTAAAATTGGAATACAAGAATGTCCAATATGTATGGAATCGTTGTATTATTTAAAACCGGAATCGCACCATTTCCCAGAAACTTTATTCGATGTAGTTGATAATATTTTACAACATCATATCCACGAAAATGATTTAGATTCATTAAATGAATTAGATATAGTTCAAGAAGTACTATCAAAACATAATACGAATAATATAAATTATATAGTTTTATGTAAACAGTGTCATGAAAAATATCATGATGATGTTCCAGCTACAGTTAAGGAAATGCCAGAAGCGTTTGCTAAGCAGAAGAAGGACAGATATGATTATAGACATAAAAATATAAATAAACCGGAAAAGATAAAGGATAATTAATGGAAGAAAAAGTAAATAACATAGAAGAAACTGAAAAAATAAATTTGGCAGACGAATTTATGAATTCTCCGGAATTTAAAAAATTCTTTCCAGATCAAACTATTATTTACAGATCATTTGAATTTCCAAAAGTAGTGGTTCAAACTATTTTATCAAATGATTTAGATCATTATAATAATAATCCTCATACTACTGAAATAACAGTTATTGAATATAATGTGATTGTTAATTTTGTAAATGATCCTGATTATGTTGGACCACTTGAAGACGCCAGTTGTGTTAAAATGATTAATTCTGATGATCCATTTACATTAACTATTCGCACTGACTTAGGTGATTCAGATAAAAAATTAGATGATGAAATTGAAAAAAAATATCTTGAAAATTTTAAAGAAGTTTTTTTAAAATTAATTCAGATAATTTTAGAAAATTTGGATGAAGACGATATTAAAAAATTAAATGAGGATGATTAATGCAAACAGAACAAGATAAAGTAAAAGAAATTTTACGTAATTTAGAACCAAACGATAAAATTATGATTAATGCAGATCTTAAGGATATTGAATCTTTTCCAGCTCATGAAAATAAAGAACTGGGTGTTCGTTATAGAGCAGTTATGACAGAACAAGTTTCTGAAAAATTAAAAGAGGCTTTTGATTTAATGAAACTTGATCATAGAAACGATCCAAATCTTAAAGATACTCCAATGAGAGTAGCCAGTATGTGGATTAATGAATTAATGGTTGGTCGATATCAATCTAAACCACGTATGGAAAGTTTTCCTTTACAATTTGGTGGAGATGGAGTAGCTGTAGATAACGAGGAAATTAATACTGATATGATGATATCTAAGAAAGTTGATGTCCGTTCTTTATGTTCGCATCATTTAGCTCCATTTCATGATGTATCTGGAGATTCTCAATCTTATGCTGTAATCGCATATATACCAACCAATAGATTACTTGGAATTAGTAAATTACAGAGACTTATTAATTGGTATGGTGCTAGACCACATCTTCAAGAACAATTAACTTATCAAATCTATAAAGAGATTTGTGACACTATTGGATCTAATAATGTTTATGTAGCATTTAAAAATATCGAACATACCTGTGAAAGTCTTAGAGGTGTAAAATCAAATTCTGGTAGAACTAGTACCACTCAATACGGTGGAGTATTTAAGAATCCGGAATTAAGAAAAGAAGCTTTATTGCAAGCACTTTAAAGTTATCCGGAATTTCCGGATAACTTAATAAATATAAAAAGGAAATACTATGACAGAGGATATTAAACAGGTCTTAGAATATATTATCGAAACTGAAGATCCGTATGGATTAAAATCAGAAACGTTATATAATAATATAAAAAATAGTGTCGGTACTCCAGAATCTTTAGCTAAGGTTTTTGGAGTACCTGTTGATCTTGTCGTTAAAATTAAGGAAGATTAAATGAAAATAGGAAATGATTTTAAAACCGAAATGCACGATTTTGATATAGATAAAATAATGGACATTGGTGGTTATAAAGCTATTATTAAAAAAGATGGTGAAGTCGTAATACAAGGTATTGGATTATTTAGTGTTAATAAAGCTCGGATAGGTAATATTAGTATAATACCTTTAGATGAAGAATCCCAGTTAGAGTTACATGATTTTCCATTTGAAATAGAAAAGCATCAATTAATATTCCAAGTAAGTTTTAATGGATTTGCTTGGTATTTTAAAAATAAAAAGGATGCTTTTATTTTAATGGATTTAATACTCCAAGTGAAAGAAATTGCTTTACAGCAAAAGAAAAATAAAATAAAATTTGAAGAAGATAAAGAAAAGGAAGAAAAATGATTTTCACATGTGTAAATACAAATTGTAGAGCTAAGTTTATGGAAGAAGAAGCTTATGAAAAAGATGGTGAATTATTCTGCCCGGAATGTGATACACCAGTAGCTAAAATTAAAGAAGTTGATTTGGGAGTGGAGGAACCAGGGTTAAAATCTGGTATTGATGTTCAACCAGAATATGTCGTTGGTGCAAGAAAGTTAAATGTACCAAAAGAAGATAAAAAAGATGAAAGCCTAACAATAGAAGAAACTTCTGATATTATGAAAGAATTAGAAAGTAAAGAATTAAAAGATTGTCATAAATTAGATGATGATGAAATTAATAGAATAATTGCTGAGTACAGAGAGGAATTAATTAGTAATCTTTTAATAAGTGACGAAGCTCAATTAGAGATTATTCGAAAATTGGCGGATGAAAAAGAAGCTGATTTAAGATTTAATCTTACTAAAGCTACTAATACTATTTTACGTGGTCAACAGTGGTTATTAAATCGAGGTCATGATACAGATGGTGAAGATGAGTATAGTATACTCGGTATGTTCGACCGATTTTGTTAAGGAGGAAATATGTCATATGCTAGCACTGGTGATGGAAATTTAGCAGCTCTTCAAAAATACGAGGAAAAAATAGAAAAAGCAGAAAGAAATTACGCAGCTTTCGAAACAGCAATTGAAGAAGCTGGTATAGAAACAGAATTAGAAGAGTTAATCTCTAAATATAATTCTATAGCTGAAGATTTTAATATTAATGAAGACTTTAACGAGTACTTCTCAAAATAGGAGATAATATGAATGAAGAAAATGAAGAAATAGAAAATAATTTTCCAATTACTGGAATTTATTTAAGAGTAAAACGTGGGGGAAAATATGAAAATATTCTTATAGAAGATCTTACAAAAGAAGAACTTAAAGAATTGTTTTTTACTTTAAACGAGGATGGAAAATATTCCAAAGATAATATGGAAGAATGGATGTTTCCAGTTTTTGAATTACTTCAAAATATAAAAGCTGCTTATTTAAATGAATAAAAAAATTGCTATATATCTCGATGTAGATGGAGTATTAAATCAATATGATCATCATGAGAGAATTCGAAGATATAAGATACATAAGAAAGCCAAGTTTTCTTCAAAGACTGATGTATTTAATCCTTTTCAAAAAAAAGTACTACGTTTATATAAGCTTATTAAAAAATATAATGTAGATACTTATGTTTTTAGCGCTTGGACTTTGAAAGATTTACAACTACATGTACCTTTTAAACTTTTAGGAGATACTTGTAAATGGGCTAATCAGGTTAATGAAATATCTAAAAATTATTCTTTTAATCTTTTAATAGATGACGAAGTATCTTCTTTTATAAATAGAGAAGAAAAAGATTATGAAAAGGGTAGATATAAATTAAATAAAAATATAATTACTTATCAACCACATTATAATTTTGGATTAGTAAAAAAAGATTTTAAAAATTTAGAAAGGATTTTAAATGAATTTAGAATTAAATGAATTTGGTAGTTGTCAATACAGTAGTATTAAAGGTTATATGGAAGAATTTAAAAACAATCTACCATTATGGACAAAAACCGATTTATATAATATCAAAATTATCCATGAAAATAAAGGAAGCATTGGGAAAGATGGGAGTATTAAATTATCTTTTTCAAGCAATGTATTGAATAAAGGTATTATTGATGAGATTATAAATAATATTAAAAAAGAATTTCTTACTATGTTAGAAGATGATAAGGAATTTTATAAGTTAGAAGACTGTCTAAATAATATAAATAATATAAAATCGATAGACGATTGTTATAATTATTGTAAATCATGTTCTTGTGATTTATGGAGCACTAATAATTTTATTATGAATCACTTTTATAAACGAGATGTTGAAGATTTTAGTAATAATGATATGATTGCGATAAGTATTTTATGGTTGTTAGAAAATAATATTGTTACCGATATTGAGTGTTTTTATAATTTTGATACATAAGGAAAAATATGGAATATTTTGGAAAAGACGATTTAATTAAATGTGGTATCGAGCCAAAAATATCTGAAAAACTTTTGGCTTATTGTGCTAGATCCGGATTTATAAAAAGTAAACATTTTAAGGCTGAAGATAGTTTTAGACAACTTACTAAATATCATTCAGATGATCTTAAAAAAAGTATATTATCTAAATTAGAAGAAGCTAAAACCAATAATACGCATTTAAGATATGTTGGTTTATGGAAAGAATATTTAACAATACTATCGGAACTTAAAAAGTAAAGGATTTATTATGGATAAGTATCAGGAAATGTCAGTAGTTGATATAGATAATATATTAAAAGATCTTCCTAAAGATTTAATAAGTATTGAAAATTTGGAAAGATTAATAATTGAATTAGAAAATGATATAGGAATGTCCTTAAAAAATAAACGGGACACTATATCAATTCTAAGACAATTTTTAAATATAGTAAAAGGAAAAAAATGAAAGAATTTGTAAATGTACTTGGTATAAATTATTCTAAACCAAAGGTAATTTTATTAAATGAGAATGGTATTGGTTCGGCTGAATTTGCTGGAAGAGTTGCTTATGATAGCTTTGAATATAGTGAGCACGAAAGTATTCGAGAATTAAATAATCTTACCAAATTAAATGAAACGGATGATATTAACATGTCATTAACAAGAGTAAAAAGAAATGTCAATGGTATTGAAAATTCTGAATTACTCGATAGTTTAGCTTGGGTATATCATCACCATAGTGTTATTGAACATTCATCACTTACATTTTTAATAACTGGAACTTCGAGAGGTTCTTTACAAGAAATAGTTAGACATAGAATAGCTAGTTATACAGTGCGTAGTACAAGATATACAATGTCTTCTGTATTATATGCATTTCTATTGGCAGTAAAAACTCAAACACCGAGAGAAGTATTTCATGAGTTAATAACTCCATTAGATTTATTTGTAACAGATGATAATTATAATGGTATTGAAATAGATGCTATGTTTAATAAATTATTATATCAGAGAGATTTAGATACGGATAATTTTGCTGGAATGTGTTTATCAAAAGAAGCTTTAATTTGGTATAATACAGTTGAAAACGTAGAAGAAATTTATAAAGGAAACAGTATTCAAAAAAGTTTCGAAATACTTAGTACTTTTAAAAAGAAACGTAATGTTGGAGATTCCTTTAAACATTTAGTAACTGATAATTGGAAAACTGATTTAGTAATGACTATTAATCTTAGAAGTCTTAAAAACTTTTTCGAACTTAGAGATTCTGGAGCAGCTTACTTTTTAATTAGAGAACTTGCTAAAGAGATGAAAGCAAAAACTCCAAAAAAATATCTCAACCTTATGGTAAAAGAACACTAAATTTCAATTTATATTTTATCGAGTTATACCCAAATTCCTAGACACGAACCATATTATTATAGAATATTCTCGTTCTATAATAATGAATAATAATAATAGTCGCAAAATAACGAAGTTAATATTAAGATAATCGAATTAATATTAAATGTTTAAAACGTTTAATATTTTTTAAATAGAATTATCAATCAGTTATTTTATATGTGAATTTCAGCCATGTATAATTCGATAACGATTCAATGAGAAAAAAAATAGAATCGTTTTAAAATTTAAATTAAAATTAAAAAGGAGTAATATTGCCATATATTAAAAAAGAAGATCGGTTTGAAGCAACAGACTTTCCAAAAAATGCAGGGGAATTAAATTACGCCATTACAATCTTAATTCAAAAATATCTTCATAAAAATGGTTTAAATTACCAACATATAAATGATATTGTTGGAGCTCTCGATGGAGCTAAATCGGAATTTCAACGACGAGTTGTTAATCCATACGAAGATAAAAAAATTAAAGAAAATGGTGATGCGTACGCTAAAATTTTTTTAGGAAAATAATATGGAAATAGAAATTTTTAAAAAAGAATTTATATTTACCTTACGTGGAAAAGAAACTATAAATATACAAAGAGTTAATAAAAAATTAATTTCAGAATTTCCGAATATTTATAAAAAGATTTTAGAAAGTACTAAAAATTTTAATATCCATCCGGAATTAAATAATATTGGTAATCTTTGCAAATTATGGTTTTATGATTTACCAAATCCAGTTTGTCAAGAATGTGGAGAACCTGTTAAAAAATTAGAGAGAACCTTTTGTAGTGTTAAATGCAGAAATAAAAATAAAAAAATGTTAGAAATATCTAAAAAAAGTTCTATTAAAAAATATGGAGTTCCCCATTATTCCAAAACGATAGAGTTTCGTAAAAAAATAAAAGAAACAACGGTATTTAAAGATAAAAATAAAATAAAAGAAGCCATTTTTAAAAAATATGGTGTTTATAACGTTTCTCAAATTCCAGAAATTAAAGAAAAAAGTACCAAAACATTTATTAAAAATTTTAGAAAAATAAATAATATTTCTAAAGAAAAATTTTTGAAATTTAAACAGGATTCTTTTTTAGATTTGAATGGTTTGGCTAATTATTATAATTGGAGTCACGAATCTTTATCCCAACCTAGAAAATGGGCAAAAAGATTTAATATAGATTATACTAACCGTACGAATACTTCTATAAAAGAAAAGGAAATAATATCCTTTATAAAAGATAATTATTCTGGTAAAATTATTACAAATGATAGAAAAGTTTTAAATGGTTTGGAATTAGATATTTATTTACCTGAAATAAATTTGGCATTTGAATATAATGGTTTGTATTGGCATAGTTATGGTTTAAATAATATTTCTGAAAAACAGGGCGATTTGGAATTTCAAAAAAATAGACATTTGGATAAAATAATCAAAAGTTCTGCTTGTAATATCGAATTAATTCATATTTTCGAAAATCAAAAATACAAGGAATTAATTTTAAATAAAATTAATTCCAATAGACAATTTTTAAAATTTGAATTAAAATGTTATAAATATAAAAATAATGATATAACAGAAGCTTTTGAAATATTAATACCAAAATATTTATTAGATGGGTATAGAATAATTTGGATACCGGAGGAAATAGTATGAATATAGAAATTCCAAAAAAAATATTAAAAGAAAATAGTTGGCATATTAAAGTAATGGGAGCTTATGTTCAAAACCCAGTTCCAGGTATTTATGGATTGGAAGAGGATACTTTAATTAATTCAACGGATGCGGCTGCTCTATATCCAACGAGTACAGTATACTCTAATATTTCTCCCGAAACGATTTTTGGAAGAATATACGATTCAAGTACGATTCAAAATTTTATAGGATTGATGGACAAGATTTTTCTTATGAAAAACAAAGGTCAAACTCCAGCTCAAATTAAAGCTTTAGTTATACCAAGTTTTAAATCGGCTATGTTACAATTACTAAAAAATTATAGTACTCAACATAATGTTAAAAATAAAAAAGAGGCTGAATTAGTAACTACCGAATATTATTGTGAATTACTAAGTAAGTTAATTAATTATAACGGAAATTTAGAGGATATTTATACACCAAAGGATGATAAAACCTATTATCTTTTGCGCAGTTGTTTCTTTCCTTTAATTGAAAGTATATCTTGGTTAAGTCCACAGAATAAAGGATTTAGCCAAATTACAATTGATTATATTTTTTATCCAGAATTATTTGAGACTAAATACCAGACTCAAAAAAGTTATTTATTTACTGATTATAATTCTGTAAATATTAATTTTAAAGTTCTAGATAAAGAAGAATTAAAAACTCAGTATTTTCAAAATTATTTACTAAATTCATATGGTACTTTATTTTATAAACATTCTGAAAAATTAGCTTTTGAAGTTCAATTAATTATTGATGGTTTGGCAGAAAGAAGAATTGTTAAAAATAAAATGCTAGTACTAGATGCAATAATAGCTAAATTTAATTCTTGTGGTAGTATTAAAGAAGCATTTAAAAATCCAATAGAATTTTTAAATACAGAAGTCGCTGATAAAATTTTAACGGAAATCGAAGATGATCAACCACGTCAGAAAAGAATACAATCATTAATTGGAATAGATTTTGAAGGTAAATCGTTTGAAAATCCTGAAAAATTAAAAGCTTATTTAAATATAAGAAAAGATCAATTTAATAGTAATCAAAATGGTATTAAAGTAAGTCTTAATAGTGGTTATGGAATTCTTGGAATGATTTCTTATGAGTTTAGTGATCCATTATCAGCAAACAGTATTACAAATGCTGGAAAAATATTTGGTATTAAAGTTTTCCAAACAGTAAGTGCTTGGGTAATGGAATTATATGAAGAAAAATTAAAAGAATGTGATGAAAATAATAATTGGTTGGATCCAGAATGGGTTGATTTAGATTTATTGGAAGTTACTTAATGAGTAAATATGGTCGAAGAAAAAAAACAAAAACTGATTGGTTAGAGGATTTTAAAAAAGTTCATAGTGATAAATACGATTATTCAAAAGTTAATTATATTGATTCCAGAACCAAAATAGAAATTATATGTCCAATACATGGTAGTTTTTGGAAAACTCCAGAATTACATTTAAATAATTATGGTTGCAATATATGTAATAAAAAAAATTATTTAAAAAGTAAAAATATAATAAAAGATTTTAAAAAAGTTCATGGGGATAAATACGACTATTCAAAAGTTAATTATATTGATTCCAGAACCAAAATAGAAATTATATGCCCAATACATGGTAGTTTTTGGAAAACTCCAGAATTACATAAACTTGGTAATTCATGTCCAAAATGTTCTTTACGAATTAAATCTTTTTCAATTCATTTAAAAGATTTTAAAAAAGTTCATAATGATAAATATGACTATTCAAAAGTTAATTATATTTCTTCCCATATTAAGATAAAAATAATTTGTCCAGAACATGGGAGTTTTTTTCAAACTCCAGCTAACCATAAACGTGGACATGGGTGTCCTAAATGTTCCGAATCTAAAGGTGAAAGAAAAATCAGAGAATTTCTAGAAGAGAATAATATTAATTATTCTCAAGAAATTAAACTCTTTGATAATTATAGATTTGATTTTTATTTAGAAGATTTAAATATTACCATTGAGTACGATGGTAAACAGCATTATGAACCAGTAAATTATTTTGGTGGTTTAGAAGGGTTCTTAAAAACTCAAGAACGTGATAAAATTAAAACCGAGTACTGTATTAAAAATGATATAAGAATTATTCGAATAGGATATTTCGAAGATATTGAAGAAGTTTTAAACGCTTCTTTAGTAAAAGTTACTTAAAAGATTGGAGAAGTTCTCCAATCTTATTTAAATAAAAAAAGGATCGATATGAAAGCAAACTATATAAAATGGCTTTTGGTAATATTATTGGATATTTTTATAATTTTAACTCCATTCTATATAACTGGAGCCTATCTCAACACAATACATATTATTTTAGTAGCGTTATGGACTATATCTGCTATAACGCTAGTTTTTAATATAACAGATGCAAAAATGGCAAACTATGAAAATAAAGGTTTTAAATTATATTTTAATATAATAGCCGATATTGGAATTATTCTATCTTGGGGCTGGTACTATGGGGATTTAGTATATGGAGCATTAATAATTTTAGTTCGTTTAGGTATTTTATATAAAGTACTTGAATATAGAGAAAGTGAGGAATATATTGAAGCAGAAAACTCTTAAACAAAGAAAACTTGAAAAAGAATTATCTAAACCACCTTTTGAAACTAAGGGTATGGCATTTGTTGGTTATAAATTATCATTTCAAGGTTATAGTTGCGATAATGATTATGGCGTTAATTTCAATAGCGCGTATTTAGGAACATATTTTGATATTTATAATTTAGCTTTAAAAATTGTCGAACGCGAGAAACCAGATTCAGACTTTGAAAATAATTTAATATCTTATATAGATGGATGCGACTCATTATTAGAAATAAGTGATGAATTAAGATTCGATAATTTAGGAAATCTTATTAAAACTCATAACTTAATATTAATTATGGGAATAGTTGGAGCAGGTTTAAATTGTCAGGTTGTTGGAGTTCCACAATGGACAAAATTTGAAATAAATAAAGGACATTTATGAAAAAAATATGTTTAATATCATGCGTTAAAAGTAAAAATGAAGGTTCTCATAAAGCAGGAGAATTATATTGTGGTCAGTTATACACTGGTCATTTAAAATATGCAAAAAGTCTTGGTTTCGAAGAAAACGATATTTATATTTTAAGCGCTAAACATGGTTTATTATCATTCAATGATATTATAGAACCATATGAAAAAACTCTTAATAATATGAAAAAATCGGAACGAAATAAATGGGCAAAAAATACATTAAATCAAATCAAAAGTAAATTCAATATCTTAGATACTGAATTTACAATTCTTGCTGGTAAAAATTACTATGAAAATTTAGAACCATTTTTACCAAATGTTAATTTGCCAAAAGAACTTAAAGGTTTACCTATTGGTAAACGAGTTCAAATGTTAAATAGTTTAGTAAAACTGAGATAACTATTGATAGTTAACTATTGATAGTTATCTCTATTGGAGATGAGTTAATGGATTCAAAAAAAAAAGTTAAGTCAGTTATTCAAAAATACGTTTATAATAGGAATAGAGTTCATTATTTAAAATGGAAATTGGATAACGCCAATGATTGGAGCGTAAGATTATTTTTTGTATATGATTCAAGACCACAATATATTAAACAATGGGTTTTAAAATCACATAAAGAAAAACATTATATAATTTTAACTAAATTGGAAGCACTCGAATACATTCAAAAATTTGCTAAACGATTACAACCAGAAGAAATATTTTCGGTTAATGAATTTGGATGTGGGTATCGAAAATTAAACATTCATCCAAAAGGTACTAGCACGTACTTAGATAAGTTGATATAGATATTACCTATATTAATTAAATAATAAGGAAAAAAAATGGAAATCAATATAGATCAAGAATTACAGAAATATAAAACGGAGGTTCAACAATTAGAGGCTAAAAAAGCCGAAATTGAAAAACAGATTATTATACAGGATGAAAGAATTCGTTCTTTAAAAGAACAACTTTTGTCTGAGTATGGTACCGACGATGAGGCAAAACTTTTAAAAATAAAAGAAAATCTCGAAAATGAAATCCAAGAACTTAAGAAAAAAATCAGTGTATAAAATAATTAGAAAAAACTTCTCAAATCTTGGCAAAATTTTAAATGGCAATTTAAACACGTAAAGGAATTTTAATGAAAAAAAATAGAGTAAAAATACTTTCCGAAAAAACACATGCTTTGAAAAGAGCCGGTCGGTATTTAGGTCAAATTACACCTGCTGAAATTAATAGATATAATATTTTCAATATTGATTCTACCGATTATATTTGGTATGATAAAGTACGTTATGTCCCAGCAGTTCTTAAAATTTTTAGAGAATTTTTAGATAATAGTATTGATGAAGCCATCCGTACTAACTATAAATTTGCTAATAAGATTGAGGTACAAGTACATGTGGACCATTTAAGTATTAAAGATAACGGTAGAGGCATTCCTATTGTTCCCGCAGTAGATGAACATGGATCCGAAATAGAAATTATGATGCCGGAGGCTGCTTGGGTAAATTTGAGAGCTGGTTCAAATTTTGATGATGAATCGGACAATACTAGTATTGGTCAAAACGGAGAAGGTGCTTCTCTTGGAGTTTTCTTTGCTAAAAAATTTATTGGTGAAACTAGAGACGGTGAAAATATTTTTACAATTATTACTGAAAATAATGTCGAGACCAAAGAAATCGTAATAAAAAAGAAAAAATTGGCTGATTCTAAACGAGGTACCGATATAAAATTTTACCCAGATAAGGAAAAATTAAATTTGGGATTAGATGCTAATTTAAATGATGAATATTCCTCTTTAATTAAATATGAACTATTATTTTTAAGTATGACTTATCCAAAAATTACTTTTAAAATAAATGGGGAAACTTTAAAAATTAAATCTTTTAAAGATATTAAACCTTATTTAAATTATCCACCTGAATTACTTAAAGATGGACAATTTGATTTTCAATATTTTGAAACGGAAAATTTAGTTATTGGTATTGGTAATTCATTAAATAATGGATATACAAACATTCATTTTGTAAATGGTATTAATGTTTATAACGGTGGGGATGTTTTAGAATGGGCTGAAAAAAGAGTTATTTTACCTTTAGTTGAAAAGATTCAAAAGAAGTACAAGAATATAAAAGCGGCAGATATTAAAAATCATTTAACCTTTATGGTACTCGTTAAAAATATTCCTAATCCTAGATTTGGAGATCAGATTAAATCAGTGTGTATTAATACGGCTTCTCAATTTCCAGAAATAGCTAAGGAACTTTTAGATAAAGCAATGATTGATAAATTCATAAATAAACTTTATAAAAATAAAGTTATTATGGAACCGATTATTGATATTTATAGAGCTACTCAAATTATGCTTGAAAATAAAAAAGCTAAAACTGCTCAAAAATCTAAAAAAACTCCAGCAAAGTATTGGCCAGCTACAAAAAGAAAGAAACGATTATTTTTATCAGAAGGGGATTCTGCAATTAATCCTCTTATTTCTGAACTTGGTAGAGAGGAAAATGGTTTCTTTCCACTCAAGGGTAAAATGATAAATTGTATGAAAAAAAGTTTAGCTCTTGTTGTAAAAAATGACGAAGTACTTGAACTTGCTGATATCCTTGGAATTGATCTTACTAAAGATAATAATGGTGATGAAACACATCCATTAAATTATGAAGAGATTATTATTGGATCGGACGCCGACGTCGATGGTTCACATATTGCTCTTTTAGTACTAGCATTCTTTGCTAAGTTTGCTCCAGCGTATTTGGAAAAATTAAAGATTTATAGATTTTTAACTCCTGTTCTAATCGCTCTTAAAAATGAAAAACCTGTAAAAATGTTTTTTAAATTTGAGGATTATTTAGAATACGATTCTAATAAACCATCTGGTGTATCATACTTCTATGCTAAAGGTCTTGGTTCGTTATCTGAAGCTCATTGGGAAGAATTGTTTAAAAAACATACTCTCGAAGAGTTATGCCAACCATTAACTTTCGAGAATTCTAGTAACGCCTCACTAGAAAAATCTGAATTTGATCAATGGTTAGGAGACGATACTGATTTTCGTAAAACGAAAGTACTCGAACTTTTATCAGAATTTGATTTAGATAAAGCTTAGGAAAAATTATGATAAGTAATTCTCCTAAGCAAAAAAAAATAAAAATTCCTATCAAAGTAGATCCAAAAAAAGAATATACACTTTTACATATTTTAAATAGTGGTCAATTTCCAATGTATTTTGAATTAGATATAGAATACTTGAATTTATTATACAATCAAACTAAAGATCCACACATGGAATCTCTTTTAAGTTGGGCAGAGGAACATAAATATTTTAAAATAAAATCCCAAGCTGTTTTACATGTAGCTTCTAATATAAAAGAAGTTAATTACAGTGGGGATTTTTTCGAAATATATCATGATAATTATTATTGGAATTTATTTAGTATTAAAAATATAATTCCTGGTGATGATAAAAAAGCTATTCATAAATTACTTGGAGTTGAAGAATTAAGAATTAAATTTGAGGAATAAAGGATTATTATGACCAATGCAAAAATTAATCGCATGTTAACGACTAAAGAAAATTTTCCAGTAAGAATTATTTTTGATTTTCAATATATTGCTAATATTGCCTATCAAGGTGATCAAGAATATCATTATCTTTTAGAAAATTTACCAAGTATTGTAAAATTAGAGTCATATGATGATTTTTCATTAAATAATAATTATATTAGATTTGAAATTAATGACCAATTTTTAAAGGATTGTGTTAATGAAGATTTATTTAATACTTCAAAATATTTATCCTTTTCATATGATATAATTAAAGATATTATGCTTGAACGACCAAAAATAAAACAACCCGTAAAAATTAACTTCGAATAAAGGAGAAGTATGTATTCATATGAAAATATTATATCAAAATTTATCGATAAACATGGAAATAAATACGATTATTCTTATGTAGATTATAATAATATGAAGACAAAAATAAAAATTATTTGTCCAATACATGGTGAATTTTTACAAACCCCAACCGAACATATTAAAGGTGGTTGTAAAAGATGTCATTCGACAAGATTAACAACCTCGGAAGTTAAGGCAAGATTTATTTCTAAACATGGTGATAAATATAATTATTCTCATGTTATTTATATTAAAAATGATAAAGCTGTAAAAATTTTTTGTAATACGTGTAATCAATTTTTTTTTCAAAAACCAATTATCCATTGGTCTGGTGGTGGTTGCACTAAATGTTCTTATAAAAAAAAGAGAATTTCTTGGAAAAAAGATATTAAATTTTTTCAAAAAAAATTTAATAATAAATACTGTTATAAATATAATCCCGAAATTGATAAAAAAATATATATTTTTTGTCCGTCTCATGGTTGGTTTACAAGTTTAATAGGTAATCATCGTAAAGGTATTGGATGCCCTAAATGCTCCAATACAAGAACTCTTAGTAAAGGAGCCACTAAAATAAAAAAATTTTTAGAATCTAATCAAATAAGTTTTGAATTAGAAAAAAGATTTCCAGATTGCCAAAATGATAAAACATCATATTCTTTACCATTCGATTTTTATTTATCTGATAAAAATATTTTAATAGAATTTGATGGAGAATTACATTATAAAAATATATCCTTTTTTGGAGGAAAAGAAGAGTTAAAAAAAATCCAAGATCGTGATAAAATAAAAACGGATTATTGCAAAATAAACCATATTAAACTTATTCGAATTCCTTATTGGAATTTTGATAAAATAGAAAAAATATTAAAAGGAGAAATATGTCAAATTTAAAAATGAAAGTATTTTTAGATGAGGCTGTAGCAACGTATGCAGTGTATAAGGTAGTCCAACAGATTCCAGGATTTATAGATACTTTATCTCAAACACAAAGAAAAATATTGTATGTTATGAGTGAGGTCCCAAGTAAAAAAGTAAAAACGGCAGAAACCTTTACTATGATTTACAATAAGACTAAATACCGACATGGTGATGTTTCCGTATACACTACTGCCGAAAATTTAGCAGCTGATTATAATAATGGAATTTCCTTATTAAAACCAGAAGGTACTTTTGGTTCACGAACTGTTAAGAAAGCTTCCAGTCCAAGATATACCAGTGTTGTTTTTGGACAAAGTTCTCAAAGTATCTTTAATAAAAGAGATTATCCATTAATGGAAAAACAATATACCGAAGGTAAGCGAATTGAACCATATAATATGTTACCTATTGTACCACTTGGTTTAATTAATGGTGCTGATGGTATTGGTCTTGGTTTTAGCTGTAAAATATTCCAACGTAATCCAAATCAAATTATCGATATCATTATTGATATTTTATCTGGTAAACGTAAAAATATTCCAGCTAGTATAAAACCAGATTTTCCATTTTTTAATGGAAGTATTGAAAAGGGAGAAGGTAATTCCCAATTTGTAATGACAGGAGTTTTTAAAAAACTTCCAAGAAATACAATTGAAATTACAGAATTACCTATTTCTATGGATAGAGAGAAATATATAAAATTTCTTGATACTTTACGGGACGCGAAAAAGATTAAATCTTTTACAGATGAATGTAAAAAGAATACTTTTTACTTTAAAGTAAAAGTAGATCCAGAAATTTATAATTTAAACGATTCTAAATTAATAGATTTATTTAAATTAAAAGAAACGATATCTGATTCAATTACTTTATTACATAGAGAAGATTCTAGATATAATATTCTTACTTTTAATTCAGTATCTGAATTTCTAAAAGCTTGGATTATTGAAAGATTTAAATACTATAATCTTAGAAAAGAGCATGAGTTAAGACATGCTGAAAATAGATTATTATTAGCTAATGAAAAGATTAGATTTATCTATTGTATTTTAGATGGAAAAATTATTGTAAATAGAAGATCTAAAGCTGATATAGAAAAGCAGATTATAGATAATGGTTTTAAACCTATGTCCAATGATTCACAAAGTTCAGAAGAAGATAAAAGTTTCAAATACTTATTAAATATGCCTATTTATAACTTAAGTCTAGAACAGATAGAAATTCTTAAAAAACAGAAAGATGATATTGAAAAAGAGATTAGTGAATTTAGTTCTTTATCTCCAGCCAATATTTGGATAGATGAATTAAAGGCTCTTAAAAAAATTATTTCTAAAGAGCAGCGTTCAAAAGAACTTTAAAATAAGATAAATATACTATAGATATCTTATAATCGAGAAGTAATATTAAACATCGTTAGATGTTTTAATATTGCTTTTTTTTTATTTAAATAAAAAAAGGAGTTGTCGATGCAACAGGAGTCCCCAAAAGTTGAGCCAAAAACTCAAAAAGAAATTTCTCAAATTTTATCAAATTTGAGAAAAAAAGCCATAAAAATGGTGATTACAGAATTAGAGTATCAACAGAGAAGAAAGGATAATAAAAAAGGAGAATTTTTTTATTGTCGAAAAGTTACTTCTTCTCCTTTTGGAAAAGGAGCCTTAAAGGATGAAATTGATCCTAAAAGAGAAATGGTTTACGTATTTGCCAAACAATACGCATTTTACTTATCTAAAGAACATGGCTTGGTAAAAATTTTAAACTTTAAAAATCAATTGCAATATGGTTTTAAGGTTTATCATAAAAATAGTAAAAAAATAAACTTTGATGAGACTAATTTAGTTCTCATTAAAAATTAAATAAAAAGGTTAATTATGGATGATATGAAAGTAGATGAAGTAAGAAAATGCTTCGATACCTTAATTTGGTCAGGTGGTTCTGAAGCTTCTCCGGAAGTTATTTGGGCAGCGAATGATTTCATGAAAATGTTTCTTAATAAAGAAGATATCTTATTGTTAGAAGAGGATAGCTCGAATTGGGAAGATTTTATTGAACAATTAAATTTATTAAGAGGTTAATTATGAGTAGACGAGGAAGACGTAATAGAGCTCGTAATAAAAATAAAGAGCAGAAAACTGTAACTGGTGAAGAGTTGGGATTTCAAGGTGGTCCTAAAGAGAAGCTTACGAAAGCTCAAAAAAAAGCATTAAAAAAACAACGCAAAAAGGAAGAAAAAATGATAAAAAAAATTGGATTTAATACACAAAATAAAAGTTGGTTTGGTGGTGGTAAATATGCAGCAGGTGGATATAAAGCAATTACAAAACCATCGGATGGAACAGATGATAAAACACTCAATATAGTTTTATTCAAACAATCATTTTTAAATGATTTAGCTAATCAATGTGTTCCTGTCGCTGGTGGAGCGGAATTCCAAGTACATTACAGAGCATTACAAATTGTAATAGCTAAGGAAGGTATCGGAAGAATTGTATATACTATACCAACAGTATTTTTTAATTTTAATCAAACCGTAACTTCTGGATCAGTTGATTACGATTTAGTCGAAGTAGATAAAATTTCTAAAGAGTTGCAACCAGAATCAATGGAGGTTGCTAATCAAATTGCTGCTTTATTTCCAAAAGCCTTTTTCGAAGGTAATGGTTTTAATGTAAGTTTTAAAGAAGATGAAGTTGGAAGTATTCATAGACATCCAGGGGATTTTTCGTTTAGTTCGATTGATTTGGATAACAATCCAAAACATCCTGGTGTTATTTATAGACGTGGTAATGCTGTGGATTTAGTTCAAACCGATTCGGTAATGTATATTACTGGAACCGCTGGTGCGCAACATGTTAAATTGGTTACTACTCAAACACGTGTTGTAAATGTAAGTTTATTAAATAATGGGGAAGATGGTATTGAAGGTTCTTATGATAGAGCGAAAACGGTTGCTCTTATTCTTAAAGATACCGATACAGCTGAAACTATTCAGCAGAAAATCAGTATTAACTTTAATGCTTTCTTTACTGAAGATGAAGTTAAAGAAATCGAAACACCAGGAATTGATGCAGTTAAGGAAGATTTTCTCCCAAGATATGACAAAATTAAGGAAGATGAAATTCAAGAAGTTCTTGAAAATACTGCAAAAATTTTTAAACTATTTGCTGTAAAAGTTCCTGCTCCAATTACAAAAGTGGATGAAAAACTTATCAAAGCGAGAGGGTATGGTAACTATGTTGGGAGTGGATACGGATATCAAGGATATGGAAATACTCGCACTGTTGGTACTGGCCGCCATTATGATCATGTCACTTGTACTTGGGTAAATGATGAAGAGGAAGAAGAAAAATATCCAAAGAAATTCAAAGTAACCGAGTTTTTAAAATATAAAGGGTTAACTGATAAAGATACTAAAGTAACCGATATTTTAGATGATGCTGTTATTAAAGAAATGTTTTGGATGTGTGCTGGGGAAGATGAAAAAGTTACTTTTAAATTAAACGATAAATTAGTAGTTATTGAACCAGTATCTAAAGCTTCCCAACTTCTTAAAGTTGTATATTCTGGTACAACGTCATATAAAGCTAAAAGCATTTTTGAAAATAATGATATCTCGGATGAACTTAAAGCGGCTGGTTATATAGATGAGGAAGAAGATGATACTATAGAAGATGATCTTATAGATATGAGTCTTTTGGATTATGCTGGGTTAGACGATGATTTTGATCCGACTGGAGATTTGGCAACCGAACAACCAGATAATAATCCAAAAGAGGAAGCCGCTGTAAATGGTGGTGTAAATTCCGGCCATAGTGATGTAAAAGAATTAGAAAATTCGCAAGAACTTTTAAAAATTTCTAGATTATTTGAAAATCATTCTTTACAAATTCCAGATCGTCTTTTAAAAGATATTGGTAAAGATACTCATTGTGAGCAGATTTTTAAGAAAGCTTACCCAGGTTTTCTATACGATAACAATGGTCTTCTTAAAGTTTATGGTGGGGACGGATTTAGTGAGATATTAATGATGTTACCAACGGATACCGGTATTCTGTTTTATCCAAAAACCGACACGGATTCATTTGTATACATTGCTCCAATAGATGAAAGTGATACTCATGGTTTAGTTAATTTCTGTAACAATGCTGTACAATTTTCTAAACAGGTTCCATTATATCAAAAGGATTAAAAAAAAATGAATAAAATAGCTTTCATTAAAGATCCACATCTTATGTTTGGGTTTTCTAATAATATTAGAAAACCTTTATCAGGTGGTTCTGGAAATAGTTGGGAAAGAAGTATCCGATATAAATTAGAATTTATAGCCAAAACAATGAAAGATAATGGTATAAATATTTTAATTATATCCGGAGACGTTTTTGATCGGGCAAAGCGAAGTGATTGGTCATTTAATAAATGGTTAAAACATAAAAATATATTATTGGATATTTTTGTACACGAAGGAATTGAAATTTATTCAGTACAAGGTAATCATGATATGTTTGATGGTAAAGCAGAATTAGACGGAACTGTTTTTGGAGAAATGGTCGAAGAAGATATTATTAAACATTTGACTACATATCCATTAGAATTTCAAACAATAGTTGGTATTATTAAAATTCATGGAATGGATTATTCATTCACTAAAGATGAACAAAAAAGAAAATTTCACTCCATGAATGAGGATTCAAAAGATTATATTAGCATATGCGTTTCGCATACTAACATTAGTCCAAATGATGAACATTTAGTCGATTTTACCTATCAAGAATTAACCGAACAATTTCCAAATATTGATGTTCATTTATGTGGACACTATCATTTAGGTTATGAAAGTACCCAATTAAATGAAGTTACTTTTATTAATCCTTGGAATATGACTCGGGTATCCCGAGAGTATCAAGTTCGTATGGATAACCATACCCCAGAAGTTGTATTGATAGATCTGGATAGATATAGTTCAAATAATATTGATTGGATTGAACACGTGGAACTTCCACATTTGCCATTCCATAACGCATTTAACGAGGAGGTTATATCGGTACTAAAGGAAAATCAAAAGTTTAAATTTTTTGAGGATTCTTCTGGGGAAGTTATTAGTCTGGATGGACTTATCGATGAGGATTTAGATGATAATCAATTACTTAGTGTAATTATTAATTCAGTTCTCGGAGATAAAGATCCTAAAGAAAAACAAGCTTTATTAAATAAAGCTTTAGAATATTTAATTTAAGGAAAAAAATTATGGAAAAAATTAAAAAAATTATGGAATTATTAGAAAACGATTATGGTACTGAAGATAATGAAAAACAAGTCATTGCAAAAAAAGAAATTATTGAGAAGTTATTTCTCACTGTTAAAATGGACCCATTTAATAATATGGACGATGCAAAAAAAGTTCTTAAAGTAATTAAGCAGTGCCAAAAAATCGCTAAAAAAAATGATTTAATGGATCAACTTGGAGATGTTTTAAAGTTTATGGAAACGATCGTTATTGAAAAATTAGAAATTAATTTAAAGGAAAATCCAGAACCAGTATTAGATAAAGAAGAAGCTTTAGAAATCAATAATCTTCTTGATGATGTAACCAATTTGGTAAACAATTTAATGAAAGAAGTATCAAAAGATAGAGATACTGAAGAAGATAAAGACTATGAATGTGATTTAGCCGAATTACCATCTAATGGTAAAACCGATAAACCAAGTGGAGTACGTTTATCAAAATTTATGGAAATTGCTTTTATAAAAAATGATAATGAAACTGTATCATTAACTGCTACAAATTTACCAAGCGAAATTTCTAAAAAAGAGTTTAAAAAACTTATCAAATATAATGGACTTTGGTTAGATAAAAAAACAGTTCTTAAAGAGGGTAATCATTATATGGGTATAAGATTATTGTATTCTAAGTTTCATACCACTATGCTTTTAGCTGATAAAAATGTAAAAGTAAAAACTGATACAGGGGTAATTAATCAAAAATTTGTGCTGGTGCAGAAAGAAACAGTTAATGGAAAAAGTAAACTTAAAATTGCTAACTTCCTTAATTATGCTGGTATGAAAGTAAAAGACGTTGTAAAAAGTAAAGATATGCGAAAATTTTTAAAAGAAGTTACTTTTGAGAATGATGTAAATTTAGTACAAGACCAATACTGTATCGATGATCAAAATAACTTTTACCGTATTTGTATCCCATTTCAAAGAGAATCTAAATAATGAAAAGTATTGCTATTATTTCTAGTAGTGGTGGTTTAGATTCAAGTACCTTAATTTATAAGGTACTGAATGAAACTAATTGGGACGTTGTTCTAGTTAGTTTTAATTATGGTCAGGTTAATAAAGTGGAGCTTATGGCCCAAGAAAAGTTATATAGTATTTTAAAAGAAAGTAAATTTTCAAATAGAATACTTATGCGAGCGAAATTAAGTATTCCACTTTTTGATGATATTGGGTTAGTAAATATGCAAGGTATTGATGATGCAGATCATGAGTACTATACTCCAAGCAGAAATTTATTATTTGGTACTACGGTAGCTAGTTTTGGTGAAGCTATTGCTACTAAGTACGGTTATGATAATGTATTTCTTGGTATGGGTTTACATAAACATACCGAAGAAGCTTATGGTGGGAAAGGTGAAGGAGAAGTTTCTCAGTATTGGGATATTACTCCAGAATTTGCCAAACGACTTCAAAAAGTTTTTGATCTTAATGATCAAAAACATATCGAAATTTATGCACCTTATATAAATTCTTATAAAAAGAATATTATTGAGGATGTTGTAAAATACAAGGTACCGTATAAAAATACTTGGACTTGTTATGAGCCACAAAAGGTATTGGATAATGGAAGAGATATCTATACACCATGTCTAAATTGTGAAGCTTGTATGGAGCGGGAAATCAATGCAAAAGGAATTATTGAAGATATTAATGATTATAAAATAATTTTAGAATCGTAAATAACTATCAATAGTTTAAGAACTGGTGGTGGTAGTTTAGTTATCTATATAGATAACTATTGTACTATTAATACACTCAACTATCAATAGTTAACTATTGATAGTTGTTATTAAAATATGATGTGGAGGATGAAAACCTCCTAAAAAAATCAATATTAAATAAAAAAAAGAAGGAATCGAAAATGATTTACAAAAACTTAACGACAGAAGTATTAGAATTAGTAACTGAGAGTATAACAGAAGCAAAAGCGAATGGTATTATTGATAACCATCCGGGTATTTTATTAAAAGTTATCTTATCGAAAGATACTATTCTTAGGAATATTCTTGAGGATTTAGAGATTGATATTAACGGTATTTTTAATACTATTGAAGATCAAATTAAAAATGATCCTATTAAATACGGTGAAGATGCAGATACTTCATTTGGTTCATTCACTCCGGAATATCTTAAATTATTCGAGGTCGCTCATGATTTAGCTTTACGAAATCAAGATAAATATTTAGCACTAGATATTTTAATTATTGCTGGAATTAGTTCTGGTAATTCATTTTTCACTTATCTTGATCAATTTTTAGATCTAGAACTTTTAGAGATGTATCTTAAATCGCTAAGAGGAGATAGAAAAATTAACGAAAAAAGTTTTAAAGAGCAAAGTTTCTTAACAACTTTTTGTATCAATTTAAATGAAAAATATTTGGCCGGTGAATGCGATTTGGTTCATGGTCGAGTAGATGAAATTGATAGAGTGGCGAATATTCTTAGTAAACGTACTAAGAATAATCCTATTTTAGTTGGTGAACCGGGTGTTGGTAAAACGGCTATTGCTGAAGGAATGGCAGGTAAAATCGTTAACCATGAAATTGAAAATCTTACCGACGTTATCATCTGGAACCTTGATCTAACAGCTCTTATGAGTAATGCTGGTAAAGATGAAGTAGCTGGTCGCATGAATGGATTAATTAAAGAGATTCAAAGAAAAAATAAATTTGAAGATTCTAAAATCGTTCTATTCATTGATGAAATTCATTTAATTGTTGATAATGCTGGTGGAATGGATTTAGCAAATATTCTTAAACCTGCTTTAGCTCGTGGAGAACTTAAAACAATTGGTGCAACTACTACTAAAGAGTATAATAAATACTTTGAAAAAGATGCTGCTATTCAACGTCGTTTCCAATTAGTAAAAATTGATGAACCAGATGAAGAACAATCGTTAGTTATTTTAAGAGGACTTAGAGAAAAAATCGAAGAGTTTCATAAAATCGAAGTAACCGACGAAGCCTTAGTATCAGCGGTAAAATTATCTAAAAGATATATTACTGATAGATTTTTACCAGATAAAGCTATAGATCTTTTAGATGAAGCAGCATCTGTTGTAAGTAATTCGCGATTTATTGAAAGTACCGAAATCAAAAACTTAAGATTAAAAATTCAAGAAATTGAATTTAAAATTAAGGGTATTGAAAAAAGTATAGAAGCTTCCGATAAAAAAAGTTTTATATCTAAACAACAAACTTATTTAGAGGAGCTTAATCAACAGTTAGTTACAACCAAAGAAGAACTTGATAAAATGGTTTCTGAATTTCAATTAGCTAAAGAAAATCGTCAATCAATTATGGTACTAAAAAATGAAATTAAAAAAGCTGAACAAGAAGCTTTTGAAGCAAAAGCCGAATTAGATTTAGTTAAAGTAATTGAATTGGAAAAAAATATTATTCCAAAATTACTAAAGGAAATTAAAGAAATTGAATCGGGTATAGTTTCAATTAGTGTTCAAAAAGGAGATATTTCTTCGGTTGTTGAAAATTGGACAGGTATTCCAATGGAAAAAATCAAAGAGGAAGATTCGAATGAGAATATTAAAAATATTCTTAACCTTATGAAAGAACGTGTTAAAGGCCAAGATGAAACTCTAGAAGAGATTTCAAAAGCTATCCGTAGAAATAGTGCTGGTCTTTCTAAAGAGGGTAAACCAGTTGGTAGTTTTATGTTACTTGGACCAACAGGTACTGGTAAAACAGAAACTGCTAAAAGTATTGCTGAAATAGTTTTTGGGGATGCTAAAAATATGGTTAGATTCGATATGTCTGAGTTCATGGAACCACACACGGTATCCAAATTTATTGGTAGTCCTGCTGGTTATGTTGGACATGATGATGGTGGCCAACTTACGAATGCTATTAAACGCAATCCATATTCTTTAATTTTATTCGACGAAATTGAAAAAGCTCATCCAAAAATCTTTGATGTACTTTTACAAGTACTTGATGATGGTAGATTAAGAGATGGTAAAGGTCAAGTGGTAGACTTTAGCAATACAATTATTGTATTTACTAGTAATATTGGTGGAAGTGATTTAGCTAATATTCCAAATAAAGTCGTACGTGATAAAGAGAAAATGCGTTTACTTCAAGAAACATATAGACCGGAATTCTTAAATAGATTGGATTGTATTTCAGTTTTTAATAAACTAGATATGGTTAATCTTATTGAAATTCTAAATCGTAATTTAGATACTCTTGCAGAAAAACTTTGGAAAGATCGTTATATCAATATTATGGTATCGGATGAGTTTAAAGCTCATCTTATCTCAAGTATTGATATAGAAGCGTTTGGTGCAAGACCTCTTAATAGATTAATTTCATCTGAAATCGAAGATAAAGTAACCGATTTAATTCTCGATGGAATGTTAGAAATTGGTTCTGAAATTATTTTCGAAATGGCGGATGATAAAATTATAGTCGAAGTAGTATAAAATAATATAATTAAAGGGTTATTTATGGTAAGTTTTAAAAAATTTAAACGACTTGGTTTCAGTGAAATGAGACCAGTTGTTAAAGATGAAATTAAAGCTGGAACAGAAGCTTTACGTAACCGTAGTATTATGGTTAGTAAAGTTGACGAAAAAGAAGGTTCTCCTAAAGAGGGGGATATGATAGCTAGAAATCCAGAAGATCATCTCGATCAGTGGTTAGTAGCTAAAAAATATTTCGAAGAAAATTTTGAGGAGCTTTAAATGGAGTATATAAAACCTTTACCAGAAGATCAATTAAAACGTTACTTTTGTTCCGGTCTTAGTTTGACTGGAATAAGATAAAAAGATGGTTCTATAAAATGCCCGACCGATTTAAATTATTTTTTAAATGATTGGCCAGACGAAATAAATTGTGGTCCAAATACTTATACTTTGGAGAATATACATAAATTCAATAATGGCTTAGAACAAGCTAATTATTGCTAAATTAAAAAAAGGAAATATGATGAGAGAAGTTATCAAACATAGAGGCGCTAAAGTAAAGTTAAGTACATCTGATATAGATGAAATAGTAGAATTTCTTACGATTGGTGATGTGACATTTAAAGAATTGGCTAGTACTTATCAAGTACAGATACAATACATTAAAAATATCTTTAATGGTAAAGGTCGTTTTAGATATCTTTTAGGAACAGAAAAATATTTTAAAATGCATGAGGCACAACGTAAAATAAAGGAAGAAAAATTGAAAAGAGCTCAACAAATGAATTATTCCAGTAGTAATCCTACGTCAAATAAAAACGGGAAAAAAACTTTACTTAGTATGTCTCAAGAAGAATTAGATATTCTTTATACAAGATTACATAACGAAAGAGCAATTGATTTAATAACTGAATATGGTATTGGTCAATCTCAGTTAAGTAAATTTAAACACGATAAATTTAAATCTATTAAGGGTAATCTTTTAGTTGATGGTATTGATGGTATTGATGGTATTGATAAAGAAGTTTCGGTAATGGAAATTACGGAAACTAATGAAGTTAAAGAGGAACTTCTAGATTTAGCTAGAAAAACAACAGCTGCTAAAAAAATTAGTATTCTTGAAGTACTTCGCAATCATTTGGATTGTGTTGGTAAATCAAGATTACATGATTTATTAATAAGCGAAGAGTATATTAAACATGCGGTACATAATCCATTTGTAAATAATATGCAAACTGGTTTATTAATTTATGAAGTACTTCATTTAATTACTAGTTATAGTACTTTTGAAATTGGTATGTTTCTCGAAGAGATTAAAGAGGCTAATTATGAAAGTTAATATTAATTATATATCTGATCTAAATTTAGATCAGATATCGTTTGATGGTAATATGGAGGAATATATTGAAAGTATTCTTCCAAATATCAAAGGAGATATTTTAATTATCGCTGGTAATCTAGGTTCGGATTTAAACAAAAATCTTTTATTTTTAAAAAAAATAAGTCCGTATTATCATAAAATATTTTATGTAACTGGACCAAAAGAAATGTATTTGAATGACGAACATTATTCATTTAATTCAAATTCCTTTGAAAAATTAAATACTTTAAAACGTATATTAAATAATTTTCCGGAATTTGAAAATATTGTGCTTTTAGATGGTTTTGATAAACAGCGAATAGTTTTAGAAGAATATGATAATCTTAGTATTTCTGGACTAAGTATGTTTTGGGATTATTCTGGATTACCTTTAAATTTAACCCACCGGGAAATAAACGATCTTTATAAAGCTACCGTTAAAGATTATAAATTTATTAATTTTGGTACTGATCATCGTACTGAGAAATTAAATAAATTAAATCCATCTAAATTATTTAAAAATAATTTTAAAAGACTTGATAAATTAGAACCGGTCGATATAATGGTTACATATTACTGTCCTCTTAATACGGAAGAATCTTTTCAATGTTTTGATGGAGAATACCATATAAAACGTTTACAGCCAAAAACGTGGATTTTTGGTGGAATAATGAAGTTTGAGGATACTTTTTATAATAATACCTTATTGACAAATGCTTTTAATCTTAAAAATAAAATTAAAACTTTAACAATAAAAACCTCATCAAAGGATATTTAATGAAATTGTTAACAAACCGAGGTGAATGGTTGATAGCGGTGATTATGAGTTTAATCATAGTAGTCGCCTTTCAGAGTATTCAATTACAATATTTAAAAAAGTCGTATTTGAAAAATATCCAAATTTTGGCAGATAATCAAAAAACAATTATTAAAAAAGAAACCAAAATATTCGAATTGATTTCTAAAATTTTAACTTATCAAACCAAAATTATTTTAAAACATGAAAAAATTTTAGATTCGAAAGATAAAATAAAAAAGAAAAGGAGTAAGAATGAAAGATAATTTAAATTCTTCTGGAGAATCACGTATGGAAATATTACGATTAAAGGAAGATATATTAAAATTAAAGAAAAAAATTAATTTTTACAAATATGATCAATTAACTGGATTAAAAACTAGAAATGATTTTGTTTGGGATTTTAATGATTTGATTTTAAAAGATAAACCATTTATGGTACATCTATGCGATATTAATAATTTAAAATCTATTAATACCAAATATGGATATGTTAATGGTGGGGATACTTTAATAAAAAAAATGGCCAAAAAATTAAAAACGATTTTTGATCATAGTTTTATTTATCGTATTGGTGGTGATGAATTTGTGGTATTTGATTTTAATTTAAATGAATATAATGATGATAATAATGAATTATCCGTTGTATCTAAAGTAATTGAACCGATTTCACACATGGATATTGGGACAGAATCCGAAATAGATATTAATAATATTCTTATGGAAATGGATAAAGATATGTTAAAATTAAAAATTAATTTGGATCGCCGTGGAACCAGACAAATTATAAAAGTGCATCATGGTTTAGATATGTGTTTAAATATTGATGGGTATATTGATGTAAACTTAAAATATAAAGCTGGTAAACTTAAATTAGAACATAATGGTGATGAATCAGTTATTTATTTAAAAGAAAAGGATTAGAAATGACGTTTGGTAAAGTAGTAGAGTTAATGAAAATGGATAGTAGTATTAAAGTACAACGTAGTGGTTGGAATGGAAAAGGAATGTATCTTTTTTACGTTCGCCCTGAAACCATTATAGTTACTCAAGGTCATCCTTTTAATCGAGTATTTATCGAAGGTACTGAAATTCAAATACAATCATATATTGCTATGAAAACTGCTCAGGATACTATTGTTCCTTGGTTAGCTTCGCAAACGGATATGTTAGCAGATGATTGGGAATTATTTGGAGGAGCGAAAAGTGAGTAATTTAAAATATCCGATTCTTAGAGAACGTTGGATTAAACTTAGAAAAAATAAAGATAAATCCTCGGAAGATATTATTTTACAAAAGCTTCTTGGATTAATTATCGATAAAACTGCCAAGTTGGCTAAAGAAGATAAATCAGAGAATTTAACAAAGTATGTTGATAAAGCTATTAAAAGCGAATACAAACAACAGTTAGACTCGTTAAGTAAAGGGGTTAAATGTGAAACGGAAATTAAACTTTTAGAAGATATGTTACCAAAAACATTATCCGAAGAAGAAACGGTTAATATTATTTTAGATATTTTAGCTAGAAATAATAAACCAAATATGGGATTAGTGATGAAGGAATTAAGAACGATTCCAAATTTAGATATGAAACTAACGTCTAACTTAGTTAAAAAATTATTATAAGGAAAGAATTATGAAAAAAGTTATAAAGATATTTACAGGATTATTAATAATAGGTGCAAGTTTATTTGCGGATAGTTCGTCTGGTAAAAATAAATGGAATAATGGTTCAATAGATATTGAAACAAGTTTAAATAATGTTTACATTTACGATAAAAAAAATTATTTATTAAAAAACCAAAACCAGTACGAAATGGAAGCAGGTTTACGAGATAGTATATATAAAAAACCAAATTTATGTAAATTGGTTAATACTAAACCAGCTATTTTTGTATATATTTATTCAGATGGTGCATTAACAATTACAATAGATGGATGTAAATAATGGAAATTACGATACAATGGTTTTGGTTAATTGGAGTGGTCGTTATGACAATCGAAGCTTTTTTAGCTTGGAAGTGGTTCAATACTGGCTTTTCAAAAAAATGGGGATATACTTTACTAGTAACTATTATACTAGTAATTATAACTGGAAGAATGGTTAAAATTGAGCAAATTACTAAACGTGATTTTAATATTTTACAAACTCAAAATATAGAATCTCATAAAAAGTTACCACCTAAAGTAACGGACGATTCTTTTATCGAGAATGATAAAAATACCAAAAGTATTGATATCAATTTTGTTAATGCTCATTAGGGATATTTAATGAAGTATCTATACAAAACTTTTATAATTGGATTAATATTTATTGGATATGTATTTAACATATATTTTCTAACAGTTGATCCAAAAATAAGAGATTACCAATGGGTTAATAAAGTTGGGATAGTGATTATTCCACTTGGATCAGTTATGGGTTTAGTTTATGCACTTGATAATATCAAATGTGTTTCATATTGTAAGAGTAAAAATATAAAAACAGAGGAAAAATAAATGAGAAAAGTTTTAAAAAAATTAATGTTCGTAGTGAGTTTAGGTTTAGCTATGATAGTAATGACTGGTTGTAATGAACAAGTACCAGCTGGTTATGGTGGAAAGATTCTAGGTAAAAATGGGTGGCAACCAGAGATTTACCCACCTTCTAAAGTTTGGGTAGATACTACTTTTACTTTTACTCCAGAAAAATTATTTCTTTATCAAACAACTACACAAAAATTTGTACAACCAATCAAAATTCTTTTAAAAGATAAGTTGACACTTAATGCCGAAATAGTATTCCGTGGTAGAATAACTACAAATAAAAAAATCATCAATGGTTTATTTAATGATATGCCAATGAATGACAATATCGTTCAAACCTCAGAAGTATATAATACTTATGGTAAAATGATTGTACTTAATACGGCTCGAGAAGTAATTTCTAAATATAATGTCGACGAAGTTAATAAAAATTATGCTCGTATTACTATTGAATTATATGAAGCTATTAAGCCCAAGTTAGAAGGTTTACCTATTCAAATTTCAGATGTGACATTGGGAAATATTCAATATCCTAAAATAGTAACGGAAGCTATTGAAAAAGCTAAACAACGTAGAATGGCTATCGAACAGGAAAAAGCTCAAGTACAAATCGAATTGGAAAAAGCTAAAGGTAGAGAACAGGTTGCTAAAGCGGAATATCGTATTAAAATGTTAGAAGCAAAACGAATACGCGATTATAATAAAATGATTGAGCAAGGGGTTACACCAAATCTTCTTAAACTTCGTAAGTTAGAAGTACAAGAAAAAATGGTGGAAGCTATTAAAGAAAATAAAAACGTGGTTTATATGCCTATGGATATGATGAATGGTAGCACAAACATGAGAATTATTAAATAGCTGGTTGTCGTGAACTAGTTTAGAGATAACTATTAATAGTTATCTCTTTTTTATTTATATATTAAATATAAAAAAGGATAAATATGAAAGAATTAAGAATAGATTATATAAGTGATTTGCATTTAGATTTTTGGATGAAAGAAGTTAATCCTCAATCACCAAAGTTTCAAAAACAATTACAAGAATTTATAAATATGATTCAACCAAAACCAGGTAAAGTTTTAATTCTTGCTGGAGACCAAGGGCATTATTTCTCTCAGGATTCAGCATTACTTCTGGAACTTAAGAAATACTATGAAAATATTTTAATAGTTCCAGGTAATCATGATATGTATTTAATTAGTAACAAACAGGAAAAAAAATATAACTGGAATTCTAAAAATAGACTTTTAGAAATGAAAAGATTTTGTAATGAACATGATGGTTTATATTTTATGGATGGTGATGTAATATCTATAGATGGTTTTAAAATTGGTGGTATTGGTATGTGGCATGATTGGTCTTATGGAAAAGAACTTGGTTATTCGGATACCGAAATGGAAGAGATTTGGAAACGGGTTATGAATGATGCTAATTTAATATTTCAAGATTCGAAAAAGAATTATAATATTTCTTTCGGTTATGGGGGAAAAGAAAAAATAGTTCATTTCAAACCTATGGAATTATATAAAGAGTACCGAGAAAAATTAGATAAGATGGAACCATGCCATTTAATGTTTAGTCATTATGGACCAATTATTCCAGATAATATTGAGGAAGATTATAAAGAAGATGAAGTAACTTCATTTTATTATTTTGATGGAGCTTCGGATATTTTTAGATTAAAACCACAGTACTGGATACATGGTCATACACATTCAGTATATGAAAGTAACCGTTCTGGTACTAAAGTTATTACCAACCCACTTGGATATCCAAGTGAAAATAGTTATGTAACTATTAAAAGTATTTATTTAAAATAAAGGATTAAAATTGAAAAAAGAATATTTTTATTTTTACTGCGTAGCAATATTTGAAGATGAAAAACAATTAATACTGGATGGTACGATTACCACCAATAGTCCTATAAAATCATCAGAAGATTTTAAAGAGTTATCTATCCGATTAAAAAATAATTATAAAACCAAAAATTTAGTAATTATGAATTTAAATTTATTATTTGAGGATTAAAAAAATGAAGAATAAAATAAGAGAAGTTATTTACGAAGAGATAATTAAAGGACAACATCACGTTTTAACAAAATTGATTTTAAATAATAAATTATCCCATTATGAATATTATGTGGGTATTCCTAAAGAACATCCATATTATAGAAAGAGTGATAATATGAAATCTAGATGGTTTAAAGAACCGGATAAAAGTCAAGAATATTTATACAAAATAAGTAAATCAATCTCTTTTAATAATACACAAAATCTTAGAAAAGTAGTTAGGAGCTTGAAGGAACCTTTTAGAATTAAAAATATAAATGATTTTAATTTTGATAGTGTTGTTGCTTTGGAACATGCTTGGTTATCTTTTAGTGGAAACTTCTACGAGTTTCTAAAAGAGGATTATTGTTATTATGGTGGTGGCATGTATGTACCAAGTTTTGGAGATGATTCTTGTAAAAAATCTTCAGAAATAGCTTTAAAATTACTTGGGAATCATTTTTTAAAGGTACATGATATTAGCCCGAAATATTCCGATTTTAAAATAAACTTTGAAGGAAGGGAAGGATAGTAATTGAAATTATACGAATTAAAAATACATAAACGTGATGATTATTTTTATAACCATGATACATTTAGTGTTAAACTTATTAACGTTATTGAAACTATTAAATGTGAATACACTTATAAAGAAAATAAAAAAATAATTAGAAATAATACTTTTTTAAAATATAAAATAAAAAATGGTAACGATATAGAAACTATTGATGTTACGGATGGAACTTATTTTAAAACGTTAGACGAACTTCTAGAATATTTTAAAAAAAAATATTTTAAAGTTCATTCGGATAAATATTATGATTATTATATGAATATTGATAATAAAGATTCTATCACGTGTGTATCAAATTTATCGGCTAAGGGATTAGGATTAACCGAAGGTTATATAGATTTACAAAAAAAATTAAAGGAGAATAAATGAAAAAAGTAAAAAGTTTAAATGAACTTATAAATGGAGAATATTATTGGATGCATAGTAAAATGATTTTTGATAATGGTTTTAGAAGTTCACAAATGTTAATACACCGTTATCGAAATCTTGAAGATAGTAGAGCTTATTTTGGGGACCGTATTTGGGCATTTGATGGTAATAACCAAGCTATGGAAAAATATGATATTTATGGACCAGTTCCAAAACCATTTAGAGGTGATTTAAGCAATCCAAATAATTCACAATCTTCGGAATTTGAAAAAGTATTTGGAAATAATGAAGAATTGGATTTAATGATTGCTCAAATTAGAGATAGTTTTACAGAAGAAATTACAAAATATATTCCGGAGAGTAGCGCTTATAGTTCACCTGAATGTGTTTTATTTGCTCTTTATAAAAGTATTGAAGATAAGTTATCAACTTCAAAAGAGATAACTAAAGGTACTGATAGTTTACTATCAATAGTTGACGTCTCAAAAGAAAATAAATTTGAATTTTTTTGGGGAGGAATATTTTCACAATGGGCTAAATATAATTTTACCGATGAATATGGAGTAATCTATAATTGTGCTGAACAGTACATGATGGCTCAAAAAGCAAAAGTTTTTCAAGATAAGGAAACGTATGATAAAATTATGGCTAGTACTAATCCAAAAGAACAGAAAGCTCTTGGTAGAAAAATAAAAAATTTTAATGATGAAACTTGGGATAAATATAAAATAGATGTTGTTCGAACTGGAACGTATTTAAAATTTTTGCAACATCCAGAATTAAAAGAATATCTTTTAAGTACTGGTAATAAGGTAATAGTAGAAGCTTCTCCGTATGATAAAGTTTGGGGAATTGGTCTCAGTGAAACAGATCCATTAAGATTAGATCCAAAAAATTGGAAAGGGCAAAATCTGCTTGGTTTTATTATAATGCAGGTAAGGGAACAATTAAAGGAGATTAAATGAGATTTATGCAATTAGGAAACGGTGGTGGATTAGATCCAACAGCTACGAATAGTAGTTTTTTAGTCCAGGTAAAAGATAATGAATATCTATTGTTTGATTGTGGTTTTAATATTATGCAAAGACTTATAGAAATTGAAAATAATCCTTCAAATGAATTTAATATTGGAATGATTAAATATGTATATGTTTCACATATACATGATGACCATGTCGGGAATTTAGAAACATTAATGTTTTGGAATTATTTTAAAAATAATTCCAGTATTACTTTTCTTTATGCAAATGATGAAACGGAAGAATACTTTAAAAATAAATTATTTCCAAAATTATACAATGGTGGTAAAATTGATACAAATTCTGTTATTAACTCAACAATGATAAAATTATATCATGGTTCTACACAAGGTTATAATATAAAAAAAGATATCAAACATATACAAAGTACTAATGTTTCTATATTGGCATTATATAAAACATTTCATGGTGATTGTCAATCAAATGGTTTGGTTATTATTAATAATATAACTAATACTGCTTTGGTTATAAGTGGAGATACAAAGGCATCACTGCACTTAGAAGAAGAGATATTATATAAATTAAAAGATTGTAAATCTTCTATAATTTATCATGATTATAGCGATTGGGATTGTCCTAGTAAAAATGTTCATGCTTGCAAAACAGATTTTGAATGTGAGTATTCTGAAGATTTCCAAAATCAAATTATAAAATATCATGATAATGGCGATTTTATAACCGATTGGCAAAATTGGTAAAAGGATCTTCGGATCCTTTTTTTTATAATTAAAAATAAATAAAGGAAATTTATGTCAGAAATATTACCAAAATTAGATAATATACCAGATTTTGAAAATAAATTAATTCAATTAAATAATCAATTTCATATCAGTTCAAAGATTAAAGAAAATTTAGAAAATGAAACTGGAACATTTTTAGAAAAAAATACTCTTATTGAAGATGAATTAAAATTATTAAATGATACTAAAATGCTTTTAGAGACTTTAAAAATTCATAAACTTAAAGAGAAAAAAGATTTTATTCTTAATATAGTAAATACTGCTTTAGTGGATATCTTCCAAGATAATATTAAAATAGCGATCGAACCTCAAGAAGGTAAAGGTAAAGTTAATACAAGTGGAACTCAAAAATTTGATATAATTTTTTATCAAAATGATATTGAATTAGCTAGAAATGAAGAATTGCTTATTTCTAATGGTGGTGGTATAATGCAAGTTGTATCGATGCTTTTTAAATTATTAATAGGTTTTATTTATTCTAAAAATACTTTTTATATGTTTGATGAAAGTTTTAGTCAGTTAAGTGCAGATAACAGAATTCGTCTTAGTAAATTTTTACAAATGTTTTGTGAACAATATAACTTTACTATAGTTGTTGTTTCTCAAGTTCTTGATTTAGATGAGTACGCTGATATCATTTATAGCGTGAATGCTAAATATAATAGTAATGGGGTTCGAGAATTAGTACTAGAGGATACTACTGTTAAAGAAGGTATTCTTGAAAGAAATATTGGTGAAGGACAAGAAGGATTATGGGGATTAAAAATAAAAAATTTCCAAAGTATTAAAGAAATTGATTTAATTTTTAAAGGTTATACAATTATACGTGGTCCAAATAATTCTGGTAAAAGTGCTATACTTAGAGCAGTTTCATCTATTTTGTATAATTCATTTAATGTAAAAAAATATCCTCGTAAAGCTGGTGGTTTAGATACTAAAGGTAATCCAAGTAAGAAAGTTTTAAATACTGAAATAATTTTAGAAAAAACTTATTTTAAAGATCCAACAATAGAAGATGAAAAAAATGAAATAATTCAAAAACGAGTAGGATTGCGTTATAAAAGTTCTAAAGTATCCTTTGTTATAGAAGGAGAAGAATATTACGGAAAGAATTTAGCCGCTGAAAAACTTATGGAAAAAATTGAAGAACTTGGATTCAAGTACATTAATTTAAAAGAATTTTATAAGAACTTTAAAGGTAATTTAAAAGATCAAACAGAAAGAATTGCTAGTACTACTCAGTACGACGGATTATTTTTAGTAGGTTCAAAAGGTAATGAAACAGAAAAAATTTTTAACTTTTTATTCAATACTGAAAATATTACTAAAGCTATTTTAAAAGTAAAAGAAGATATGATGCTTTTATCAAAGAATCATGAAACTAATCAAGAACGTATTCTTGAAAATACTTCTAAAATAGAAGAAGTCAATAATGAAATTAGATATTATTTAAAATTATATTATTTAACAATTATTGAAAATTTATCTTTATTCGATACAAAAGAATTAAAAAATTATATAACCAATCTTGATTTTGAAATCAATACTAGAAATCAGATTATAAATTTAATTTCTAAAAATCTTAATTTATTTAATGATTCTTTTTTACAAGTTAAGCAAACGGTTCAATATACAAATAATTTAAAAGATAATTTTAATGAATTAAGTACTAGAACGGATTACTTAAATAAGCAAATTTTGAAATTAGAAGAATTAAAGATATTAATAGATGAAACTTCTGGAAAATTAGAAATGGTTAATCAAGGACTTCTTTTAAAGAAAAATATAGAAACCTTAAAATTCAATTCAAATATGAAAGTAAGCGAGATCGAAGTAATTGATTTTAGTTTACGAATTAGATATCAAATTGTAGAACGATTGGAAAAGATTTTTAAATTAAATAATTATCTTGATCAATATTCAAAGGATTATTCTAAAAAGAATAATCTTGACTTATATTTGGAACCAGTGATTAATCAATTACAAGTTCTAAAATTAAAACACCAATCTTTATTTACGGAATGTAATAAATGTTCAGGTAAAGGTTTTATATTAAAAGGAAAATAAATGGATTATTTAAATTATTTAAAAACTACTCCAATAGATAATCAACAAGTTATATCCAGTACACGTGGATTACCAAAATCAGTTTCTAAACAACCAGAAAATAAAATACCGAATCAAACACATTCCAAAGATTCTATAAATCAAATTAATAAAAGTATTTCTAGTATAGGTAATAATATTATGGGTGTTCAATTGCCTAGTGATTTAGGGGGAGATATTTTAAAAAATTCCACCCTTAATGATATATTGGATTATTCTGATTATCAAGAATTACTAATGGATATAAAAAAATTTATTACTAAACAATATGGTGATATTTGGTATGCTAAAGAATTAGAGTCTTTAAATTTATATAGTTATTTATTAAGTGAAGTAACTGGTATCATAAATAACATATTTCCTAGTAATAAAACTTTTGACATTTCTAACTACAGAGAGGATATTATTTTTGAAAAATTGGCTAATTTATATTTTGGAATATTTCTTATCTTTTTACATGAAAGTGATGAGATGAGTATTTACAGTCTTTTAAATAGTTATATTAAACTTAGCGAAGATCCAAATTTTCAAAGAGATAAAGGTATTATTTTTAATAATGCTTGGGATACATTGGTTCTTCCAATTAGCATTAAACAACATCATTTAGTACTTATAAAATTACTTGACTTTTGGTTTGGGATAGGCGGGACATGGGAAATTCTTAAAAAAAGAATTAAAATTAAGTTGTTAAAGGAAAGTGAAACTTTAAAATAACTTTAATAACTTAACAACGAAATATAGATATCATTTATAATAAAAAATTAAATTAAAATAAAATAAACATTAAGGAATTAATATGGTAAAAGAATTAATAAAAGAAAATCAAAAAGAATTAGTATCGTTAGAAATTTTAACTTTCAGTGAGGATGTAACTGGATATTCAGAAAAACAATTAAAAGAAAAATATCATAGTTTTAAAGAAACTTTTACTTTAATAGATGATCTTTCTCAACCTTATGTTATTAGAACGGTCGTTGGAGAACATAAAGACATTAGATCATTAGAACCAGAAATGATTCCAGAATGTGATAGATTCGAAGTATCGGAAAGTGTTCAAAGTATTTTAAAAGATAATGAACTTCCAGTATATAAAAGTGATTTTGACCAAAATAATATCGCTAATATTGCTAATCTTAAAGAACAACAGCTAAATGCAGCTATTAAACAAGAAATGTTTAATGGTCTTAAGGCTATGGAAGATGGAAAAATTAATCCGGATATAATTAAAGAAGCTAAAGGATTATCTGATAAAGTTATTATCGATGTTCAACCTGAAGACGAGAAAACGGAAAAATAAGGATTCTCATGAAAATGGTTAGAAGTAAGCTCGATGATAAACGAGAAAAAAAGATAAAAATTGATTATAATGTAGTCGAGCAAAAAATAGAAGAATTTTTAATTAAATATAATATTGATGGGGAAATGGAAATATTTATCCAAAATAAAATCAATAATGAATTAAATATTGATAAAGCTTATTTAAATATTATTAATAAAAAGGGTACTAGTCAACCACAAGTACAAGTAGAATTTTTTACAGATATAAAACGATACTTGACTAGCCTTATTAATGAAAAAATTCTTTTAGAAATCGAATATGTTAAAGCTAATGAGTCCGAAGAAATGGCAGATCAAATAAAAGAAATATTAAATAATACATTAGAGGAAATTCCTTTAACTATGTTTGATAAAGGAATTAGTAGACCTACTTTAACAGCGTATCATTATTTTTTAAAAGTACTTCATAAAAATACAGAAGCTTATATGGAAAAGAATGGTATTAAAAAAATTCGTAATGTTAAAAATCCAAATGAAATATTCTCAAATGAAATTTATAATATAGTTGGTAAAGATAATGAGTTAATGAGATTTACCTTAACTCTTAAAAACCTTATTGAGAACTGGTTAATTAAGTACAGTACTAAATCTCAAATTGGAGAATTTTATTATAATATTTTAATGATTACTCCAGAAACTATTATAGAAAAAATTTTAAAATATTTGGTAATGGTTGCAATTCGTAATAAGAATCCTATGACTCTTAGAGCCATTTTTAGCTCGTATATAACACTTATACATAAGAACCTATTCTCTTATTACAGTACGAATCTTAGTAACGTTAAGGTTGGTTATTTTAAACAACTTGAAGAATTATTTACGGAAAACTTTGATTTAATTTTCGATGATAATGAAAAAAGAGATTCTAAAAAAACTATAACTGATATTATGGTTAAAACATATCTTATGAAAAATAAAAGATATTTAAAAGATGATTTTGAATTCTTAAATAATGAGTACTTTCAAAGTTTCTTTGAAACCAACTACTACGATGCTATTACCTCATATAATTATAAAACCGAATTCTCATTGTTGGATCACATGTATTTTTATGAAACTGCTTATAAATATACTAAGAACTTTGGAGATGATGGTAATGCTTTTGGTATTAATGAAAATAAACTTCCAGTGAGTTTAGAAAATACATCTGTGATTAATAGTTCATTTTTAAAGAAAAATACAAAAAAGAAAAATATTTTGTATATTAAAGAAAAACTAACTAAAAAATTATTTAGATATTTCTATAATATATTTGGGGATAAAGAATCAGTTTTAGAAATTCTTACCAAAATGGCGGAGGATATATTAACCAAGTTAAATTTTAATCTTTATTTAGATGAAAATTTAAATAAGTTGGATTTAACCTTTAATGAGTACTTAGATAATATTGATTTCTTTATTGATAAAATAGAAAAAATTATACTAAGTGATGGTATAGAATCTCCAAATTCCGAAACCATATCCGATTTAATACCACAAAAGGTTATATAAAGGAAAAATATGAAACCAGAAACAAAACAAAAATTCTTAAATGAAAAAATAGGTTATGTTGATGTGTTATTCGATTCAGAGTCTAATAGATTAATGAATCAAATAATTAAAGATCTTGGATTAAAGAAAGATTTTAATGATGATTTTCATTGTACTATTTCATATTCTAAAAAAGATTTTAATTTTATATTACCTGGTGAAAAGTTAGATAATATAAAAATTAAAGATAATAAAGTACATGTTGATATAAACGAAAATTGTACTATTAAAGGTTTTGGTAATTTTAAAACAAATGAAGGTTTAAATTTACATATTGAATTAGATTGTCCTTTTTGTAAATCTGAATTTAAAAGATGTGTTAAAGCCGGAGCAGTATATGATTATCCAGAATATATACCACATATTACTCTAATGTATAATTGTTCTTTACCAGGAGAAGACAAAGGTATACCGAAAGAGTATTTTAAAAATACTCTTAATAAGTACATTGGGAAAAAAATAAAGATAATTAAAGAACGTAAACAAAAACTTAATAAAAATTGGGTTAAAGAATCCAAAAAATAAGGAATTGTTATGACGTTAAAAATTAATAAAAAAGCTATTTTAGAGGAATTTGAATTAAATCCTTTTAAAGCTTATGCGAAATATAAAATTAAGAAAGAAATGGGCGATATGGATAATGGTACATATAAACCAGAAACTCTTCTAAAAGATACACGTGAACTTGCTCAGGATGATACCAGTGATATCACTGGTACTTGGGGAAATACTATAAATAATATACATAAACATAACGCTGCTTTGGATGACGCTATGAAAATGTTAGATCATTAAGGAAAAATATGTTTTTAAAATTTCAAAATACTATTATTAATATTAATAATATTGGTTTTATAAAAAAGAAAGATGATAAATACTTTTGTCAATATCGAAAAAAAGCTAGTATAAAAGAGATACAAATACATATGGCATTTGGCGATTTAAACGATAGTCAGTATTTTATGAAACATGATTTTTATAAATTAGATAATTATTTCATTAATCCTAATGCTATTAATTTTGTAAATGCAGAACCAGTAAAAGATTCAAAAGATGTAAATGTTCATTTTTCTTTTATGAACGGTTTAGAATTAGAATTTAAAATCGATCAGGGGCGATTTAATGTATGGGTTGATAATAGACTCAGAAATTCACGAAGTAGATAAATGATAGTATCTTCGGATACTATCACTTCCTGTCGTTAAATTTTGGATATAAATACTTTAAAATAACGTATTCTAAGTATAGATATCTTATAAACAGAGAGATATAATTAACATGCAATTGTTAAATATCTTTTATTAAATTTATAGTTTTCTATGGATTTGGTAAGGGATATCTATATTATTTCTAAGGTGCTCTTCGGAGTATTTATATGGCCTCAAAGGCAAAGGTTTTCATAGCCTAAATTCGAGAAGGAGAAATTATGGAAGAGTTAAATAAATTTGAGAAAGCTTTAATAATGTTTTCAATATTTGAATTGTATACTATGTTAACATTAGATATGAGCATAACTGAGTTAAATATATTAACCATTGTTACAATATTGCCTATACTAGGCCTATTAATATATAATATAATTGATTATATTATATTTGAGTATAATATTTATACTAAAAAAAGAGGAGCGCGTTATGGTATATAATACAAATACAAGAAGACTTTTCGAAATCTTCTTAAAGTTAAATCCGCGTGGATCGGTAAGTGAGTTTGCTCGTTGTCGAGCAGCTTTACAAGCAGAGTTAGATTTCCAGATCACTTCTGGAAATCAACAATCATTGAATGCTCTTTAAGAGCATCTTTATTTTGTAATTAAATTTAAAAAGGATATATATGTTAGAGAGACAAATTCTAATGGGAATAATATTATATAGTTTTCTATATACTATTCCCAAACAATTTCCTATTGGTAAAATGGGAAGAAAAAACATTATGAAAGCTTTAAAAAAGCAACTTAAGATTTACGATGTAAAGAAAGGTCATGATAAATATCTAAAGCTTATTAAACAGGCTGAGATAGTTATGAATAATACGAAAGTTGTTTTTTCTGGGGAAGAATTGGAAATGCTCAATCCGGGAGCGTTATTTGCAATTCTTGAAAAGAATTATCCTGAGTACTTAGAATTCTTTGATTTTAATCAATCTTGGATTGATAATATAAAAGGGAACTATTTGAGTACTGGTAATAATACGTTTGTAAGTATTAAGTACACTAATAAATTAGTCCAGGAGATAGAAGATGCTAATCTCTTATAGAAAAAACCCAGAATGGAATACATGCAATTTAATTCTTTCTGGAGATGAAAAACAGAATATAAAATATCATATATATAAGAAATTGGAAATCTTATATATTAATTATGATATTGATATAATAGATGTTTCTATTAATGGTATTGTAGGTGGAGATGTAGAACTAACTATATTCTTTCAATTAATAGCTCAAAGCAATTAAATAAATTAGCCAAAGGAGAAATTATGGCAACGTTAGATAAAGAGAAACTAGAGTTTCTTAAATTAGCAAAAGGTTATAAAGCTGGAGAACCAGCGTTAGTGTCCTTTGATACATTAGTAGGGTTGATTGAAACTAAGGATAATGCCTTAGATAAGATTCAAGAACTAGAAGAAGAAAATCGTTTATTAAAAGTACGGTTAAAAGAAGCGCATGCCTCTAAATTAGCAGAACGAAAAGCTAATGCAGATAAAAAAGAAGATTATTTAAAAGAGCTAAAAAAATTGGAAAATCAAGTTGATAAAGCGAACCTAAGAGCGAGTACTTTTTTAGTTGCGGATGCTCACCGCAAAATAAAAGCTAAAAAAGAAAGAGAAAAACTAGAGAAAAGAAAAATCTTTTCAAAAACGGATCTTATGTTAGGAGCATATTATGAGTAAAATTGAAAGAACATTAAAAGAAAAATCAGATAAGAGTGTTGTAATTGTTTGGCCTGCGTTAATTCTTCAAGAAGAAGAAATTCCAAAAGCCTTAAAATTGCTTCAAGAAATTGGAGCTAAAAAAATTAATTATTTGGGTATGGTAATTACTAACCCAGATATTGATGATGATGGTAACGATATCCCAGAAACTGGAGGACGAACTGATCATTTTTTTGAAGTTCTAGACGCCGAAAGTGGATTTTGGGTCAATCGTTTAAGACTAGGCCTTAGATTGTTATCCGATGTTTTATGGTCGGTTAATGATTATGATAAAAATCCAATCTATCCTAATTGGATTAAGGAATACGTCCCAGATGAAGATAATTGGGATATACAAAAATAAAAATAAAAATAAAAAAAAGGATTCGTAATGAATTTAGTTAAAAAAATATTAATGGCTTTAATTTTAGTAGTTGGTTTAAATTCCGTATTATCCGCTAGACAAGAACTTGGTTTAAGATGTGAAGGAATTAATAATCCAAATGTAAAATATTATACTATTTTACTTGGGTGGATTGGGGATAATTCTATAATTATTTCGGAAATTACTAGAGGGAATCATAGACATAACATATATTCCGATGATAATTATTTTCCACCATTATCAATTACAGCGATAGATGTTGCAGCCGATATTGGTTATATTTTTCAAATTATGAATAATAATATAATCTTATATACAGTTTCTTCTTCGCCGGAAGATATCCAACGATACGAATGTAATACTGTTCCTTTGATGACAATATCCAACGAATTAAATACAGACTTTAAATGACAAAAAAATGAAATAATAGTATAGATAATACTATTATTTCTTCCGCAAAATTTTTTTTATTTTTTATTTAAAACAGGATAACTATTGATAGTTAACTATTGATACCACGTGGTATCAATAGTAAGTATAGTTATCTATATACGTTTGTCTCTTTAGTTAACTATTAATAGTTAACTAAGTGTCGTATGTTAGTTATTTATAATTATTTTAACGACAGGAGAAGAATTCCGGAATTCCGGAATTCTAAAAATTATTTAATTTTCAATTTTATTAACTAATGGGCCCTTTCTACGGTACTTTGTTCCTATGGATTGGATAAGACCAACCTCATAATCTAAAAGTTCTTTAGCGTCATTAAAGACCTGATGGATAACGATCCAGTTCAATTGATATTCTTTCCAATCATGTGGAACTCCTATATCATTGTTCTTTTTCGCTCTTTCCATATTTTTTTCTATTTCTTTAAATTTTTCAACTTTTAAAACATTATGTTCTTTATTTTTTAAGTAAGATTGTATATGTTGATTATGTCTATAACCAGCACCTCTAGAGGCTTTACCAACGTAAATAGGTTCATATGCACTACAATATGGTTTACCATCTGGAGCCTTAATATCAAAAGCTTTATTCAATTTTTTAAAAGGATCTAAATAAATATAAATATAAAATTGATATCTGTTATAATTGAAATTATCTATTTTTGGATAAATTTTATAAAGTTTTAATAAGTTCATATTATTACAAGTGCTTTTGATATTTTGGTTCATCCTATACTCCTAATTTTTCAATTGTTTTTTCAGCTACAGTATCTATAAAAGAAATATCTTGAATTAAAGAATTTTGAATTTCTTTTTCAATTATTTTTTTATCTTCTGTCAATGAAGTTTTTAAAAGTTCTAATTCTAATTTTAATTTGCTATTTTCTTTATTTAAATTATCTATCAGTTCTTTTTCGTCTTTTATAAATTTTTTTAAATTATCTATTTCGTTTTGAATTTTTTTATCCAAAGTTTTTTGAAAATAATCAGAACTTTTTTCGTAGCTTTCAAAACGAGTATTTAATTCCTTTTTAAATGTTTTTATATTATTAGAAAAATAATTTTTTAATTCTTTAAATACTTCGCTATAATTTTCCATATTTAAATCCTTACTCAGTTTTAGAAGCTTCTTGCTCCATCAATAATCTTAATTCTTCTTTAGTTTTTAGAAATTCTTTTTCAAGATCTATTCCACCAAAATCAATTACTTTGCCATCCGCTTCTACTACTTTAGTATCTGTATCGTACTTGATTACTTCCGCTTCCGGAAGTAATCTTTTAAATGTGTGCATTTTTATTCTCATAATATACCCTTATTTTAATTTATAAAGTTGAGTTTTAATTAAGAATGTTATTTTATCTCGGATCAAACTTCTTAACATAATCCTAACTTCTTGTCTTTCTTTTAGAACTATTTGCCCAGATGTATTATTATAATCATCTTGAGTACAATCCATAAGATTAAACATATTTGTATCTTTTGATTTATAAATCTCATCATTATAAGTACTTTTGGTTAAACTACCATAAGAATCAAAATCCCCTTGTGGAAGTACAAGTGCTTGACCAATGAATTCATCGACATCCGTATAATCAGTTCTCCAATTATTAACATAATTTTCAGTACTAATATTAAAATTATATACACCTGCATCTAAAACAATACTTCTCATATTTTGCCAATCAGTATTCTTAACAGTAATGTACTGAGAACTTCTTAATGTATTCTTTTCCGTTCTTAATTCTGGTAAATTTGTACTAGAATTACTAGAAGTTTCCTGAATTGGTAATTCTACAGTTTCTATAAAACCATTGCTATTAGTAAGACTTAATATATTACCGGAAATATCTAAAGCTTTACCATCTTCAGCTAATCCAACATAATCAGTTTTAAGAACTAAATCTGTAATTGGTTTACCATTTAAAGTACTTGCGTTGGAAGCTTTTGAAACTATTTTTCTACCAGTTAATATATCGTTAAAATTATTTTCTAATTCTAATTCTTTATCAGTACTTCTTTTAATCTCGTCTTCTATTTTATTATCTAGTATTTTTTCAGCCGCTATAGCACGTTTTTCTTCTTTTTCTATTTTTTCTTTAATATCTGAATCATCGTATTCAACAACATTTCCAGAAATTCCAGAATTAATTAAATTAGATAATTTAACATCTAATTCATTTAAATCAGAAGTTAATGTAACTATATTGTCAGTAAGAACATCAGTTCTTGAAATACTGTCTATTTTTAAAGCCGATGTACTAGCAGCATTTTCAGCAATTGCTTGTTCTAAATTAATATTTTTAGATTGAACATCTTCTAAAGTATCTTTAATAGTATTTAAATCGGAAAGTACTTGTGTTAAAGCTTCCGTTTTAGTTTCTAATGAACTTAAACGTTCTCTATTAGCAGTAATTAAATCACTAATATCTTTATTCTCGATATCTATAGAATTAATATAATCAATTACTTCGGCAAATGAATTAAGATCCATTGTACTACCATCAATAATACTAGTTATCTGATCTTTTACTTTTATAACTTCTTCTTCTAATTCTAATTCTTTAGTAATAGCTCTTTCTTCTTCTTTAGTAATTAAAGAACGAACTTCTGAATCATTATAAGCTTCGGGAATTTCTAAATTAGATAATTGAGCAATTTGGGCACTTAAAGAATCTAATGAATTGTTTATAGCTTCAATATCTTCTACAACTTGTTTTAATTTTTCTTTATTATTATTAGATAAAGTATTAATTACCGCAATTTCTTCATTATTATTTGTAGTTTCTTCAATGGTATCTGTTTTTAACCAGTTATCGAAATATTTTACTCTTCTATGAACATATGTAAAATCATTATTTAAATTATTTAAATAATCTTTTAATCCTTTTATTGAATCAGTTTTCTTAACTTTTTCGTCAATATCTATATTTTCTAATTCAAATATTTTTTCATTAAGGCCTGTTATTTTTTCTTCAGCTTCTTTTAATTTTAGTAATACTGATTCAGTATTTGTATCTAGAATTGTTTCAGTCGTACTTAACTTAGTTTCCGTTTGATTTAAACGTTCTTCTAAGGTTAAATGTTTTTTACCAAAATCATCAAATTTGAAATCATAATCTGCTTTTAGTTTCGCTTCAATTTCATTAATATTTTTAGTTTTTTCATTTAATAAATTGCTAAATTTAACATCCTTTAAATCCAAGGCACTTTTTAATTCTTCAATATTTTCAATAGTTTCACTATCCAATGATTTGTATTTTCTTTCAAATTTAACATCTAAGTCTTTAATATCATTTTTAGTTTTTTCTAATTTAACTCCATGATCAGTTAAAAGGTTTTCGAGTATTTGCTCAACGTTTTTTGATCTAGTAGTTTCATTTTCAACTTTAGTATCAATTCCAGAAATACTTTCAATAATTTCTAAAATCTTTTCTATTAATTCTGCTTTAATTGATCCTTCTTCTCGAGAAGCTCTTGCAATTTCTAGAATTACTTTATTATCAACATCTTTAATAATAGCTTTTATTTCAGAAATAAGTGCTGGTAAGTGAGTATCTGAATCTAAGTTAATACTATTTACAAAATTTACTATTTCTGTAAAAGTTGTTTTATCTGCGGTACTTGCAGTAAGTATTGAATCGATACGTGATTTTTCAATTGTTAAATCAGTATTAATTTTATCAGTTTCTAAAATACATAATCTATGTTTTTCATTGATTTCTGTTTGAAGGCGTTGTTCCTCTAAAATAGCTCTAGTTGTTTCAGTTTCAATTTTTTTATTTAATTGAATTTCTTCTTCTTTCGCTCTTTTATTTTCATTGATAATATCTTCTCTAAGAGAATTTTCATTAGTTCTTGAAGTTAATAATTCTTGATCTAATTTAACACTTAGTATATCATTTTTAGTGATACAATCTTCTTCTAAAACATCTATTTGATCCTGAAGATCATTTTCCACACCTTTAGCTCTAGAAATTTCTTGATCTACTCTAGAATTAATATAATTTTCTTCTTTTGTAGCTCTAATATTTTCTTGTGAAATTAAACTTCCAAGATATTCTTCTTTTACTTTTGCTCTATCGATTTCATTATCTAAATTATCCGAAATTTTATTTTCTTCCGTCTTAGCTCTTTGAATTTCATTTTCTAAATCAATAGTAATTTCTTTTTCTCTTTTAGAAGCTCTAGCCGTTTCAATATTTACAGAATTTTGAATAGTACTTTCAGAATCAGTAGCTCTAATTATTTCGTTTTCGATTCTATCATCTAATTTTAAATAATTTGCTTTATGTTTTGAATTACAATCATCAATCTGTTCCTGGAGATATCTTTCTTCTTCTACCGCTCTATCATTTTCATCAGAAATTTTAGTATCTAAAACTTTTTCAGAATCGCTAGCTCGAACTATTTCATCTTCTAATTCTAGCGCAATTTCTTTTTCTCTTTTAGAAGCTCTAGCCGTTTCAATATTAAGTTGATTTTGGATAACATCTTCCGAAGTCTTAGCCCTAATAATTTCCGATTCTAATCTATCATCTAAATCCTGAACAGCTTTATTATTACTAACTACATAACCAGCAAATGCAGTATCATTTTCTAAATCAACCGCCTCGATAAAATCAACAATCTCTTTAAAAGAATCTTTATCAGTTGTACTTAAAGCCAACATACTATCAATTCTTTCAGTTTGTGTACTTAATTCATTTTTTAAAGCAATATCGGAAGCGATTCTAGATTGTTCTTCTTGGGATAGATTAAAAGTTAAAGTATTATTATTTTCAGTAATCTGATCCTGTAAATCTGCCTCGACCGCTTTTGCTCTAGAAATTTCATCATTCAAATCGGTGTGAATTTTAGTATCGTTTTCATCTATTTGATCTTGGAGATCTTGTTCCTTTGCTTTCGCTCTAGAAATTTCCGAATTAAGATTATTTGTAATATTTAATTCTGCGTCTGTAGCTCTAATAATTTCGTTTTTAATACTTGTATTTAAAATACTTTCTTGATTTTTCGCTCTAGAAATTTCAGTATTTAAATTATCTGTTATTTCTTCTTCGCTTTCTGTAGCACGATTAACTTCTCTAGAAATTAAATCCTTAATATTAGCTAATTCTGCCTGAACTGTATCTTTATCAGCTTTAGTAAGTTTTAAATTATCAATTTGATCTTGTAAAGAAATTCTTAAAGTGTTGATAGTATCTGTTAAAGCGGCATTTAAATCATCAATGAGTTTTTGAGCTAAAATTTTATCAATTTTTCTATCATCTAATTCATCTGTAATATTAATAAGTTCATGACGAACTTTTTCTAAGTTTTCTGCTGATTCAATTTTATCAATTTTCTTTTCATCCAATGTTTCATAATTAGAATCAATCTTGTCGTTAAGATCCGCTAAATCTTTTGCATACTCTGATTGAGTAACGAAATCTTTAACAGCCTTTTCAAATTTTTCATCAACATACTCTAAAGTTTCCGTTTGAGTATCAGCAATTTTTTGCTCGAGATCCTGAACTTCTTTTTCAATAGTTACAAGAACATCTTGTATTTTACCATTTACATATATTGAGTTCTCGACTGCTAATTCTTGTAATAATGACATATATTTTCCTTTATTTTAAATTATTTTTAAAATCTTCTATAGTACCAATATAATTTTTAAAATTGGTAATATCAGCCTTTATATTTAGTTTATCTAAATCATTAGCGTCTTTATATTCTGTATCTCGAACTAAAAAATTTTGAAAATCGACATGAAAGCTATAAACATCCATTTTGATAATATTTAATTTCATCATTAAGTCTTTATATACTTTTCCAACTTTTGAACCTATAAAAGGTAATAATTTATCTTTAGGTACATCATCTGTATATAAAACATCCTCCTCAGAAGTATTAGTAATAATACTTCTGAGTACATTTTCGTCTTCTTTTACCATTAAATCAATTTGATCTACTGGATCATTAACTGTATCTGCCATAATTTATTATCCTTATAAGTTTTGTAAGATGAATGCGTCATCAAATTCGTCAGCACTTCCAAATTTTGGATGAGTCGCTTTATATAAAGTTTCATTAATCGCTTGAACTAAATCATCTTTGTTTTCTGTATCAAGATCATCCAAATCTCCAATCTGAGTTTGTAAATCTCTAGTGTTATCTGATAAAGTAGTGTCTAAAGTAATAAGACTATTTTTAACAGACATATTATCAATATAATTACTTCCTGTAATAATTAAGTCATTATTATCCTCAAGTCCAATACTAACCCGCATTTGGTTATCATTAAGAATTCTGTCTTGAATTTCATCATTAACAACTTCTGTTAAATCTTTAATATCTTTAGTATTTGTATCTATATCTGATCTATTTTGACTAATTTGATCTTGAAGTAATTTTTGAACCGTATCTATTTTAAGATTTAATGCTTTAACATCATCAATTCTTTTTTGAATTTCGATATTTAAATCATTAGTTAATTTTTCAATATCTCTTATACGATCCTCGTTATTTGCATATACAACTTCATCTAATCTATCTAAACAGCTATAAACTGTATTATTAGTACTTAGATAATGAGCGTTTAACATAGTTACGAATTCACCAAGATTATTTAATCCTGTTCCAGCAATAATATTATTTTGAATTTTTAATAAATCACTGTCTGCTTGATTAATATAAGCTACAACTTCTTCAACTGAATTTAAATCAACTGAGCTATCTTTTAGAATATCTTCTACTATTAATCTTAAATCTTGAACTTGAGTTTGAAGATTCTCTTCATCATTATTAAGAGATAATAACATATTTTGAAAATCTTGAACTTTAGTATCTATAATTACAGATTTGTCAGTTAAGTCTTGGCTCAAATTAGCAAATTCTTGTTCTAAGGTACTTGTTTTATCATTAACTATTTCCGTAGTACTTGCTAAAATATCAGCAGTTTGATTATTACTAGTAATAATTAATTCATTTAATTTAGAAGTAGTATTGTCAATATCATTTGCATTCATTGTTACACTAGATTCAAGTTTAGCAAATTCTACTGTACGTACTTCAACTTCTTTAGATAATTGATAATTAGTATCTTTTAATTTAAGATCCAATGTATCTACTATATTTTTGAAGTCTCCTATTTTAGTATTAACCATATCGATAATATCATTGGTAATATCTTTTACTAATTTAGTATTTTCTTCTAATCCCAAATCATTATCAGAACGCAATTGAATAATTTTAGCTTCTAAATCAAGTTCTTTAGTTTGAGCTCTATTAGATTCCTGAAGTACCACAGTACTAATTCTTGAATCAATAGTATTTAATAAACTTTGAGTATCGAATGCATCAAGATTTATTCCATTTCCATCTGTAGAACCATTATAGGAAATTCCAGTAATGTTGCCATTTTCAATATCATTTTTAATTTCATTATAAACATCTTGTTGGATATCTAATAATCTATTTAATGATGCTTGGACTGCAGCACTTAAATTATCATAATCTGTTACACCATCCCCTAGAATTTCTTGAAATGTGGTCACACGATTATTAATATTTTTAGTAAATGTGTTAATTTCATCGGTATTTGTATTAATAAATGTATTAATAGTATTTAACATTGAATCAGTTACAAATGTTCTATTAGTAATTTCTTTATTTAAAGCATTGTTTAAAGTAAGTAATTTATCTAATACCACACTGGCATTTAAATCAATATTATTTTGAAGTTCTTTTCTTAAATCAAGAATATCATTTTGACGAGCTTCAGTTTCTCTAATTAATTTAAGATTTAAATTATTATCTTCCGTAACTCTAAATGTTTTCTCACTTTGCAATGAAGAATCTATATAATTTTTAATACTGTCATAAAAACCTTGTCTAGCAGTTAATTCATTCTCTAACTTAGAAGTTAAAGTATCTATTTCTAAATTCGTATTAAATTCGGAATTTTGAATACTTGCTAATAAAGTATTTTTAAGATCATTAAATTTATTAGTATAATCTTCGGTCATTGAAGTAATTAAACCAAGGGCTTCTTGTTTAATATTTAAAATTTCTTCTTCTATATAATCTTTATTAAGATCCATATCGGCATTAACTTGAGATATTTTAAAATTAATATCATCTTTAATATTTCTAATAATATCTGTATTTGGATCAATACTATTTAGAACATCTACGATTTTTTGGAATTCTTCTGTATCTACTAATGAACCATCTAAAATACTTTCAACTCTAGAATTTAAATTATCTATTCTAGTGTTTGTAGCATCATCGTTATTATCAACTTTAGTTTCTAATAAATTTATTTCATTTTGAAGATTTTCATCTTGAACTTGTCTATCTATAACTTCTTGATTAATTAGACCTTTTACTTCATTAATATTATTATTAATTTTTGTACTAGTATCATTAATTTTTAAATTAATCGTATCTATTTTAGCATTTTGATCTACAATTGCATCTTGGATAATTACTTCAGAATCATTATTCATATTTTCTATTTTATAAACGGCTTCTTGAATATTTTTATTACAAATTGCATATTTTTCTTCAACTGAAACCATAATAGCATCAAAATCAGTTCTAAGGTTATTAATATAATATTTTCTATCTTTTACTTCTGTAAGTAAATCAGTATTAACTGCTTCTATTAAAGTTCTAATATTGGCAAAGTCGTCATTAAGTGATTTAATAATTAAACCAGTTTGGGTATTATTATCATTAATTGTATCAATAACTACTTCTTTAAAATTAGAATTTTCTTGAGCAACTTGAACTTTATTAGTTTCAAAATCTTGTACTAACCCTTTAAAGTCTGCTATTCTTTCACGAATTTCATTATTTAATTGGATGCGAATAAGATTATCTTCACCAGCTCTTGCATTCATTTCATTACTAATTAAAGTATGTAATTCATCAATATTATCATATACGGTTTTACTAAAATTAAGTAAATTTGTATCATTGCTAAAATCTGTACTATTAATTAAATCAACTATTTCTCTAAAAGAATTTAAATCGTCAGTGCTACCATCAAAAATAGTATTAACTGTTTGAGTTAAAGAATCTACTTGTACTTGAAGTTTAGCGTCTTCTGACGTTCTTTCGGTTCTTTCAGTATCCAAATTTTTAGTAAAGTTTACAGTCATATTATAATTAGTAGTAATTCTTTCGCTTAAATCGCTATCTGCTTGTAGTCTTTCGTTAGTTTCTAAATTTAATGCATTTCTTAAATCTTGGTCAGCTGTTGCTCTAGTACTTGTTTCTTGGCTTAATGCTGTTCTTACCTCTTTAATATCATTAATACGAGTTTGAATTTCAGTATTAATAGTATTTGTAGTATTAGTATTCCAAGTATTTTGCTTAATTTCATTATCCGAAACTACTTTAGATAAATCATTTACCGAATTTGTACGATCTTGAATTTCTTGATTAAGAATAATTTTAATACCATCAGTATCTTCAATTCTATCCGAGATTTCTTTATCAATTCTTGCATTTATATTAGCATCCGATTCTTTAAAAGTTGCTTCAACTGTATTAATTCTATTAGTAAATTTAGCATCTGTTTGAATCATTGCATCACGGACTTCTTTAAATGAATCTAAACTTGCATCCGAATCCGCCATAATTTTAGAAATATCGTTAGCATTTTTATTAGCAAGTGCTTCTAATTCGATATCCTTAGTAACTGATCTATTAATTTCATCATTAATAATAGTTTCTAAAATACTATCTTGAGCTTTTCTATCTGTAGTTTCATTAGTAATAAGAGTTAAATTACTTCTGTATTCATCTTCTTGTTTTGTACTAAGATCTGAAATCGTTTTGGTAAATTTTTCTTTTTGTAATTCTGTACTAGCTTCTAAATCATTTAATTCATTTTGTAGATTATTAACTTGAGTAGTTCTCGTATTAATTTCATTACTTAATTTATTATTTAAAAGAGCATCACCATTTTCTCTATCAACTATTTCTGAATCAATTCTAGCATTTACATCGGAATCTAATTGTTGGATAGTATTAACATTTTCTACGATTTTACCATCAAGTATTTTATCTTGAGAAATTCTATTTTGAACTTCAGTTTCTAAATTACTAACATCATTTGCTATTCTTTGACTTAATTCATCGGTAGTTACTTTAATAGCGCTTGCTAATGTATTATTATCATTTTCGGCTTTAATAATACTATCTGTAATTTTTTGACTTAATTCATTGTCACCATCTTGAATTTTAGAATAAATAACATCTAAAGTATTACTATCTTTTGGATAGTTACCAAAGAATTGATCTATAATATTATTGATACTAGAAATATCCTGAATCATAGAATCGTGTTCCGAAGCATTTGTAGCTTCAAAAGCTTTTACATAATCCATAGTGTTATCAATATTAATTTGAAGTTCCGCTTTAGATTCGGCAATAAGATTTAACAACTCTGTTACTTTATTATCAATTTTTAAATTAGTATTATCAATTAATTCGATTACTGTATCAAGGTTTGTCTGAACAGTTTCAGTTAATGTTTCTAATCTATTTTCTTGAATTTTTAAAAGATCGTTAAAAATAATCTTTTGGTTTTCAATATTTGTATTAATTTCTTGAATAGCATTTAATCTATCTTTAACTTCTTGTGTAATTAAGGCCGTTACCTTTTCGATGCTTTCAATGCGTAATTGAGCTTCTGTTTGAATACTTTCGGTAAGGATATCGTCGGCTTCTAATCTAAATTCGGATTCTTTATTAACTGCATCTAAAATAGTTATTTTAAAATCTTTAATATCTTGGATAAGATCAGTAAACATATTTTCTTTTTCACCAGAAAGTTGGTTCACATAATCAAGTATTTCTTTAAGAGAATCGAATGCTTCTGTACTTCCATCAAGAACTGCTGAAAGTTTATCAGCTTGAATAGTTATTTGATTTTGAAGATCTTTGGCTTGAGCAATTCTAGTATCAATTTCCTGAACTAGTTTATCATCTAAATTTTTAATAGCTAATGAACGAGCCTGAACTTCTTCATTAATATTAGCATTTAATTCAGTTTGAACAGAATCAAAAGTATCTTTAATAGTATTAATTAAAGCAGTATTAGCATTAATATCTTGAGTAAGGGTATTAGTGGCAGTTTCTAAATTAATTTGTAATTCGTTATCTTTATTTCTTAATTCTTCGGTCAGAACTTTTAATTCAGTACTAGCTTTAAGAGCGTTATCAATAATTAAACCATAATTGGTATCTACTTTATTTTCAATAAGATTTATTTTAGATGTTTTAATTTCATCCATTTCTAAGAAATCTTTATTAAGGTTATTAATAAGAGTTCTTAAATTAGTATCATTTAATGAAATAGTATTTTTAACTTCTGTTAAACCACCTTCCAAAAGGGTTACTCTAAGATCCAAAGCGTTACATCCAATTTTTAACTGAGTATCTAGATCAGTTAGACCAGAATTTAAAGAATTAAAATTATTAGTAATAATAGTATTAAGATTTTCTAAATTAGTAACTTCAGTATTGGCACCAGCAGTAATTGCTAAAATTTCATTTTCTAATCGTTGAACATAAGATTCTAAATTAGAAATATTAATTTGGCTAAGATTTAAAGCACTTTCAGCCGTAGTTACAGCATCTTGTACTTGATTTGAAATTACTAAATTTTTATCATTGATATCTTTAAGAATATTAGCCTTAGTATCCAACATTAAAGAATTTAAAGTATTAATAGTATTTATATTATTAGTAATTGATGTTTGTAAAACTGTTATTTGATCTTGAATACTTTCCGATGTAATCGTAGTACTATCTGTTTCAGTACTAGCTTCAAGATTAATAATTCTAGTTTCTATTTGGGATATCGATTTATTAATTCCGAATAATTTTTTATTCATGTCTCCAGTTCTTTCGTCAAAACTTTGAACAAGATTTTCATAATTACTAGTATTTGCATCTACTGCCGTATCAATTCTAGAAAGTAAATCATTTTTAAGCGAATCCATTTTAGAAGAATTAGTATTAATTTGTCCATAAATATCAACAAATTTATTAACATTTTCTAAATTCTTAGTTTCCATTTCTAGAATAGCATCTTCTATTCTTGTATCAAGAGCTTCAAAATTACTAGAGTAATCAATAGCTTCCAAATCCTTAGTAAATTGATTAACAAAATTATTAATTTTAATTTCTAATACATTATTACTATCAACTCTATTTTTAGATTCAATTTCAACCATATTAAAAGTTTTAATATAATTATCATTTACTAATTTAATTACATCCGCGAATTTACTTTTAATTTCCTGCTCTTTAATATTAAAGATACTAATAAAATCATCTAAGTCTGTTCTAAGACCTTGAAGAGTTTCAGAAACCCGAAATTCAATTTTAGAAAGATCATTATTAAGATTTTTAACATCTAACTTACGTTCAGTTAATTCATCAATAATTTTTTCTTCATTTGCTTTAATTAATGCTTGGATAGCTTCCAATTGAATATCAATATTTATATTTAATTTAGCAAAGTAATTACTAAGAGTAGTTACACTATCAGCAGTTTTCTTATTTTCAATACTTAAAGAATTGATAATATTTAAATTTTCATCCGTTCCAAGATTAGTAATTTCAGATATAATATTTAATTTAGTATCCAGTTCGGCTCTATTAAGTACCAAATAAGATAATTTAGTTTCTTGTAATAAAAGATCTGATTTAATATCAGTAATAATATTAAGCAATTGTGTAAAAGTGCTATTAATTTTAATTTCGGAAGCAGTTTTTAAATTACTAATATTAGTCTCTACTGCACTAGTACTTGCTTTAGTATTTACTCGAGTTTGTAAATCAGAATTTACATTTTCTATTTTGGAATCGAGTAATTGGATATTACTATCAGCTAACTTTCTATCATTTTCAATAGTTACTCTAAGATCGTTTTGATCATTTTCAATAAGAGCTTTATTAATTATATTAATACTATTTTGAATATTTGCTAAAGTAGTGTCAAATTTTGTACTAGTTTCCTGTAAAAGAAAACTTTGATTTTGAGTTTCATTTTCTAAAAACGAAATTTTAGTTTGAGCATTATTTACAGAAGTAATACAATCGTCACCGCATGGGTTACACTCATGGGTATTTTTTATTTGATATTCCTCTCGTTCTGGTACCCATTCTGGTACCCATTCTGGTACCCGTTCTGGTGCTCGTTCTACGGTTTGAACTCCAGATTTACCAAAAGTTTGAATATTACTTGTTTTATATGTTTTTATTTCCGACATAGCAAAATTATGCATATTAGGTCCTTATTTTTAATTATTTATTTGTTGAATCATTTTAAAACGTTAGATTAATGTTTATATTCTCTAGGTCAAATTGAAAGAAAGGTGGACAAAAATCCAATAAATCCTCAAAAGTCATCTGTTCCTTAATATTGTAGTATATAGTATCAGAATCATTTATAATAAATACAGATGGTTCAAGTACTTCAACATTTTTAATATAAGCATAATCGGAATCTAAATTATATTTAGAATATATGATATTCTCTAATTCCGATTCAAAGTATCTCATTTGAAATCCTCTTTTTTCTTTAAAGAAATTAATAATATCTATTTCAAGACTTAGATTTAATTCCGATAAAGTTTTAAAAGTAGTACTTATATCGAAATAGTTTTTATCTACATAAATATTTAAAGTAATTTTTTTATTAAGACTTAAGTCAATATTATTATTCTTTTTATATACTGGAATATTATATTTTGGATCCAAAAATAATGTATTATAAAAACATTGAAAAATTCTAGTATTAAAATTTACCAAATCTTTTGTATCCTGTACTTTAAAGAAATCGTTTAAAATATTATATTGTGTTTGAAATTCTAAATCATTAAACGCAGTTTCTATAAATGGAAGTTTTAATAAGATACTTGTTTCTTCATTTGAATATGGGTGTAATATTTCATTTGCTTTTACTAATATATTTCTTAATTCATTATCTAAATAACCTAAAGAAATATCGGATAAATCTACAATTTCTGGAATATAATTTTCCGAATTATGTTGATAATATTTAAAAGCAATTTGTTTAGAAATTAATTGATAAACTTCTTCTGTACAATAAAATTTATCAAGTACGGTATTATTACTATCCTGTACTTCTAATTTTATTTCTTGAATAGGTTCTTTAATAATACAAAAATCATCCGTAAAAAGAGTATTAACTTCCCAAGTAAAATTATTAGCATAATCCAAAGTAAATGTAAAATTATCTGTTTGGAAATGATAACTTTTATCACTTACAGCACCTTGATCCAAAATAAAATAACTTTTATTTGTATTAAAATCGTAATTTAATGAAAACACAATTTCGCTATTAATAGTATTAGCTAAATCTGGAACTAAGTTAATATATATTTTAGGATTAACTATATACATTTCCGTTTCGTTCGAACTTAGGTACTTATAATAAAATGGACTAATCATCTCTTTACCATTTATATTTATACGGGGATAAAATGGATTTGTACTGATTATACTTTCTTCGATATTTTGAGAATAGGTATCTAGTACTACACTATTATTTTGTATTTTAGTTTCTAAAGTATTATAAATATATACAAAGTTCTGACCATTTAAAAATTTATTATCTATAAATGGACGTATACCATTCTCTTTAAAAAATATTTCAAAATCGTTCACAGAAGTTAAACTTTTTCTATATGATATTTTATTAAATATATCTTGTTTGATTTCATCTATATTTTGAATATTTTTTCCATCTGATCCACCATCGATACTAACACCATTTAAAGAATATTTTGTTAATTCGAATAACCCATTCTTATTTTCTATTTTAGTCTCAACATCTGTTAAAATAAAAGAAAGATTATTAAAATTTCCTTCAATTCCTAAGGTTTCATCTATACATAAAATTATTTCATCATTTGTATTTAAATATTTACCTACTCTACCATCCCCGGTTTCAAAGGAAACACTATTTTCAAATATAGTTAGAAATAAATCTAAACTTAATCTATTACTTTTAAATTTAAAAAATTTATTTGTGAATTCGTCTATTCCGAAAGCCGTAGATACCTCATTAGGTTCATATTTTTCTAATAAATCCATTGGAATTTTTTCTTTGGTTGCATGATTATACCAAGAACGTATTTCTTTAATATTTTTGTAATTATCTACATTCATATTGAATTTAAAAGTTTCACCGATGTTATAACTTGGAACGATTATTTTTTTATATGTTCTTTTCATTTGTAATACATTATCATAATGTATTAAGTAAATATTTTTTCCTGGTTTAGTAGGATCTGGCGCTAATGTAACTAACAATTGAATTTTAGAAGTATCTGTATATTTAAAAGCGGTTACTTGATTAGTACTTTGTATAATTTCTATTTTATCCATAATCATAAAATTTATATTATTTTCATCTACAAATTCAAAATTCTTTGGAATATTATATATCATATTTTTAACGTTTGTTATAACTATTTCTGGAACAATAATACTTATATTAAATTTTGCTGGTTTGGCAAAATTTAATTGAGTATCGTATATACTACTGTGAAATAGCATACTATTAAAATCTCTAGCTAAACTAGGATTCATTTCTCTAAATAAAGTACTATAATAATTAGCCATATCGTATTTAATATTTGCTAAATAATTTGTAATTACTCCAAGTACTCCCGATTTTAATAAAACTGGATTAGTAATATTTAATTCATCTTGAACCATATTGCGGAATTCAGTCTGTGTAATCTCTATTGATTGCATTTATATCCTTTAATTATATTTTGTGAATGTTTTTATTTTCTGCTCCAGAATAAGATAAAAAATTAAAGAATTTTTTACTTAATGTTGTATTTGTATCTTTATCATCAGTATTATTCTTTTGTAATTTATCCCAACCATCTATAAACGTATATTGCATATCCATAAATTTAAAATTTAAATTATATGTTACTGCTTTTGGGGAACCTCTATCGCCAATAAGATTTTTAAATGGCATATTCATTGGCATTACTCCAAACAGTGCTATAATCCCTCTAAGATCAACTCCTTTAGAATCCAATAATGCTATCCAAATAGTATTATTATATAAATTATCTATTAAATAATCTTCGGTTTCTAATTTTCCTAAAAATTTTTGTACCGTTGAGGAAGAACTATCTAAAAATAACCCTTCTCTTATTAAATCTATACTTTTATTCCAGGCTTCCATATATTTAAAAACCCCTAGTTCCTTATTATCTATAAAAGACATACTAAAATCAGAACCAACATAATCTCGTGTATTTACAAATGAATTTTTTTGTCTTGTACTAATTGCCATATATTCTTTATTTGGTTCTGGTAATTGTATATCCGTAATAGTTTGGCTAAATTTTAAAAAGTTCTGAAATTTAGTTCCATACATATCATAATTTTTTAAATTTATATCGGATTTATTATTATTCATTATACTAATATAATCTTTTATCGTTTTTAGAGCGCTTGCTTCTGTATCAGATATGTTATCAATTTTACTCATATAATCTTTTAATATTTGCCACCAAGTCCCATGCTGTATAAATACTGCGTAATTTCCATTGATGAATGGACTAAATTCTGAATAGTCTAAACCAAATGTTTTAGTAAGATTAGTTAAAAATGTTATAAGTTCTTCATCTTGTAATCCATAGCCACCGATATCTTTATCCGCTCGTAATTGACTTTCTACGTGTTGTTCCATAATATTTTTAAATGAAAAAGCCATATTATTTCCTTATTGATCTTACAGACCTTTTTAATTTGTATATTATCTTTGTTAATTCATTTTTATTAGTCCTTATTTTTAAAGACAGGAAAACGAAGAGGTTAAACCCTCTTCGTTTTATTATAACTAGATATATTTTCTAAATGATTTAAAGAATTTAAATCATTATTTTTTGGTAAATATTTTTTACCTTTTAAATTATATTGGGCTTGAATAAAATTATCCAAATCTTTTGGAAGACACTCTCCACCTACCCCAAGTTTTCCATCTTGAGCTATACTAAAAGTATTAAAACTATAAGCATGTTTTTTCTGATATTGATCAAATCTTCTAATATCTGTTTCAAATAAATCCGGAATAGTATTTAAAAATAAAAAGTGATTCATAAGTAACATGTTTCTAAAATATTTATATTCCATAACTTCGGTAAAAGTACCAGTACTGTAATATTGAATATCATATTTTAAAAATTTATTTAATACTTGGACAACTTTTTCAATGATAATTGGATCTCCACCAAATAATGGAATCTCAGTACTAAAATCTTTTTCTGCGGTTCTAGCGTTTAAAAATTCAGGCCAAAAGATTAGATTAAAATTCTCTAATTTTAGTCCATATTTTTTAAGAAGTCTTTTTTCTAAAAGTTTTGGAAGTACCGTACTTTTAATTACTAGTATTCCTTTATAATTAAAATCATGATAAGCTTTAAGTAATTCGACCAAACCTTTTAAAGATTTCTTACTTCCGAATTTTTTAAAATTATTTTCTTTAGTTACTATATTTTCTTTATCTAATTTATCTGGAAAATAATCAGTGTTAATAGTAATGATATTTAAATCCGTTTCTAATGTTTCCAAAAAATTATTAAGGTATTGCTTTTCCAATGAATAAATTTTTACATAATCTTTTAAAGTATTTTTTACATTTTTATAAATAGCTTGATTAACTATTCCAAAACCAACTAAACCAATTTTGGTTAATTTTGGATTTGATAAGTTTTCTGTTTCTTCAATAACTTTTACTAATTTATCCAAAGGTAATTCCATTTCGTAATCTAAATTATTAATTTCTTCTTCCATTTTTTGATAACTCATTTTGGTACCTTACAAAATAATATTTACATAATTCATAATTAAATTATGAATTTCATTTATTTCTAACGTAGCGTCGATTACTAGAATATTGTGTCCGGATTCTTTTAGTTTTTCTATTTCTTGTAAATACTTTTCTCGAACTTCAGTTAACTTTTCTAAATTTTCATATCTTTCTATATTTGTAAGATCATTTTTATTACGTTTATGAATTCTTTTTAAACTATGAATAGGTCCCATATCTAAAAAAATAGTAAGATTTGGTTTTATTAATTCCTCGGTATTCATCTGTTTAGAATTATAAACTTTGGAACTTAAAGAATATCTAACACTTATATAATGTTTTTTATCTTCATTAATAATTTTATAAATACCATTGGTATTATTCCAAGTTTGATAGATTCTATCAGTATGCATTAAATATGATAAAAATAATTCTTCATTTTGTTGATACATACTTGGATTAATTAATTCTTCTCTAATTACTTCTTGTAACTTACCTTTTCTTGTTGGTGCATAACCAAGATAAGAATTTGGTAAAGCTGCTTGTAAAAGCGCGGCTTGCGTATCTTTCCCACTCGCATCCAGGCCTTCCAGTACTATAAATTTTCCATTTTTTTCTAACATAATTTTTCCTTTAAAATTGTTTTAATATTATTTATTTCTTTATATGAAAGTCGAATAAGATTTATATTATTATTTTCGCAGTACTTATTTTTTATAAAATCTCTTTTCTTAGTTTTTTCAAAGGCCTCTTTACCACCAAAATAACGATAAGCTTTAAAATGTTGTTCTCCGTCATATTCAATGATAGTATTTAAATCTGGTAAATAAAAATCAAAGGGTAATGGTAAAATATTTTTACAATCATTAAATTTATATTCTTGTGTAAAATTAATATTATTTTCTTCTAAAAATTTTCTAATAGCTTTTTCACCTTTTGAACTTTTACATATTGGACAACCAATACCAGACCAATGTGAACTAGATACCTGCCAAAAACTACCATGCTTTGGGCAAATAATTTCTACTTTTTTATCTTTTCCAAAATATTTCACTTTATCATAATTATATAAATTACCATGAATTTTTTTAAATTTTTGTATTACTTCGGAATCAGTTTTTTTAAAATTACCACCGCATTTTGGACATCCAGTACCTTTTTTATGATCATTTGGTTTCTGGAAAAAACTTCCATGTTTCGAGCAAATTATTTCTACCTTGACCATAGATGTGGAATATTTAACTTTTGAATAATCGTATCTATCCCCATGAACTTTTTTAAAATCTATTATAGTTTCGGCTCTTGATTTATTTCTATTTTTTGAACATTTTGGGCAACCACAATTTTTCCAATGATCCGAAGGGTTTTGGAAAAAACTTCCATGTTTCGAGCAAATTATTTCTACTTTTTTAAAAGTACCCTTATAATTAACCTTCGAATAATTGTATTTATTTCCATGAACTTTTTTAAAGCGTTCTAGAACTTCTTCTTGTGTTAATTTTTTGGCCATAAAATTTTTCCTTTAAATTACATGCGTTTTTATCTATAGATAACTATCAATGGTATAACCATGTATAGTTATCTGTATAGATAACTATATTACTATCAGTACCACGCACTATTAATAGATAACTATTAATAGTTATCTATTAATTTTCCAAACTTTTAAATGCTTTTACAATTAAGGAATTTAATATAACTTAGAATACTAGTAATCATAATCTTACTATAACGATATTCATTTTGAGTACTAATATGTTTAGCATCTTCATTTGGGGCATGTAATACATTAATAGCAATACTAGTATTAAATTTTTTAAGTTTATCGAAGTACTCGTCTTTTCTAGAACTAGTAATTCTATTAGCTAAGACTTCCATATTCATATTACATAATTCTTCTTCTGATCTAAGTTTAAGACCATTTAAAAGCAATTCAATATAATATTTTAAATCTTCTTTATTATCATCATCGTCTAAGTAATTATCAATTTTTTGAATAACTTGATTACTTAAAAAGAATTTTTTATAAAGTGCATCTTTAATAGGACTTTTCTCAATTACTCTAGTTTTTAATAAACCGTTTTTTATAATTTTATCAGAAAGTCTTTCTATAATATTATTAAAGTGTTCTTTCTTTTCAATCATTTCACCTGAGTTTTCATAAGAAGTACTATGTAATTCATGAACTGATTCCGATTTACCAGATTCAACAGCTTTGTAATAATTAGTAGCAAGGTTTTTAAATAGTTGGTTATAACGACTTCTAATAGTAGTAATAACTCTCTTTAAACCAGCGTAATGATGAACCGGATCATTAGCAATTTCTTTAGGATAATTGTTTTCTAGAGCAGGTAAAGTAACTTTCATAATATAATTTAATGGGCTACCAGCGCTTTTAAAGGAGTGGTTTCCCTGTAATTCATAGTTCATTACATATTGACTAATCTTAGGATCACATATATTTGGAAAGAATCTAAGTTTGTAATAATTCCATATAAGAATACTCATAAGTAATAAAGCATATTGTCGAAGTTCCTCATCATTATTATCTAGGCCTATAAGATAAGCTACACAAAGAGTCATATAATAATCTTTAGTATATACAATCGAACCTTTTAAAGAAAATTGTTCCATCTCGTGTTTAAGTTCTCTTTCGTTAATACCATAAAGTTTAAATAAAAGATTTGGTAATTTTTTAGAAACTGGGAAATAATCACAAAATGAAGTATGTTGCATACTATCTTGCATTACTTTATGACTAGCTAATTTTAAATAACCTTCTTTAAGTAATTGATAGGCATGCTTATCAGTTTTAAATTTATCTAAAAGTGCTACCATCGTAGGACTAAGTTTGGAACGATTAAGTGTCACTGGGCTTGATTTATAGTTTGACATATTCAACCTTTTTGTTTTGATGTTATTTTATTTATAATATCTCTTTGTTTAATATATCTATATAAGGTGAGTATAGTTATCTATTCATCTATATAGAAATTGTATAGATATACCTTTAAACTTCCACAGGAAATTATTGGAGAATTTCTTCTCCAATAATTTATGTTATATTATATTATACTTTTTCAAATACTAAATCGTAAATAAATGAGTTAGAGAAACCATACTTAAAGGTTCCACCGTTACTAAATCGACTGATGCCGAAATCATTTTGTATTCCTAAATTTCCTAAAGTATCATTAAAAGTAATTGAATAACTTTCAATTGTTTCTTTATCTGAATGTATTCCAGATATTTCGGTACCACTTGTAACACTAACACCATTCACGAGAATTTCTTTAATGTATTCCGTTCCAGTAATATTAATTTCTTTAGAATTTGATAAATAATAAGCTCTGACATACTTTCCATCTATAATGGTCACGAATACATAGTTGGCATCGTCTGTTCGGCTTCCTTTAAATTTGAAACTCACTTTATTAGCTTCTTTAATTAAATCTAAATCTTTCTTTAATATTCTGAAATTTGGAGTAATTTCATCTCTATGTTCATAAATAATATTTATCGAATCTAGTTCAATTTTTTTAATTTCACATTTTTCCAATCTGTCCACAATTTTTACAAAGTTTTCTTGGATTGGTTCATTCCAATTCTCAGTTTTATTACCTATTAAATTAAGTCCTTGATAATAAACTTTTTGCCAATCGGGAACTGTTAAAATAAGTCCATCTTTATTTACTACATCAAAAACGGTATTGTTTAAAGCCATTTTTAATCCTTTTTTATTTATTTTTTGACGTAAGAATTACAAAAGTCTTGTTTAACTTTTGTAATTAATATTAATTTTTCTTAGTTTCTATAAGTTCTTTTCCATTATCTTCGGCATCTTCTGCTTCCTTTGGATCTTCAACTTCTTTATCAACTTCAACTTCTTTATCAGTTTCAACTTCTTTATCAGCTTGTTCAATATCTTCTTTAGCTGCATCTTCCCCATCATGTAATTCTAATGAATCCATAACTTGATCATCTATATTAGCTTCGCCATCTGCTTCTATTTCTTCCTTAGCTTCTTCATCCGAAGGAATTACTTCAGTAGCATCTTCGATATCGTCTTCGACACTTTGTTCGGCATCAACTTCGTTTGCCTCATCTTCAGCTGCCTCAGATTCATCATCTTTTAAAGCATCGCTATGATCACCTTTAAAATCTTCTGGTAATTCCCCATGATTTTCATCTTCGTCTGGAGTACCATCTTTATCTAAATCTTCTTTGACTTCAACTTTAGAACAACCTGGAACATCTTCATCACCAGTAATAGAACATACTTTAGCAATCGCAGAATATTTTCCAGCATCGATATCATTATCTTCTCCAAGTTCTACATTTTTATCAAATGTAGTACCAGAAAGTAAAGTAGTCAATGAATCAATTTTCTCATGTAGTTTATGGAGTAATTCTTCTGCGTTTCCTGGAATATCTTTATAATCCGGAGTCTGTGTATCTATAAAAGATTCTATTTTTTGTTGAGCCCCTTCTGGAAGCATAACATCCTTTAAATGGTCACCAAGAACATTATTAAAACCTAAAACAGTTCCCATTTTAGCTGGATCAATTTCACCAACCTCTTCACCAAGACCTTTATCTACTGAAATTTTAATAATTTTTTTAACCGGTTCCATATTTTCTTCAAGTAATGTACCATTAAGTAGTTTAAGTCTAAAATTTTCTTCTAAAGAATTTTTAAATTTATTATCATAAATAGCAAATGCTTCTGATTCAGTTAAAGTAGTATCTAATGCTAAAGAAGTTAATCTGGGAGTAGTGTTAGTTTCTTTATAAAGATCAGCAGCAATTACTAAAGCTTCTTCAAGAATTCTATTATAAGTTTCTTTAGTTTCTTCGAATTTAAATCCTTCTTCAAGAGATTTTAAATAAGGAAGATCAATTCTAAATTTTTCTTTAAGTTTTTCTTCACTGTATTTATCAGTACTTAAAAATGTTTTAGATTCTTCAATTTTTTGAAGTTTCTTAGCTTTATCAGCTGCACTAAAAATAAAATCTGGGTCAAATTTAGCTGATTTAGATTCTTCAAATTTTTGAACTTGAACAGATTCTTCTAAAACATTATTTTCTTTATCACCATCTTTAATTTTTTTAAGAGCGAGTCTAGAAGACTCCTCTATACTTTTACCGAAATTTAATAATTCATTTGAATTCAAATACGAATCCATATCTAAATTTAATTTTTTAGTTCTCATAAGTTTTCCTTAATTTTTATCTATCTCTTCTTGAATAATTATCTATATATGATCTTGGATCATTTTGTATTTGTTGACGCATCCTCGTTATATTATTTGGTTGAGTTTGTATTGGATTGAGGTGAGTTCCAAAACCACCATTAGCTCCACCGGATATATTGTTTTGATTTAGTTCTGGTCTTGATGGAGGAACATTTGGCATTTCCATAATACTAAATTTAGATTCTATTTCTTTTGAAATTTCTTCCTCTTCCATACCTTGGTTACGAAGTTCTTCGATTTTTTCTAAGTACTGTTCGTAATTAAGTTCTTCTTTCATTTTATGTTCAACTTGATCACCAAAACCACCAGCACCATAAAAATCAGTTTTAGCATCTTTAGTAATATTTAATCCAATATTCCCTAAACCTAAATCTAACTTATTTTCTAATTCTTTTTGTCTTTTATTTAATACTTCTCGAGCACGTTTTAATTTTTCACGATTAGCAATAGTATCATTATCTTTAACATCTTTTTCTGCTTTAATTAAAGCGTCTTTTTCTTTAGTAAGATCCTGAACTTTACCATTAAAATCATAATCGTTGCTAATATTGGCTTCGGTCCACCATTTTTTAGAATCCAATTTACAAATACTTCTTAATTGACTTTGTTTAATATCACTAGTAAAAGGAATTCCAGTAATTGCTAAATAATCTGGCATACTAAGACGAACTTTCCCACCACCAATTATCCAAACGGTATTTTGACTTAAACCTAATACATTATCTAAAATATATTTAATTTTTGCTTCCGTGGTATTTAATCTGACCACCGGTTTTCTTAATAAACCATTATAAAATAATTTTTCTTTTGTGAGAACTATTAAATCATATAAAGTTTCTAAAGTCGTTATTCCAAATATAAAAGATTTAAAGTTATTTATATTTCTAGCCATTTTTCCAAGAACTGGATGTAAATCATTTAGTTCGTGTGAATACTGTAATTCATTTTGTTCTCGTATTTGAACTCTAGATAGTTTTAATAACATTGGTTTCCAAATATAATTACAAAGTTTTTTATAACAATCTTCCAAAAATTTAATTGTCAATTGGTCATAATCAGCTTTGCTTAGTAAAGCTTTCAATTTGTCTTCGCCCGAGTTTAACGAAGTTTGAACTCCATCAGTACTAATAGCTGAATCAATTAAATTTAAATACATATCCATAAGATATCTTAAATCTACGGTAAGCTGTTGAATTAAACTATCAAGAACTTCTAAAGATTGTTTTTCGACAGCTGTCGAAGTTTTAATCTTTAATTTAATTTCTGAAAATTTAGTTAATGAAGTATGCAAATCCATACAATTCATATTAAACCCACTTTCACCCAAATTAAATAATTTTCTTATATCATCATTAGTAAAGAATAAATTCATCATTAATGGATTCAAGAATATATTACTAAGATCTTCGTAAATATTTCCAAATGAAGTTACTAAAGTATCAAATTTATTTTCAATTCCGCCAAGTATTTTGTTGGTTGCGTTTTGAGCTAGAGTATCCATTTTAGTAACTATTACAGTTCTTCTTGCTTCAACGCTCGCATAATCTTGGTTTAATCTTGCCCAAGCATCTTGTGCATCGGTTAATTGTCTTCGAGCTGCGATAATTGCTGGATTCACAATAGTATTTGCATTAACTGGAATACCTCCAGTTAATGCATCCAAATTAGCCTGTGCTAATTGAACCTGTTCTCTAATAGTATTTATTTGATCTAAAATAGTATTTAACTCATTTTTAATTTGAGCATAATCTGGATCTTTATTGTAATTATAAAATATATTTATTTCTTTAGTTAACTGTCTTTCTATAATAGTTCTAATAGTTCCTGAAATAAAAGTAGTACAATCATCTTGCCAACTTTTATAAGATTGATCAAATAATGGTCTATCTATGGCTCCTCTGATAGTAGTAAGATTAGCTTCTGCATTATCACCAGTTAATATAATATCTTTATTAAAATTGATATCATGGTCTTGAATAATATCTTTTAAACCTAATTCATTATAGGCTACTAATTCTTCAAATATTTTAATAATTGGTTGATAATGATTATAATCGGCCACTAATTCCATTCTTCTATCTCTAGAATAATTTCTATGATTTAAATCTTCAACAAAATCATTTATTTCATTATGTTCTAACATAGTTTCAACAATTTTTAAAATAATTTCGGTACTTTGAAATTCATTATTACTTGCTCTAAGTCTATTTAATTCCACGGTTATTTGAGTACTTATAATTTTTACAAGTCCTCTAAATTTAGTATCATCTGGATTAAATTTATTAACTGATCTAGAACTTAGTCTTGAAGTAAAGTTATTAAAATTAGCCGTTTTATTTTCATCGAATTCTTGTTTAGCAAAAGATACTAAATCATATATCGCTAAAAATACAGTAACTGGATTTAAATCAAATTTTTGAATAAGTTTATAAAATCTCATAACTTGTACTAATTGCTTTCTTTTAAAATCCGAAAAAGCAATTGGATCTCTAGATCGAGAAACATCATTAAAAAGTACATCACTTTTAAAAAGATGAATAAATATATAAAGTACATTTATTACAGCGGCTTCATCAATTACCAATTCCTTAGTTCTATCATTAATTAAATTATTAGTCAATAAAACAAAATTAAATTTATATTGAGAACTGATTTTATTCTTTGAAGAATTATCCCGCATATATTTTTCCATATATATTGGATAATATACCATCCCTTTATAAAAAGGAGCTTCTGATAATTGAATATAAAATGTTTTAAGTATTTTAAAAGCTCTTTTAGTAGCTTCTACATAATTTTTATAATCTCCAGATCGTTGTCCAGTTTCTTGATTATCTAATCTTCCAGCAGTTGTATTAGCTTTAGCATTATTCATATTATTATTAGCCATACTAGCAATAACTTTTTCTGGAGTAATATAAAAAGTATTTTTCATAATACTTAGATTAGTAATAGCATTTGAAAATGATATACTATCTGAAAAATGTTTAAGTAAGTACTTATCTAAACATTCATGTTCCTCTTTTCTAATTTGGACAAGAGGAAAAGAACCAAATCTGATTAATTTCATTTTGATTCCTTATTTTTAATTTTGACCAGCTTGCCATTTTTGAGTAGCCTGAGAATAATATCTTTGAAGTATTTCATTTTTAGCATGTTTCCAAGCTCCACGAAAGTGTTTTAATCTTTCGTAAAGTGGATCATGATTTTTTTTAGCTAATGAAACGGCGATTGCACCAATAGCGGCATTTTTCTTACTTTCGTAAGAACGCATTTGCATACCAGCGGTAGTAGCTTCTTCAAGCATTCCATCAATAGTTTCTAAAATTTTTAAAGTATCTTGTAAATCTTCATTTACTTCAGATTCTTGTAAAACTTCCTCAACCTTTTCAGCGGTACTAAGTTCTTTTTTAACATCTTCTAAAATTTTATTAGCTGACATAGTTTTCCTTTTTAATATAATTAATCATATATACTTTTAATTTTTTTTCTAGTAGAATTACCTTTTTCATAATCTCTTACATTTTTAAGTTTATGATCTTTCCAAGATTCTTCGTATTTTGGTTCTTCGCCTTTAGCAATACTATCTTTAAGTTTATTATCATCTATAACCGCTCTTTGTTTTTCAGCGGCTTCATCAAGATCCAAATAAGCTTGTTTAATTTTTTGCTTTAAGTACATATAGAATTGATCAAGATATTTATCTTGGAATAATTCTTGTTTATTTTCTTTTAATTTTTCAGCAATTTCGTCAACACTTAAAAGAACTTTACCAACTTTATACATTAAATCATTAATATCTCTTCCATCAGTTTTAATATGTTCAAAAATATTATAATCTTTTCTACGAGAAGCTACTTTAACTTTTTCAAGAATATCCGTAGTCGTAATATCTTGAGACATAGCTACTTTAGCATATCCCAATAAAAGATCAAAAATATGATCATAAGTACATTTACGGAATTCGAAGAAACTTTTTTGAAAACTTGGATCATTCGCATCAATATTAAATAAAAATCCTAACATACTTTTATCAGTATCTTGAGGATTACCTAACCATTGCATACGACCAGTTTTTATCCAATTAGCAAAAGAATTAAAACTAAATTTAAAACCTTGACGTTCAGTACTATCCATTACTTGAGCATGTTTAGTCCAACAATCATTGATAATCGTTTCTCTAGTATTTTCTTTTTCCTGAATATCTTTAATAAAATCTTTGATTTCATCTTTATCTAATTCATTTGTATTTTTAAGAATTTCCCCAACTTTACCATAAGGTTTTAATAACATTTCAGCAATTGCTCTAGTAGGTGAAATTAATTCTAAAGCTTTCCCTGGTCTCGAAGTACCACTTCTACCAAGCATTTTATATTTAATATTACTTGATCCAATTAGTTGGTAAGGGCTATATAAAGCAACCACGCCAAATAAAAGAGCTTCTTTAATAGTTCTTGCTAATCCTACAGTACTTCCAACAAAGAAATTACTAATAGCATCTTCAACTTTATCATAAGCTGCACCAAGATTTTTATAACCATTTTTAAAAGAATCTAAACTTTCTTCTAGTTGCAATTTACTTGCAAAAATAATACTTTCTGTTAATTCACTTCTTTTATCTTTTGGAAAATCGTTAAATATAAAATTTTCAATAAGGTAACGAGATGTACTTTCATATTTAATTTGAGAACTAAAATCTAAATTGAATTGAGTACCTTCTTCAATCATTTCAAATTTTTTGAGAGTAAGACTCTCTTCGAATTTTTGAAAAGCTGGTAAAATAGTATTTTCAAACAGGTACTCTTTTATAAATTTAGTTTTTTGTTCGTCCGGAATACTTATTAATTTACCATAACCACTTTTCTTATCGTAATAAAATTCTTCGAAAAGTTTATCCGCATCTATATTATATGAACCCATTGTAGTTTCAAATATCAATTCATCATTTTTCAATAATTTACCATATTCGTAATTAACTATAGATTTGAATTTATTTTCAGTTTCTTTATTAAAGAAACCTTTATGTTCGTAAGCCATCTGTTTACCTTATTTTAAATTTTATTGTTCAAGATTTAATAATCTTCTTCTAGTAATTCTTGTTGAATACTTTGTAATAATAGTTGTCCTGAATCAGTACCTGGTAAGCCAGTTTCATCAGTATTTAACGGATTCTGCATAGAACCACCCTTTAACATTTCTTGAATATCAGCAAGAACTGTATTAATATTCTCTTCCTCTTTTTTCTCTTCTTGAAGAACAGTACTAATTCTGATTCTATTTCCAAGATCTTTTTCATTTATTTCTAAAAGAACTTTTCGGTACTTAAAAATCATATCTTCGTATTTAATAATAATATCTTTAAGTAATCCTAGATTTTCTATTTGTTTCATAAGATTAGCTTGTGTTTGACCAACCCATTTAAAATTTCCTGGATCAATGCTTTCTAATGTAGCATTAGTTCTAGTAATTATATTATTTAACATAGTTTCTTTAATTTCTAAATCTACTAATTTTCTTTCGTGTGCCTCAATCTTAGCTTGAATAGCCTCTTTTTGAGTATTTAGATCTTGGGAATAAATATTATAATTAATATTTGGAGCTACATCTTGTTCTGTAGTATTTGATGTTTGTTGAGATGCCATTTAAATTCCTTTATTATATAGGTTTTTGTTAATTTCCAAAATTAACGATAAGGTTTCTCTTACTTAGAACTTCGATCTCATCTTTATTTTTTAAAACGATATCTGCTAACTGTTCTAGTTTATTCGTTAGGTCGTTTAATTTATCATCTTTTTGTTGCTGTTCTCTTTCAAATTCAAAAACCTTTTCTCTTAATGAATCGTTATCAAATCGTAAATGATTTATTTGATCCTTTAGAATTTGAAATTTCTTTTCAATACTTCTAGAATCTAATTGATATTGAGATGAAGAATAATGATCAACGTGATCGAATTGAGGTACTTCTGGAATATTTGGTGATATCATATCATAACTATTATCCAAACCATACGGATTTTGAATGGATATTGTATTATTTAAATTACTATCCATTGATCTAGATCTAAAACTAAATTTATTTTCGTTTGTCATTTTATTTCCTTTATTCAAATTTTGCTATTAATGGTCGCTTTTCTAATTCATTTAATTTTTCTTCCAAATAATCATTTTTAGATATAAGTGTATCTATCCTAGTAAGTACTTTATTAAGTTGTTCTTCTAAAATACTAATTCTGGTTAAATGCTCAAAATTATTTGATTCAAGAACTCGAACTTGATTCTGTAACATTTCTTTTCCCGTTTCCAATAAGGTTGTCATTTTATTTCCTTTAAATTATTCAAAATTAATAGTTAAATCTTTTTTCTTTAATTCTTCAATCTCTTTTTCTAATTTTTTTATATTAACATTAAGTATTTTTTTATCTTCTTTTAATTCACTTATATGATTTTGAAAAGTTTCCCGTTCTATTATACATACCGAATAACTAGTTAAAAATTCATGATTTTTACTAAATAAGGATTTATTAATATTTATATTATTTATTACTTTAAATACTTCCTCTAATGATAATTTTATATTACATGTCTCTACTTTACCATTTATATTTTTATTATTAAAAAATTTTAATAAATCTGTATTATTTTTAACGCCATCTAAATTTTCAATTATTAATTTTTCAATTGCTATTGTATAATCTGATATTGATTCGTCCTCACATATATCTAATAATCTATCTATTTCTTCTTGACTTAATATATCTGCCATTTTATTTCCTATTAATGCAATTCTTTTTCTAATTCTATTGGTTTAAAATTAGTACCAGTAAAATAGGTAATGTTTTCCGGGGTTGGGTCTAATCTATATCCGCGAGTATAACGAAATTGATTCATAATACCATGTGCAATTTGCTTATAAAATTTTCCAGGATAAATATCTAAATTCGAATTACCTATAATTAGAATAGTTAAATATTCTTTATATCCAGGCACTAAAGATTTATACATAAATGGTCTCGTATTAATTATATATGGTTTATTATCTACAATATCGATTACATAATGCCAAGGTAAAAATAAATCCCTTTTTGAACCACCATACATTTCATGAAAATAATCCGACAATTTACTTGTATTAAAGGCCATCGTATCTACTTGGAATAATTCCATTTTCCAAAAAGGATTATTCCAAGTATCCATTATTACCCAACCTTTTGGATGAGTAATGTTCATATTGTTATGTTTAAAAGAATTCTCTACATAATTTTCGTAATGGTAATTCTTCAAACCTTGATTAATTTCTTCTCTCGTCATTTATTTTCCTTTTAATTATGTTGTGCATTTAAAACTTCTCTAAGAATTATTAAATCGGTTGTTAACCCTATATTATAAAAAGCCGATTGAACCGCCGATCCAAATACAGTTGCTTGATTAGTTCTCTTATCATTAATATACTTTTGAGCCTCTATAGCTATTGGGACCGATATGGCCATTGCCCAAATAGTTCTTGCTTGTAAAGAAGCTTTAGATGTTTCGGTATCTGTATCTTGTCCAACCGGTGGGGTCATACTTTTAAAAGTACTTTTACTTTCTTTTTCCAATAAGTCGGTATCTGCTGGATCAGCATAAAAAACTATATTTAAAGCCCCAAGAACTTTTACTGCGATATAAATTTCGTCCATAAAACCTTCCATAGCATCTAATAAAGTATTTAAATCCCTTAATCCCACTTCAAGTTTAGTTTTATACTTATTTATGGCATTAATAAAAGGTTCCGCATCTGCCTCATAATTAAGTTGACCTACATCCGGAACAGTATAATTATTATAATAAGCGTATGAAAGATTGGTTTTGGTATTACAATCTAAATTTGTGGCATCTTGATAATTATTATAATTAGCATATATTTGATAATTATCAAATTGTTTTATAAAATCATTGTAAATGCTATCAAAGTACGCCATGATATTTCCATATTTAATAGCTTCCTGAATTTCTTGGACTTGTCTAAACATTTCCATAAAATCACATTCAAATTTAGATACTTGTTTGGCCATACTATAATTTTGTAAAAAGTTCCCAACCCCTTTATCTAAGGTTGCTATTAATTTAGCAAAAACTCCATCTACTTTACCAATGGTTGGATCATATACGCCACGAGGATTTTCCTCTCCATTTAAACAATCGGTACATCTTAAAATTTTTTCGGTTAATTTTTCTACTAATGGTCCAAGAGGTTCCTCATTAAAATCTCTTTTAATAATATCCCAAAAGGTTTCGCTATAATCACAATCAGTATTTTCTATATAATCTAGAGCATCTATTCTTCCTAACATATAATTATCTATATTTTTTAAAAATTCGGTATATTTTTTAAAATGTAAGATAACGATCCAGTCAGTATTTTGATTAAAATATAATCTGTCGTCTTTATAATCTGGGCTCATGAAGTTTATCATTAATTTTTCCTTAAAATTTTATGTATTGTGTTATCGTAACTATTACATGCTCATATTCATCGGATCGCCTGATACAATCATCGCTTGTACTATTGGACCAACTACTGTAGCACCTAATGTACTCGTTGGCATACCACTATTTAAATCCATTGGTACTCCAGTCATAATCATGGCTGAACCACATGGAAATATAACAGTATCCCCCATCCGAGCGGTTGGCATACCAGTATTAAGGCTCATTGGATCGCCGGATACAACTATTCCAGTGGCTGGTTGAGGACCTGGTCCAGCTGGTGGAGGAGGCCAAAAACAAGTACCAAAAGCAGTATCTCCAATTCGGGTAACTACCATATTATTTCCTTTATATCTAGTTATATATCTAGTAATATAACTAATTTATTTTCTATTTCCGATATTTTTATTAAATTTTTAAAAAATTTATTTTTCGGTTTTGGAATTTTTATTTTATTATCTGAAATTTCAAATACTCTATATATTTTATGTATTGGTATTAAAATTTTTCCATATTTTTTAGTTTTAATTAACATAAGAATTTTTGCATGTTCTATTTCTATATTTTTAGAAGTCAGTCCAATTAATTTATTTAAATTAAAAACTGGAAAAATCGTATTCCGAATAATACCAAAACCATAACTCGGAGAATTTAATTCACCCGTTTTTGTAATTTTTATATCCTGAGTTCTCATAAATTCTATTATATTTTCCGCTGGAAAAGCAAATATTTCATCCGAATTTGGTAATTCAAAAACTGCTATTTTCATATTAATCCTTAATATTGAAATAATATTCCTCGGTCATTGTAAATTCCACCAACATTTTTATAATAATTAAGAACTGGATAAAAAGATTCAAAAATTCCATTTATAATAATATCCTCTTGATATGTATCATAAAGAACTATTGGACCACATAGAGTATCGAAAGGTTTTATATATCCTTTTTTACTGAATGAATACTCCGCGTAAAAACTATTTAATTGAAATCTTTTATTTATTGCGTCTAAATTAGTCTCATCTAAATTCATAACTTCGTTAATTTTTCTAGTACTACTTGTACTTAAAAATTCATATTCCGAAGCGGCCGATAAATTTTTATAATGTATTGTTGTATCAAACGTCTGTTTATTAAAATCATATCTTAATGTTAATTGATACCAGTTACCTGGAACAAAGTTTACAAAAATTTCAGAATGATAACCATGAAAATCAATATTTAAAGTCATATCTCTTTCATTATAATATATACAATTATTATTAATTGGATCGGATATTAAAACCTGTCTTGAAACATCATAATATGAATTTCTAAAACTTGTATTCATAAAAGCATTTCTTTTAAAGAAAAGAATTAAAGTAAAACTTTCATTAGTGAATTTATTCTTACAAAACATATCGTCTATTATAACATGGTTCGGAAAAGTATAATTACCTGATTTTCTAGTTTCTAAATACCAATCTTTTCCTCTCATTGATAACGGTTTACCTAATGATTTATAAGGATAAACTTTATTATAAACGATTCTAGTTTCTTCTTTGGATTTATTAAAAAAATCATAATATGCTAAAGCTCCATATAAATCTGGAAAATAGTTTTGACCAAAGGTTATATTATTAATATCTATTCGATCTTCTTGTAGATGAACATCGTATATCTTACCACAGAATTGTTTTAACCCACTTTTATCCATACCTAAATAATATAATCCCGTTTCAGTCGTACTGGATTCTTCATCTGTATAAGTATCGGTTCCATAAAATCTTTTTAATTCTAAAGTATGGTAATTATAATTTCTAGTATAAACCATAGTATAAATAACTTCTGGAAGTATTTTAGCATCTGGAATATCAGTAATATTAATTTCAAGTTTCTTTTTCATTGAATCTGAAATAGTTCCATCTAAATTTGAATCGACAGCTGAGCCTAAATATTGCGTAGTATTATCTACTATACTTTGACCATCAATGTATTTATCAAAATTTAGTACTTCTAATTGACCATTATTAATTTGAATAATTAAATTTCTATCTAAATTTATTTGAAGCAATGGTATTCCATAAGTTGGTAAAGAATTTTTTAATAAATCAGTTACGTGATTATTTAATGCTTCTGTGGAAGCATCTGCTACATTTACTCCAGTTTTTTCTTCGATAATATTTAATTGATTTTGAACCACTTTAGATATACCATCTTGAATTAAATTAGTATTATATTCTTCCATAGTGCTTGCACCAAGTTTTAATTTCTTCGTTTCCGTTTGAACTATATTTTTAAGTTCCGAATTATCTGGTAAATTACATAATGGTTCAGAAATAGTTGGTTCTATATTATTTCCTGGATTAATTTTAGGTAATGCATTTAAAAAAGTTGCCTTTAAAGTTTCCTCTATTCCAGTCGCAGATTTACATATTTTAGTATTATCAGATAAATCCATTGTAACAGTTTCTATAATTTCAGCATCCATATTTTCTATATTAATTGTTGTAGTATTTGCTTCCGAAAGAGCTTCTTTATCTTCTTCTGAAAGTTCTGGACAATCAGGTAAAGTACTTGGATCGTCTATACCATTATTTATCATATCTAAAGCATCGTTTATATCTGATTCAGCTGTATCTAAACTTTCTTTAGATACGACTCTTTGAATTGAATCTAAAAGAACTAAATCACTTAATGTTCCATCGTAACCATAATTATTTAATAACATTGATCCAAGATTATTTAAATCTAAAGTTTTATTATTTATAATTAAACCATCATCTTCATAATACGCCTGATTTGAAACTTCAAATGTAATACTTATACTAAATTTACTTTTATTTTTAAAAGTTTTAAATTGAGCTCCAAGGCCATTATAATCCATAATATTATTTACAGTTGGTGCTAATTCAAATATATTTTCTGGTACTAACATTTAATTTCCTTTAATTTATTATTATTTAGTTCTTTAATATAGAAATAGACTTTGAAAATATTTAAGTTTTTATCTATAGTTAACTATCTGTACACTCACTACAGATAGTTAACTATTGATACCATCAACTAAAGAGACAAATGTATATAGATAACTATAGTTATCCTGTTTTAAAATATTTTTTAACGACAAGAATATACCTTAATAGAGAAATTCTCTATTAAGGTATTAAATATTAATTCCAAGATATTAATTCTACATCTTCCTTATTAACACATACTTCTACATCTTTCAATAATTTTTGATATTTTCCCAAAGCACTGGATTCCATAATTTTATAATCCGAAGCTTTTTCTAAAATTTTAGTTATTAATTCATCCTTGGTTTCGTCAAGATCTCTTGATACTAATAAATTATCAATAAATGGAGTTTTTACATTATTATCTATTATATAATTATTTGCTTCGGTTTCTTGATAAATCCAAGATTCTCTTTCGTTAACCGGATAAATAATTCTCGAATTTTCGTAATCCATTCTAAGTTCGATTATTTTATTTTCTTTAATTTGATTTAATGTTAAATTTCCTTCTTGACCTTCAGGTTGAACCCAATTAAAAGTAAGATCATGTAGGTAAGATAATTGTTCATCGGTGAGTGGTCTAGTTTCGTTATTAACGTTAGTGAAAAATTTAGTATTTAAATCACTGTCGTCATATTCTAAATATATATAATCTTCCGATATATCTGGAGGAGTATTTTTTCCATACACTCCATTTGGATATAAATCATTTTCTATGTAAATATTATTTACCTCATCGTTTAAATATTCACCATAATTCCATACTATTAATTTCATTTAATTTCCTTTAAAATATTATTTTTACTAATCCGTTACCACCACGGCCGGTACTCACATTAGTATAAGCATAAGCGTAAAAACCTATACCTCCACCACCACTACCATAACCACCATTACTACCAAAACCATAACAAGCTCCACCATTACCACCATTACTATATCCAGAAGATATACCACCATATCCATAATGGTAGGAATATTTTGCTCTAATGCCGTCTTTACTACTAGTATAACAACCATTTCTAGAACCACCATTACCATAACCACCAGAACCAGAACCACCACTAGCGCTGTATCCACCGGCAGAAGTTGTTCCACCGGCTCCACCATTTGACCAAGTATTGGAAATAGAGTTACCACCAGCACCAATAGAAATAACTAAAGATTGACCATCACTATAATTAATGGTCTTTGTAACTATTGTACCTGCGGTACCACCAGTAGCGGTAGTTTGTTGACCCGAACCACCACCACCTGCTCCAAGTAAACATATGGTTACATCGGTATTAGCTGGAAAATCTTTTCCAGCTATTAAAGTTTTAGAAGTTGTTACTATGATAGGAGAAGTAAATGCTGATGGAGGAGGTGGTATATATATTTCCCAAACCTTTATTTTATTAGCATATAGTTTATTCATTTCTTTACCATTAGCTATTAATTTTCCACCGTTTTCTGGTATAGTTATACCAAATATTTCTAAACCCATAATAATCCTTTATATTAATAATAGGTGAACCCTTTACGCGTCTGTACCGTCATTAGTTAAATAAACTGTACCCGTATCTTCATCCACCCTCATTTTAACGACCCCACCGACAGTACTTGTAGCCCAAGTAGTTTTAGTAGCTAAGTCATCTATACCTACTCCACTAACAGTCGCCGCATCTATACCAGAATTGGGACCATCTATTTTTAGAATTTCTTCTAATAGATTTTCAGTACTTAATTTAGTATTTCTTAAATCCTTTATATCTGCTCCAACCATCTGTCCAATAGTACTTAATGTATCTGCCATAATTTTTTCCTTTATAAATCAATTTTATTATTATTTAGTTCTTTATATAAAAATAGACAATTATTGAGGAGAGTATTGCTCCAATCATTAAATTATACCATTTCGAATATCTTTTATAAGTTTTGGATATTTATAATAAAATTTAGATTTTGTTTTATTATTAATACTTAACATTGTCATATATTTTTCATTATTATTATTAATAGTGTTATTACTACCATTTGAGAAAATACTTGAAAATTTAATATTCGCTAATACATTATTATCTCTAATAATATCGTTTGTTAATATCGATAATTTTCTATAATCTGAAATTTGTAAAGGTATATTTATATACAAAGTTCTTTGATATACAATTGGACTAATAATCATAGTCTTTAAAGTATCTCCATCTTTCATTAATATTTTGCTATCGTACCCGCTATAATAAGTAATATTTGTATCTGTTCCATCATATGTAAATTCTCCTATTACTGTATTATTATGTTGTATATATCCAAAAATATTTTCAGTTAATGATTGAGAATAATCGATTAACATATCTATTATAAAAGGATTTGATTTTAATTCAAAAGTACTTGGATAATCTGTTCCAATTGGATCGTAGTAATGTATAATTTCTGGAACATTTATACCATAAGTATAACTTCTGTTAATTATAGAACCATTTTTTAATTCCACCATTATATTAATAGTGTTGTATCCTGTTGTTACCGTTTCTCCTGGAAAATTACTTGGGGTAAAAGAAGGAGTTTCTGTAATATTAATTTTAGATTCGCTTCTACCAGCGTAAATATCTTCCGAATCGGTAAGATTATTATATAATGGATGATCTCCGTAATTGGTTCTTAAGAATCCCACATTAACGGAAGTTCTATCATAATTACCAGTAAAGTAAGCTCCAAAATTAGTAATTAATTTATTAGCTGTACAAAAGAAAGCCCCCGATTTATATGGAAAATCACTTGCCTCGGTAGAGCTAGTATAATTACCACCATGATCGGTTATAATAAATATTCCATTACCAGCTTCTCTAAATAAAAGAAGATTTGTAACAGCATTATCAGTAATTCTAGGAGTGGTTAAATATTTTGAACTCATAAATAAAACACCACAATAATCATTTAGCTCAGTTAAAGAAGGATTTAATAAACCATCGCTATAACTAGAACTCGTTTTATAAGTTAAAGTATATCCCATAATTTTAGCAACCCCAGCGAAACTAGTTCTAAAATCACTTGTTCCAGTTTCATTAATATTATAACTTTCCCCAGTGTTTGCATCACCAAGTACCAAAATATTTTTATTGCCTTGTGATACTTTATCGGTATTTGATATAAAATCCATAGCATTTGCTAAGTACCTAAAGGAAGCGTTTAAATCGGAAAAAACTTTCCAAGAGGTATTATATCGATTATTATAAAATTTTGGGAAACCTCCATCAAACAATACATTTCCTTTACCATCTTGAACGGTTGCTATAAAAGGATTAGCTGGACTTAAATTATCGTAAGCGATGTATTTAGCTAAAGTTGGTGTTTCATTAACAGCTGATAAAACATTAATTACATCAGTAGAAAAATCAAAATATACATCTTGTTTCGTTGGGTAAATACCAGGAGGAACCGTAGGATTTAAATAATCATTAATTGTTACTATTTTGGTAGTACTTTTAATACTATACGGAAGTGTTCCAATATTTATATATTTCTTACTATAATCACTTGAAATTATTTTAATTTTGTCTATGTTGGTTTTAGATGTTATTTTAATACTTAAATTTTTAAAATCATTGATATTATCCATAACTAACCCATCGGTACAACAAGTATCCCATCTAAAGGTTCCTGTACAAACTCCAGTACTTGAATTAAAACTTGCTTCACCTTGATCATCCTGTACTACTAAAGAGGAATTCTTTGGTAAACCACTGATAGTAAAAGTAATATCTCCAGTCGTATTATCTTTGTATTGACTAGCAATTGCATGAATAGAAATTTTACCAGTACTTAAATCTTTATAAAAATATAAAGTAAGGCATCTGGTTTCCTGCCACACTGGAGCGGCAGATGCTTCAAAAGTGGTATTATAACCATAATATGTTTTTGCATCTACTGTTCCGGTAAAGGATAAGGCTTCTTTGCCGTCTATATAATATTTTTGTATTTCCATAAGGATCCTTTATATATCTCTAATATTAATTAAAAAGATTTGATCAATATTATCGTAATTTATAAATTTGCAAGAGGTTCCATCTTTAGTTATACTAATAGTACAAACAGCTTCCGAATTAATATAAGTATCATAAGTATCTGAATCTGTTACCTGATCCAATAATTTTACGTCGTAAATTGCCTTTAATCCATTTATACCAAGACTTAATAAATCTAAATTAAAGCTTGAACTAGCCGCAATAGACACTTCGTTATTATAAGATCTTTTATTTGGAGTTAGTTTATTTATAGAACCATTTTTATAATATGTGAATAATGTATCCATATCATTTAAAATAGTATTATCTGGAATATAATTAAATAAAGTTTCTGCTAATTTTAAATAAGTTCCATCTGTTTGTAGTTTATAAGCATCATTAGTATCTAAATTAAATAAATAATTCTCTAAAGCATTAATACCTTCTGGAATGAATACATTTTTAAACGTACTATTATTTTGAGACATACATGCAAAACCGTATGGTTGGGGACCTTTAAACATTTCTAAATCAGCAGCATCATCTAAATCAAATTCAATTAATGAATTATCGACTATCGTATTACTGTCATTTTGAGTAGTCCAACACTTGACAATATTTCCAACTCTTTGTACTTTAATGGTTGCCCCATCTTTATAATTATTCCAAGTACCACCATCAGAAATAGTATCCGATTTATCTTCGATTATTCTTTCTCCGTATTTGGATCCTTGTAAATAATTATAAACTACTCTCCAGTTAAAACTTTCATTATCTCTTAAAGCAGATAAAGTATATTCTCTTCCGGTATTTGGATCTTTATAAAATGCTATTACCACACCCATTCTATCATCGTCAGCTACATCAGAAGTTAACTTAGAATATAAAGTATAATCCGTGTAATATCTTTCACTAATAAATCCAATAAAAGTCCTAGAATTAATAGTACTTTTTATAATATCGTTTGCTTCATCGTATTCCCATTGATTTAATTCGTCCTTATTTGCAGGAAAATTCCCAGAAGAATTATGAGAAAATCTATACCAATTTTTGAATACCTCTAATTGGGATTGTCCACCTGCGGCCAATCTTTCGTCTATATCTATATTTGTCGCTAATCTGGTACGGATTAAAGAAGGATATATATTATTATGATTATGTTCTATATTTGATACTTCTATTCCATCATTTGTAAGCTTACCATTTATTTCCAAATCAGTTTGTATTATTTGCTCTCCAGTCGTTAAATCATTTCTAATGTACTTTACATCGGCTGCGGAAATATCTTGTTTAGTAATACGCAAATCTTTTATATCTGTTCCAACCATACGTCCAATAGTACTTAATGTATCTGCCATAATTATTCCTTAATTTTATCTTCGTAAGAAGACTGATTTTGTATATTTTGCTGAGTTTCGTATTTTGGAGATGTTCTCATATTTTGATAAGTATGGTTGCCAGCATAACCAAGTAATGCACCAAGGGCCAAATTAAACTCCGGGCTCAATTTTCCAAAAATAGTTAAACCAACTACCGAAATGGCTAAACCAACTACCATACCTAATACTATATTATTAGTTTTTTGTCTATGTAAATCTTTTGGAGATAATTTTTCTTCCATATTGAAATCCTTTAATTTTATAATATTTAGTTCGAAAAGGATATTTAAACTTTAAATAACTATTCATAGTGTCAACTAACCTACTATAGCCAGTTATTTCAAAAAGACAAAAAATTTTAAAACCTAAAATTTAAGAAATAGTTAAATTTTCAATCCTTTATAACACCGGAAAATAGGGGACTTGGTTTTTGATTTTAAGTTTATTTTAAAATCTGTTAGCTAGAGATTTTAAAAACAAACAACTATTAATAGTTAACTATTGATACCACGCACTATGAATAGTTAACTAAGTATCGTATGTTAGTTATTTACGTTTATTTTTAGGACAGGAAAATACTTCTGGGATATCCCAGAAGTATTTAAAAGTTTTAGAGAAACTAGAGATTATACTCCAGCACCACCTTCACCAGCTACACCCATTCCAGCGCCATCTTGGTCACCTTCTTTGAACATATATTGAAGTTTACATGCATAACCATCAAACTCACCAGCTGTTACTGAATCAAGTGTGATTACATTACCAGCAACTGAAGCAACATTTACAGCAATCGCATCACCATTGTTTGGATCGTAAACGATAACTTCACCATAGATAATACCGTCAGTCATTGGAACGTAAGTTACAGTAACATCGTCACCAGAAACAGTTAGTGAACCATCCATACCTTCAAGTTTCATCATTGGAATCCATTTGTCAGCGTAAACTTGAGCTTCATATTGAGCATTAGCAATAGAACCAACAACTGTTTTATCAGAATTAACAACATCTAATGAAGTATTAATAGCATTTTCAGCAGCCACTGCTCTATCAGTTTCAGTTTGGATTGCAGCAGTTCTATCAAGAACTTCTTGAGCTAAGTTATCAGCAATAACAGTTTCAGCAGCAAGTGCACGAGCTTCTTCAGCATCAACATCAGCAATTCTATTAGTAGTTTCAGCAGCGATAGCATCAGCGTTAACTAACTCAGCAGCAAGTGCTCTATCAGTTTCAACTTTAATACTTGAAGCTACAGAACCAGCAACAGTTTCATCACCATTAAGAATAGTGATATTTGAAGCATTAGCGGTTTCAGCTGCGACAGCTCTATCAGTTTCAACTTGAAGTGCAGTTTCAGCAGCAGTTTTATTACTTTCAATAGTACTATTTACAGAAGCTAATTCAGTTTCCATAGTGCTTTGAATAGCAGCATCAGCAGCAGCAAATTCATCTCTTACAGTGTTGTCAGCTGTTTTGTAATCTGTAACCGTTTGAGCAATCGCATCTGCGTTTACCTGTTCAGCAGCAGCTGCACGATCAGTTTCAGAAGTAATTAGACTTTCAACTCTTGAAATTTCAGAAGTTCTAGAAGTGATTTCAGCATCAATTGCAGCTTGTAAAGCAGCTTCAGCAGCTAAAGCACGACCTTTTTCAGAAGATACTAAACCACTAAGTTCAGTAAAGTCAGCTATCTTAAGGAATGATTTTGTTGTGAAGTCAGTCGGAGTATAATCTCCACCAGTACCTTCAAGTACAACATAAACATCTTTTTCAGCAGTTACATAATAAGCTTGACCAGCAATTAAATCATCTTCAACTAAACCATCAATTGAAGTTTGATCCTCTGTTGGATTAGAAATTACATCTACAGAACCTTTCCACGCAACACCACCAACAATTGAACCTTCGACAGCATTAAGACGATCAGAAAGAGCAGTATCTGCAGAACTACGAGTACTTGCTTCAGTAGCAATAGCATTTTCAGTAGTTGTTTTATAATCGTTAGCCATTGTAGTTAAATCATCAATACGAACATCAACGCGAGAAACTTCAGTAGTTCTAGCAGTTACTTCGTTATTGATAGCAGTTGTATTAGCAGCTTCAGCAGCAAGCGCTCGAGTAGTTTCAACAGCTACAGCATCATCAGTATATGTTTTAGTAGCTACTCCTTCAGTACGAATAGCAATTTCATTATTAAGAGCCTCTTCTATACGTTGTTCTTCAGCGATTGCGCGAGATGTTTCAATAGCTATTTTAGAATCTACAGAACCAACTACAGAACTATCCCCATTAAGAACAGTTACTTTATCAGCATTAACAGTTTCAGCAGCAAGTGCACGAGCAGCTTCTGCATCAATAGCAGCAGTTAAAGAAGTATTAAGTGCGTCAACAGCAGTTGCACGATCAGTAATCTCTTGACCAATTTTAGTATCAAGAATACCTTCAGCAGCAAGTGCGCGATCAGTTTCTACTTGAATAGCAGTATTACGGTCTTCAACTTCTTGAGCAATAGCTGCCGCGTTATCTCCACTAGCAGTTCCCACAAGAGATTCAAGTTTACCAAGAGTATTACCATTAGTACTTGCACCATCTACGATGTCTAAATTTTGTTGAACACGGTCAGCAATTTCTACATTTAAACTAGTTTGTAAACTTTTTACAGCTTCGGCAGATGCCGGTACCGCAGTACCACCAGTAGTTGTATCATTAATAATATCCCCATAAGATACACGATCTTTAAGAAGTGGTACCGTACGAGTTCCATATTGTCTTATTTTATTTATAGCCATAAGTTTTCCTTATTTTAAAAAATTTTTTTGGACTGTATTAAGGATAATTTCGCCCATTCATTATCCATATATATTAGTTATTATGTTAAAGTAGTAACGTTATTCGTTATTTTTCTTTAACGTCTTCTACGGAACTGGTTTCTGTTAAAATCAGATTGGTTTGATTTTTTAGTCATATATAAATCGTTTTGTAATTCAAATTTTTCAAGATTACATGATTCTAATTGAGATTCTAAAATATCTATACGTTCTATAAGTTCCTCGATTACCCTATCATTAAGATATCGGTTATTGTTATTGTTATTGTTATTGTTATTGTTATTGTTATTGTTATTTCGCTTGAATTGCATATTACTACAGTATGAATTAGTCCTTGTTTTATCAAGGTCCCGTAATTTTTCAATTACACCTTCTGGAGCCGTTCTATTGGAACTTATACTAGATCTTTTTCTAGCATAAGTTAAATCTCCATTATCACCACCATCTTCAAATTGTGAAATATTATAATATCTTCTTGGTAAACTCATAAGTCAATCCTTATTTAAGTCTTAAATAAGTACAATAAGCTGTACTATTATTTAAATTATTATCATTTAGGAATTCAATACGTTTATCCATTTGGTTAACTTTATCGTTAACTATTATCGTTTCGCTTCCAATATCAATATTTAAATCTATAATATCACCAACTGGAGCATTACCTAACGTTATAAAGTTAATAGATTTATCAGAGTCCCAATGAACTACACATTTATCTTTTTCAATTGTAAATGATAAAGTACTAGTACTAGCAATTCCGTTTGGATCATTAACAGCTGTAAGATACGCCGCTTTAAAATCTTCCGCGGTTTCACCATTAAGTTTATAAGTATCTTGAGCTTTAGCGTTTATACCTAAAAATCTCTCATCTGATTCAGTTTTAGTATATCTATCTTTTTCCGCTTGTATCGCTCTTTGAACTTCTTCATTTAATAAATTAACGGTAGTATTTATTTTAGTATCCAAATCACCTTCTGCAGATCTTGCTGTAAGAGATTCAGTCGCAATTTTAGAATCTAGTACTTCCTCTTCAGTGGTACTTCTTTGAATTTCCGTATCTAAATCATTTCTGAGTGAATCTAAATTTCGTGTAGTATTTGTAACGAAAGCTCCAAAAGCTTTGTCATTTACTATATCAACATTATTAATTAAATCAACTATTTCTTTAAAAGAATCTGCGTCGGCTGTACTAAGATTTAATATATCACTAATACGTTTTCTTTCGACTTCTAATGAATTTTCTAATGAATTTTCTTTAAATGTAGCTCGGGATACTTCATTATTTATAGCATCCATTAAAGCATTATCCTTTTGGATACTTCTTAAAGTTTCATTATTTAATCTTAGATTGATATCATCATGTTCTGCTTGATTACTAGAAATTAAATTATTTAATGCTTCTAATATTTCATTTTCTTTTATACTAGCTCTAGTAATTTCATTATTTAGATTAGTATTTGAATCAGCTTCTATTTCATCTTCTCTAAGAATTGCTCTCGAAGTTTCATTTTCTAAATTAATATTAGTATTATCTATTCTTTCACCGAGATTGGTTTCATTAATTCTTGCTGATTGTTCTTCCGCTTTTATACGAGCATTTAAATCATCAGATAATTGATTTTCTGCCGTTTTAGCTCTTGAAGTTTCGTCATTGATAGCTAATAATGTTTTAGCTTCTAATACAGAAATACTAGTATTAATGTTATTAACACTGTCTGTAAATTTAGTATCTAAAGTAGTTTCAGCTGATTTTGCTCTTGAAGTTTCGTTATTTATTTTTAAAAGTAAATCTTGTTCAACCGAAACTGCTCGTTGAATTTCATTATTTATCTTAGCATCTAATAAAATATCTCTATCATTAGAACCTTGGTTATTATTATCAATCTGTTCTTGAAGATCTGCTTCAACTTGTTTAGCTCTAACTATTTCATTATATGTTACTTCTAAATTCGATTCTTCTTTATCGGTTGCTCTTTGAATTTCATCATCTATTTTAGTATTAAGATTATCCAAATTGGTATTAGTTTCCGATGCAAAGTTAGCAAAAGCTTGATCATTATCAGTATCAATACTATTAATTAAATCAACAATTTCTTTAAAAGAATCTAAATCAGATGAACTAAGTTTAAGTATATCATCTATTCTAGCACGTTGTGTATCAACTCTAGCATTCAAATAATTTAATATACGTTTTTCTTCTTTATCCGCTCTAAGAATTTCTTCTGTAAGATTTTGAGCATTTATTTTTTCAGATTCTAAAGCTCTAGCAGTTTCATCTTCTAATAATTCGATAATATCTTTTTCGGCTTTTAAAGCTCTAGTATTTTCAGCAATAATTTTATTATTTAATCCACTTTCCGCGGTACTTGCTCTAAGTGTTTCTGTACTAATTTTTCCATCTAGAATCTTAATTTTATTAACGGTTTTAGTATTATTTGTATCTATTTGATCTTGGAGATCTTGCTCAGAATCAGTCGCTCTTTGAATTTCATCATTTAACTTATCAGTTAAAGTATTTTCAGCATCTTGAGCTCTAAAAATTTCATCGTTTAAGTTATTACTTGTATTTAATTCGGCTGCTTTAGCTCTATCAGATTCTAAACCAATTTTAGCATTAAGATTACTTTCTATTAAATCTTCATTTGTAATAGCTCTATTGGTTTCTTCTGTTAAAGAATTAATTATTTCATTTTCCGAAACAACTGCTCTATCAATTTCATTATTTAAACTATCAGTAATATTTTTAGAAAATGTAGCTAATGCTTCGTCATTTTCTGTATCAATACTATTAATTAAATTAACGATTTCTTTAAAAGAATCTAAATCTGTCGTACTTAATTCCATAATATCATTAATGCGTTCTTCTTGAGTTTTTAAATCTTCGTTACTAGCAAAATAAGTACTATCTTTACCATCCAATAAATCTGCATTTACCGCTGTAGCATTAATTCCTAAAAATCTATTATCCGAAATATTTTTATTATAATAACTTTTTTCATGTAAGTGGCTATCATCTAGTATTTGAACTTCTATATTTTTATCAGTACTTCCATCTAATGAAATTTCACCTTGAGCATCTCCACTAAGACTTAACTTAATTTCTTTAGCGAGACTAGTAGACGTTCTAGCATTTCCAGTTGTATTAGCGTTAATTAAATCTGGTAATCTATCTTTATTAAGAGTACCTTGTTTAATTTTAGAAGCGTCTATGTTTGATAAATTAAAACCATCCCCATAAAGAGCTTCCGCGGTAACGTTTCTAGTAACCATTAAATTATTATAAACATAAGCATTTTTATTTTTATCAGTTTTAAATGACCAAGTTCCATCAGCATTAACGAAACCAATTTCATCTTCTAGGGTCCATCTAACATATTCTCTAGTTACCCAAGATTCATCTGCTGTTTCAACTGATCCAAGAACTCCACCATCTTTTAAAGATCTTAAAAAACGGTCTTCTCTATTTTTAGGATAAAGTACTGATCCAGTATCATCTTTCTTGCTTTCCCAATAAAGACCAGCATAGCCTTTTTGAGAATTCTGTAACCAACCATAAAAATAATTATTTTCATCTATGTAAAAATCATTATTTGGTAAATTTAGTTCTGTGCTTAATTCAGCCATATTTAATCCTTATTATAATTCAGCTTCATAAGCTGTTTTGAAATCCTCGAAATTTATAGAATTTGCTAATGATTTTCCAAAAAATGAAACAGTTTCATTTATCATATCAAATTCCATTATTTTTCCATTATATTTCCAATCATTATGTTCCTTGTCTAACCATTGGTAACTTTTTAATGTAAGAAAGTCGTTTTCATCCGATGAAAATTCATAAAATGTACCATCGTCCTTTAAATCATTTATATCAATATAAGTTGGTATAATTGATTTAAAATAAGTTGTTATGTTATAAAAATTTTTCTCTGATGTTCCAGCATTTTCATTTAAAACGAAATTATCTATATCGTGTCCTGCTAATGTTCCAGCATCATATGAAGTATCTCCAGGAATCCCTGGATCACCTTTATCACCTTTATCGCCTTTATCGCCTTTTGGTCCCACCGGACCCTCTATACCTTGAAGACCTTCTGGGCCTTGTGGACCTTCATCACCAACATCTCCTTTAATACCTTGAGGACCTTGAGCACCTTCTGGGCCAGTAGGTCCTTGAGGACCTTGATCACCATCTTGACCAGGCAAACCTTGATCACCTTTTGGACCAATAGGACCTTGAGCACCATCTTGACCATCTTGACCATCTTTACCTGCTGGACCAATAGGACCTTGAGGACCAGTTGGGCCCTGATCTCCTTTAGGACCATCGCTTCCACGTGGTCCTAAATTTCCCTGATCTCCTTTTGGACCAATAGGACCTTTTGGACCAATAGAACCTTGAGGACCAACTGGTCCCATATCACCCCGATCACCCTTTGGTCCAGTTAATCCAGTTTGACCTGGTTGACCTTGTGGACCGGTATCTCCTTTATCCCCTTTATCCCCTTTCGGTCCAATAAATTTGGAAAGATCGTCAAAAATAGCTATTAATTTAGCTAATGATGGATAAGTATTTTTAGTTGTACTAGTATCTTCATTTATAAAAACTATATCAACATCCGAAGTTTTATCGTCTGTAGTAAAGCGTTTAAGAAATTCTAGAATATTCCAACCATTCGATAATAATATTCTTACATTATTATTTAATTCTTGTAAATTCATATTAATCCTTTATGTTAAAGAAAATGTTTCCGATGTTATTTCTGGTGTATCGAGAACATCTGGCAAATATATTTTATTGAGTAAAGTTGTATTTTTTGTAATTTGATTACCTAGAGTTATTAAGGTATTCAAAGATAATATTCCTTCTTCTAATTTATCAGCTGTAATAAAACTAAAATCAATTTTATCAGTAGCGTTTGTTAATTTAAATTGTATAGAGATTACTACTCTGGTATCACTAGGTATATCTTCATTTAATACTCCAAGTAAAAATGGAATATCCTTTGTAGAATCTGGATCATCGAAGTACAGGCAAATACTTCTAGTAATATTAGTATTTTCGATCGCTTCTATAATACATGTAAATTCGACAGTATCTTTATCAATTACTCTAAATAAATCAATATTTTTTTGATACCAAAATGAGTAATCATTTATATTTACATTTGAAAGAGCCGGAATATCATCATAACTTACTCTAAAATATTTTGGAAATGTTATTATATCTGGCTCTAGTATTTCCGCTTTTCCATCATCTAAAATAATGGTTTGTAAATTTGCCATACGCTATCCTTTTTAATTAAGAAATATAAATAGTACTTAAACCATAACTTGAATATACTAATCCTGAACCAGCATTTTCTTCCATTGTTTCTAATAAACTATTTATTTGAGTCTGTGTTAAATTATAATTTTTTATAATTTTTAATCTGTATTTATTTGTTTCCTTTATTGTTTCTTTCTTCTGATCTATTTTTAGTCTTGTTCCAAGACCTTCGGTATTATTATAAATAATAAAATTATTATATTCTGAATTAATTAATATATTTTCTGGAATATTATTTGATATTGTCTTAAATAATTTAAAACTTTTATCGGTATTTGATTTACTATAAAGAGTACTGTTTATAATTTCATCCGATTTAAATAAAGAATAATCTTCCTTATTTATTACCGGAATTAATTCTAAACGGCCTTCATTAATATTATATTGTAATATATAAATATCTGAATATATACCAGAATCATTTAAAATAAGTTTGTTGTTAAATTTTAATATTATTTGACGTTTCCCTATTTCTATTAATGCGCTATCACGAATAATGTTATAACTTATTTCCGATGGTATTGTACTTAAATCTCTTTTTGTTCCGGTATTTGTACTTGTTTCTGAAGTACTAAAAGGAAAAATATCTAAATTTTCTATAAAATTTATTAATTTTAATTTTATAAATTTTTTCAGATTTTCTAAGTCTGGATCAAATTCATCACATAAATAATTAATCCCAGTATTTATATTTATAATATTTATATCTTCTGTTTTATTTACAAAAGTATTTAAAATAGTATCGTTAAAAATTTTATCGAACAGAAACGTATTTTCATTAGAAAAGGTTTGATAAAAGTTATTTAAATTATTTTGGATATCGTATGTATTATTTTCATAATCTATGTTATTTATGTAATCCTGAGGAATTAATTTAAGAGTACATTTATAAATTTTTTTAGAATCCCTATAATTTTTTAAATTAATATAAGTTTCTTTATTGTTTATAATTTTAAATTCATTTAAACTTAAACTATCAATAATGGTAGTCTCAGATATATTTTCGCTTAATAAAATTCCGTTTTTAGTGCAATCCAGATTTTTAATAAGTTCTAAATTAGATAATAAAAAAGTTATTAAATCTTTTTGTAAGTATTCGAAGGTACATATAAATGATGTTATAAATTCGGTACTAAATTTAAAACCAAAAAATAAAGTTTTTGTAAAAAATGTTTCTTTTTCGTTTACAATATTTTTAAAAGTAACATCAGTGTTAAATAAAATATTAAAATTTATTTTATTTTTAATTCCGTCTGGATTATCCAAAGCATTTAAAACATTATCTTTTTTCATTTTAATACTAGAATTCTGATAAAAAACATTATTTAAAAACCAATAATCAAAATTTTTAATAATTTTTAATTTTGTAGGATTTTGTACTCCAAATTGTTCTGGAATTGGAAGTACTAGTTCCTTAATAATAGGAATACTAGTAATATATTTAATTTCATTCTCTATGAACTCTTTTGTAGGAACAGAATATAAATTTGTATTTATATTATCAATTTCTCCAATCATTTGATTAGATTTAAATGTTTGAGTAATTACGTTTTGTATCTTAGATTCGGAAAATTTTTCCGAATCGTATTTAATTTCAGATACTGGTTCAGAATAATCTAAAAATAATAAATATTCCCCAAATTTTCCAGTACTTAAGTTCGAGGAACTTATATTTATAATTGGTGTTTTACCAAGTTTTTTATTTTCCATAATTTTCCTTTATATCATGCCAAGCTCTAACCATATATCATGAAGCTCATTATTTAATTTGACTATATTTGCAGAAGTTCCAGCTCCTATTGATAAAGTACAATCAAAAACTAATGGTGTGCTTTGGCGCACTTGTATAGTATGATCTAATATATCTTGTTCCGTTTGATTTAAAGTATTTGGTACGGTAACAATTTTTGAATATATTATAGTATCATTAAAAGTAGCTGTTGTATTTTCATAAGTAGTTGTGTTTGAATCCATTGATGAATCTTCGGCTTGACAATATATATCATCTTGAACATTTAAAGCTATACCATCATATATTGATTTAGTATTTATAACTCCATAAATATTTCTTGAAATTGGAAAGAAATTATTACAGTTAACTATAATAGTAAATAATCCAGATTCTTCGGAATAATGAGTATCATTTACTAAATCATCATCTTTTAAAATAATACCTGGTAATGATATAGTACCTTCTGGGGCTTTATCAAATAATACTATACTATCAATATAGTTTTTAATTAAAAATAGATTTTGTGTGGGATCTCCATATTCATCTCTTTGCAAAATATTAAAAGATACATTTAAAGTTTCTTTATTTTTTTCTAAAAATATTTTATAATCTGATGTTTGATAATCGCTTAATATAAATCTCATTTTCGAAGAATCTATAAAATCCAACAATATTAATTCGTCAGTATCGTATTTGATTGGTTCATCAGCAAAGCTTTTATAACTTTTTACAAGTACCTTTAATTTACCAGATAAAATAGTTTCTAATGGTATATCAACAACATAAATTTTTTGACCATCATAAACATTTGATGGTTGATTAACTAGTTCGACGCTTGAACTATCACCAAGAATTGTGCTATCACTAAGTATTATATTTTGTATATCTGCACCAATATCATATTCAACTTTTATACTAACTTGGACAAATTGGGACATAGTACAATTGCTAATTTTTCTTTTATTAATATCTACAAATTCTACTGAAATATTATGTTCTCTTAATTCATCAGTGGCATCAGTAATCGATAAAGCGCTACCATCTCCTTCATTTTCTTTTTCGTATTGATCCGTAATGGCTTGTAAAGCATTATTTAATGCAGTATTAGCACAATTTTCGTATGGGTAATTATTAACACGAGTTTTTAAATTATTTAAAAAGTTTTCGTAAACTTTATCAATAAGTTTCATTGTATCACCCATATAAACTATGGACATAATACATTTTAATTTATAAATAATTAAATCTATTAATGCCTTAAGCCATTTAGGAATAAGCCAATCTAATAATAATTGTAAAAGCCAACCTAAGAAAAGATTAATATAATACATTAAATAATCGATTACCATTTGAATTAATTTACATACTATTGTATCACAACCACAATCAATTTTTGGATAATATGTTAGGTAAAAATCATAAGCTACATTTTCTTCAAGAGCCGCGAACATAGTTAATTTATATTCTTCGCATTGGAGAATTTTAATACTATAATAAACATAATTATATTGTTGACCAGCTATCGTAATTGTTGGTAAACCGTTTATAATTGCTTCTTCTGCATTATTTAACATAGTATTTTTATAAGCACTGTTTACATAAATCATTCCTTTGTAACTTTTAGTTATATAATTTTTATTTATAGGGTCATTAAATAAATATTCTAACATATAATTACCAAAAGGTTTTGAATAAATTTCAGAAAGTAATTTACCATAGTTTTCTTGAGCTTCCTCACTGAGCGAAGGATTTTTCATTTCGAATATTTCGGACTCCGTATTATATTCTAAATAATAACCATAATCGAATAGATTTTTTATTAAATCCTTTGCTTCGGTAATACTTTTTTTTGCAAATTCCTTATAATTATCTCCAGTAATTTCATCAAAATAATATAAAGCTAAACGTTTACTAATATATTCTAATGCTAACTGATAAATTGGAGTACCCATTATTTCAAAATACTGGACTAATTTTTCATATAATCTATTATCGTAAAAATCTATATTTATATCAAATTCCAAATAGGTACTAAAAATATCCAAATACATTTGTTGTTGTTTAAATACGTTATGTGATGTATAATCATATATAGAGTCATCCAAAGTAATTAAATCTTCGGAAACATAAATATTTAAATTTTTTATTATTACTTCTGCTTTTTGAACAGCCTCTTCCCAATTTAATTTATCTTGTACTCTAATTTTATCTAATTGTTCGATATATTTATTTTCCTTAGTACTCATATCATTAATATATGCAATAAGTTCTCTATTGGTAGCCAAAATGTCGGTAGACGATCCTGTACTTTTTGGAATATTTATATCGATAGTACCATACCAATTCCTAGTTAATACATTATTATATTCAGCAATAGTTTCTTTTATGTACTCGGCTTTATCAGTATAAGCAAATTGCATTGCTGGTAAATTGTTTATAAATTTTTTCGTAAAATCGGATGGTTCTATGTTAATCCATTCAGGATCAATATAATTAATAAGATCATCCAATATATCTTCAGCTTTATAATAAGTTCTTGATGATCCACCACTTTTGTTATCTTTTTCCATATACCTTTTAAATTGTTCCACAAAATTTAAATCGGTGCTAATACTATCAGTAAATGTAATATTGTCATTTTTTAAATAAGTAGTCGAATTACTTAAACTTGGTATAATATCTTTATTTTTTATAGCATACGCCGTTTCATTAGAATATTTTAATAAATCATTTCTATTTATATTATTACTTTCTAATGCATTAATTGGAAGTATTCTTATTTTAGCTTTTGGAAATTTTGGTAATTTAATTTCTAAATGGGCCATATTCATTAGACATCTGCATATACCTGTACCAGGATTTCTAATTTCTCTAAGACGGAAAGCTTCTGAGGAAGTATTCATTGGGATACTTCCTATTGGAGCAACATTTGCTAAAGTTTTCCATATTGCTATATCCTGTTCCTTTTTTGTATTAATATCGTTAATATTTTTATTTATTCCATCTTGTTCAGTTAGTTGAGTATTTATGTTAGATGTACTTGATATATTTTTCATAGTTATATTAGCTTTTTTAGTAAGACTAAGAATTTCATTGTCTATATTAGTATTACTAGTTTTATTTAAAATTGCTATACTTCTATTCGTTTGATTTTTAGTACAATTTTGTAAAGTTCTATTTAAATTTTTTACTGGATCAATAATTATATCAAATAAAGAACCAGACATAATTTTATCCATAAGTTGTTCGAATGTTTGAATATATGGTCTAATTGGAGCCATCCAGTTAAAATCTATTGGTAACCAAGGGTTACCAGGAATAGGGGAGATAAGACAGAATAATGGTTCTATAGCAGTATATAATTTTGTAATATTTTTAACTACTCCGAGAATAGTTTTCATAAAATCTGAATTGCCTCCACACGATTCTCCTTTTAGATTTGGAGAATCTCCACAGTCCGTATGATCTTTCGAACTCGCGAGAAATCTAAAAATTGGTACTACAGTTCTATTATATTCATCCGATATATGACAGCATTTCATCTGCTGAAACAGTTGGATTAAAGTATCATTTAATTCCGAAATATGATAACTAAATTGATCAGCTTTTATAAATAAATTTAGATTTGGTTTTGGTTTGGATAAAAAATTTGGTAAAGCAAAATCTACACTTATATTAAAATTAATATTACAATAAAAACCAAAAGTTTCATTATCATAGGTTGGTGAACCAGTACTAGTACTACCGGCTGTTAAATCAACATTATCTAAATAAGCATTTGTAATTGATTCATTCGTTTTGGGGGTTAAATCTATATATGCTATTTCGGCGTATCCCTCTAAAGTGGTTTCAAATGAATCGGTCCTGGTCGTATTACTATCTGTTAAATTAGCCATTCATTATCCTTTTAAAAAATTACTAGAAAGTATTGCTAAATCATTATCGGATTTAGTATTTTGAAATGATAAATTATCAATATTTGCATAATCCACAACGGTACTTCCATAATTTATTTTATTTTCTGTATTTACTTCGTTTAAATTATTAAGGAATGTATTCTTATCATTATCTTTTTTAAAAAATATTCCCATAAGACTTTTATCAACTGGAGTTGCTACAGAAGCAGCGTCAGCTACCGAACCATCTGTTAATACGGTTCCAACGACGGATGACGCTATATTATCGAAACTCATAAATGTTCCAAAGGCAGCGAAAGCTAATTGAAGTGAAGTACTAGTAGTAGTTAATGATGTACCAAAACTTGGAGCAACACTGGTAGCAACACCAAGATTATTTACTATAGCACCATCATTTGCTATAGTACTAATAGCATTTGCTTGAAAGGTACTTGTTTCGGTACTCATGGTATTTTCTCTAGATTCTAAAGCACTATATGTATGTTTAATGGCTAAATTTATTTGATCATTAATTAACGATTGAGTTCTATAAAATACTTTCGATTCCAAATTTAAAGATAATCCAGCTTTAATATAAGTACTTAACCAACCTTCTATATGAATAACACTTGAATTTAAAGCAGCCTTTTGGGTACCAGTTAAATTTAAAATAGTTCCTCTTATATGAAGTTGTCCAAGACTCTGAATATTTGTACTTTCCCCACGGATATCTAATTTTTTAGTATCTATTGAAAGAAAATCTTCTCCTTTCATACTAATACCTTTGGATGTCATATTAAAAAAAGTAGTTGAATCGGTTCCATTATTTACAGAAAACCCAGCACTATTAAAAATTAAAGTTCTTTCCCCAAAAGATACGACAAAACCATCTTCTGATAATTCCATAAAAGATGTTACGTTGTTGCCTATATCATTCGTTTGCATAATAATACTACTTTTATCCATAAAAAAATCAGTTCTATTTGAGTTATTTATATGGAATCTGCTTTTAGAATTATCGAAATAAACTCTAGAACCATTTGGGGTTTCAGCTAATAAATAATAATCATCGGTTGGTTGTCCCGGAGGTACGGCTACGGAATCATAATGTATTCTATCTATATAACCAGATTCTATTTTATTAGTACTAAATTTAATTATTACTTTAGTATCTGGTATTAATGGAAAATATGAACCACTGTATTGTGTTAGGTCAGTTCCTTTTCTTTTCACAGCCATATATTTATTTAATTTATTTTGTACTGGAAGTAATTCATCTTTTTTTAAAAGAGTTGGTATCCAAACATAATAATTTGTTGGATACGTTTCGTCATAATAATCTGCGATAATACCAATGAATTCTTTATCTGTTAAGGTATTTGATGCCATAATTTTCCTTTAAAATTTGAATATGTTTAATTATTATTTAGTTTAATATTATTAAAGAAGCGTTTTAAATATCTAATAAACAGGATAACTATCAATAGTTAACTATCAATGGTGCGTGGTATAGATAGTAAGTATAGTTATCTATATACGTTTGTCTCTTTAGTTGATAGTACTGATAGTTAACTATTGATGGTAGGTGTACTAATAGTTAACTATTAATAGTTATTCGATAATTTATAGAAGATTTATCGACAGGAAATTACTTCTGGAATTAACCAGAAGTAATTTTATTAACTTATACCTAATTGAGCTTCTAAAACTGCAATACGGTCAATTAATTTAATAAAGTTTTGTTGAAAAGGTTCGTTCCAATTTGGAGTATCTCTACCAACAAGTTTAATACCTTTATAATCAATTAATGTAATTGGAGGAATTGATATAGTATTTCCATCTATATCTGTAAAATTATAAGTCATATGGACTCCTTTTAATTATTTATTGTTTCATTAATTAGTTAAAATAATTATCAAAACGTCTTTTTATTAATTTTCAGTTAAATGATCAAATACGTTATAAGAATGTTTAGATAAAGTATCATCAATTACTAAAACTTCGTTGAGTTTATCAAGTGCTTCTTTTTTAACTAAATCGTTAGTTTCATCTAATGGGAAACCATCAAACGAATATTGGATATTTGGACGAACTAAAGAGTTGTCTGTAATATTAGAATCGTAAATTGATTTGAGATCTGTTTTAGGGAAAACACCATCCATATAATCAACTTTAATGATATCATCAATTACGAATTTATTTGCTGTATTTCCTAGAACTGGTTTAGTTTGAATAATCCAAACTTTACCTTTATAAGAACCTACTTCAAAATTAGATACTGCATCAGTTGCAGATTTCTTAATTGCCCCACCACTATATGGATCAATAATTGAAGTCCACTGACGATGAATTCTAAATATTGGAGCTCCCCAATATTCTTTGTATTGTATACTGAAGTTGCGATCAATTTGTTGACCAGTTACGAATGTTGCATCTACTCCACCCATACCCATAATATCTTCAGTTTTTAATTGTCTATCACCAGGTGGTGTATAAGACTCAGCTGAAGATAATAAAAGATTTGATAAATTTGTTTTATCACCTTGTTCAAATACATCTGGAAATTCAAAAAGTACGTAAAAGTAACCTTTGATAAACGGATGAGCGTTTTTCTCTAAATTTGAACCACCTTGATATCTATTTCCATAGACAGCAGCGCTAACGTTACTAAAGCTAATTGCGTTAAATGCCATAATAATTCCTTAATTTAATTTTTGGTTTTCAATAATCCAAGAGGATTATTGAACTTGAATTGGAACACTAATTGTTTCAATTGTTCCAACTGGGTTAATAGTAATACTAACTACCAAGTGGTTTTCTTCTTCGATGAAATATACTTTAATTTTAATATCTTGGAAAATACCATCTTTAAGGTTGTCTGCTGAAATTCTATAACGATCCATATATCTAGAAACTATATTCGTAATTTCGGAAATATTTGAACCAAGGGCTTTAACCTGAATAAAATCTTTAAGAAGTTTTGGGATATCTTTTCTCATTCTATGAATAGGTTTAATAATATTAATTCTTGATAATTTAGAAGCTTTTTTATAAGCGCTAAGTTGATCAATTTCATACGTTCCGTCAGTTTCTTCAATTATCGTATTAACTTGCATATTTCTAAGAGTTTCGATACCTGCAGAAGTAATAGTATAAGATAATTTTACAGAACTTTCTAGTAAAGCACCTTTATTAATATTTGCTGGTGGTTCAGTAATACTATATTCAGAATCTATTTTAAGATTAATTAACATTGCCATATAACTATGTGGAATAGTAATATAAGATCCAGAACCTTCATCAAAGTGTTCATCATTACATTGACCACTATAAATTAAAGTATTAAATGAATTAACATAATAATCTTGAGAACGTTTAGTAGCATCTTCTTCAACCGAATTACTGTAACCAAGAGAGGTAATAGGAATAGTAAATCCAATTTCATCGGCTAAATTAACAATACTTGTCATAACATCAAAATCATTTGTCCAATCAGGAATATAATCAAAATCATATCTAGGATACATAACTTCTCTAATTAGTGGATCACCATCAAAAAATTGAAGTAATAGTTGTTTAGCATTTGGAGCTTCTATTGAACCAGGACCTTGCATATTAAGAACATTATCTATAATAACATTTTCTCCATCAGAACCATTTACTAATTTAATAGGGTTATTAATAAGAGCGTTATATACATCGTAACGCATAAAATTAATTACTTCTGTGGCAAGAGTTTCATTTTCATCGATAAATAATTTATAGAAGGCCTTTTCTCCATTAATATTTAATGAAAGAGTTCCTTCGGTATTTCCATAATAAGCTGTAGTATTAATTTGAGAATCATTTACAGTAATACTATATTTTTTAGTAACGACTGTACCATTAGCATCTGTTTGAATAAGTTGAAGAATTTCTTCTTCTAATCCTTCTAGTTGAGTAGCTTTAATACTTAACCCTTCGTCTTTATTAACATAAAATTCGAAGTTAACTCCAGTAGTTTGATCTTTAAGAATTACTTTACGGCCCTGTTCTTCAATTAGATTACTTAAACCCATATATTTATAAAGATCTGGTAATTTATATTCATTTGTACTAATTTCAATGAATTCGTTATTCATTGTAAATTTTTTATCTACGAATAATTCTTTACCTGTATTCATATTAAGAATTGGAACACCAGTTTCTGGATCTCTATCAATTAGCGAAACTAGGATATCAGAAGCTCTAAGAACTGGACCTTTAGAAGTATTTTCATAAATGCTTGCATTTAAGAAGTTAAATTTATAATCTAAATCACCTTCATCATTAGCATATAACTTTTCGAAGTTAACTGCTGGAGCAAATACAATACTTAAATCATTATAACCAAGACCACGATCTTTAGCTAAAATTTTAATAATGTTATCTAAACCATTAATTTTTAAATTGTTATCAGTAAGAATTTTTTTATCTGTAGTAGTAATTGCTCCAAATTTATAATCTTCTGTAAGAATTACATTTGCATAAGTAGCGTCGTTAGCCACCAAACGTTTCCAAAGTACTTTATTAGTACGAGTTAGAGCACCTTTAACATATTTAATACCTAAACCAAATTTCTTTATATTTTCCAAACCAAGTTTAGCAGTTACCTGCTTTACATCATTAAACATAAATAAATCTTCGGTACCGTATTTACTAAAACCTGCTATTAGTACTGATCTACCAGATGCCACATTTGTTGCCAAGTAAGAATTATCAATTAAACTAGTTGTAATTCCTGGAATATTATATGTTGCCATATTGTCTTTCCTTATTTTAAATTTTATTTTTTGTATTTTCTATTTTTTATTTTTAAACTAAAATATTCCATTCGATTACAATTCCGTCATGAATATCTAAATATTTATCCAGAGTTGTAAATCTTGCAAATAAAATATGGTTAGTTTTACTTGGGATACCATTTATATATTCTACCGCATATAATCCAGCTTCATTAAATTTAACTGGTTTATCTACTGGTTCATCTTTTTGAATAATAATATTATATGTAATTACAGTTTGTGCAGAAACCGTAACTTGACCACTTGGTCCATTGATTGTATGATCTTCGCTAGATACTACAATACTTCCATCAGATTGAATACGTTTTAAATACCCATCTCCAACATATTTATAATCATTGGTAGCAGTATCACTATCTTCAGTTCTGGCAATTGGAACCGGATTGGCTAAAACTGTATCATTATCAAATGGTCCAACTGTACTTGGAACACCATTATTACTATCAGTTCCACCAGTTCCAATGCTTACATAATTAATTTTATAATTACTAAGTTCCGGAGCCATTCCAGAAATTAAGGCGGCCACAATTTCACGTCCTCCCATAACAACTAGATTTTCTTCCTCTGCTAAAAGATTACCATCGAGATCATAAACTTTTGGTCTACCAATAATTCTCTTAGTTTTATTACCAAGATCACCATTTTCAACCATACTAGTTTCTTCAATAATACTTACTCTATCTTCCGGTTCGAGAGTACTACTATCTAAGATATGTAACTTTTTCATTTCACCTAAATTTTCGTTTTTCATTAATTTTTCCTTATATTGTATTAGTTATATAGTTTCTAAGAACCTTTTTAATAATTATAAAATAAATAATTATTTATATTTGATAGTTTCGTCTTTTTTAAATAAATATAATCTTCTAATGGAGTAATACTACTATTTCCAAAATGTCCATATATTTCTTTATCTATATCAATCTGTTTAGTAATTCCCAAATTTCTTTCTAATTTCCAAATATAACTTTTAATATGGTCGTCTGTAGATATATCTTGTAAAAAATTATATTTATTATCAAGTACTGTAAATTTATCTGTTGTATTATTGGTATCGGTATTTTGTTTATTAATAATAATATTGGGTTTTTTTATTCTGGTATTTAATCGATATTCATCCTTATTAATAATATCCAATAAAATACTTACTATATTTTTATAAAATATATTTTTATCGGTTAGATCTTTCATTATCGTAATTGTATGATCATGTTTCGTTAAGTATCTTGGAGAATTAAAATCGGAATAAATAGTAGTATTTATTTTATTACATGGTAAATATCTTGTATCCATAAAACAACTTTTTAAATTCATATATGTATTACTTTCTACAAAGACCGCTTCAAATTTATCTTTGATAATTACTTTAGCACTAGATGCTGAAATATAATCCATATTTCCTGGCATAAAATAATTTACAAATAATTTAAATACTGGAGTAAAGAAGTAATTAATAAATATATTAGAATTTAATATATTTTGAAAAATACCATTGATCGATAATTCTACGAATTCATTACCGTCAGAAATATTATTTAAAACATTAATATATAAATTCATAATAAAATTTATATAATCAGTTTTAGTTACTTCTACAATCTCTTCTGGTAAAAGATTTTCAATTTGAATTGAACTATATAAACCTGGATCACTTTCAAAAGAATCAAATAAAGCTTTAAATTTTGGATATTTTTTTATCATAAAATTATCTAGATCCTGAAAATTTTTAAATACTTTATTATCATTATAATTACTTTGTAAAAGAAATTGCCATCTTCTTGACAAATCTTTTACTTTTTTTGGATCCCGTCCTTCTAAGTTTTTATATTCAATTAAAAGAATTTCTATAGTATCTAACATATTTTCATCGAATATTAAAGAGGACGATACCGGAGATGAAAGTTTATAATCAATTTCATATAATTCTTCCGTCCAGGACGAATCTAATTTCATTCTACCAATTTGAGAATATCTTATAAACCTAGTATTAAAATATTGTAGAATAATATCTAAATCTCTAACTTGTAAATCATTTAACATATTTAAAAAGATATCATCCTCAAAATTAATAATAGTTTCTTGATGTTTAGTCATTGTAAAAGCAATGGCTCCGTTAATAAAATATTTATCAGAATGTAATAAATAACTAGAATCTATAAAATCAATATATAAAAGATTTGTATCCATTGGGAATACTTTAAATTTTTCAAATTGTTCTAATTTCATTAAGTACTTACCAGTCAGATCTATTTTAAAATTTGGAAAATATTTAAGTAATTCTGGTTTTGATATAATAATAGGTTTAAGAAAATAACTAAGTATATATTTTCTTTTGGCACTTGCTGGATCTAATGGATCCAATTCTCCAGGAGGTATAGCAACACCATTTAATTTATAAGGTAATTTATTTACAGAGATTCCATAATAATTTATATCTTTAAAAAAGTCTATAAAAAGTTCAGAAATAATTTTTAAATTATCTATAGATCCTTTTTGTTGAAAAAGAATTTCTAGATAATAAATAAGTTTTCTTTTAATAATCGGATTAAGTTTTTCATAGTACTCTGGAAGAATACCGTAATTAAGAAAGGTACTTTGTAAAATTTTTTCATTTGGATTATTTCTAAAATTTTCCAGAATTTCTTCTGGTTCGTTTATATACACATCTTCCATTAAATTGGAAAATATATTTTTAAATTCGGAATTTGTATTTAAATCCTTTAATTGTGGGACATTCATTAATAAGTCTAACCCAGAACTTATATCTCCCTTTGTAATTTCAATCATTTATTTTCCTTTTAATTTGCTAGTTAACATCTGGATTATATATATCTCGGTATTGAACCCCATACTGAAATGATAAAGCTATTGGTAATCCTAAATCCCCAATAGGAAGAACTATGTTATTTATATAATCTATAATAATACCTTTATTATTCCAATAAAAATTCCCACTTGTATCAGTACTTTCTGATAAAGTACTTGGAATAACATCGGGATTAATAATACAATTAAAAATATTATAATACTTAACTCCAGTTATTTTAGAAGAATTTACAAAACGATTTCTTTCGGTTTCTAAATCTTCCGGAAATTTAATATATTCTTTATCGCAGTATGCTAATTCATATATCGTATTTAAATAATTAAAAAGCATTAAATAAATATCAAAATTATTTTGAATAATTATTTGTACTTTATTTAAAGATAATATTTCTTCTTGATAACCAGATAAAATTGGATCATTATTAATAATATATTTAGGTAATGTCATAATATAATTTAAATTATCTATTATTACAAATTCATTACTTCTTAAATCTTTATCTATAAATCCAATAATATTCTCAGTTTGATATTTATTAACGATTTCTAAAAATATTTCTTCCTTGGTTAAAGGATTTAGAAATCTTTCTAAATCTTCTGGAATAATATAATTATTTAACTTAGAGTATAAAATACTATCATGACAATCTTTATATAGAAAATAATAAAACAGATATAAATATAAAGTATTTTTTATTAAAAATGTACTGTTCCCTTCTAAGGTAAATAACCTTTTTAAATTAATAAGTACTTTATCATCTTGGGTTAAATTTTGTATTTGCTCATCTGTTAATAAATTAATATTAATTGGAGCGGTTTGTTCATCTAGTACTACCGGTTTTAATAACAATTCCTGAAAATTATTATCGTCGGATAAACCAAGAAATTCTTCAATACTTAAATTGGTACTAATGTTTTTTACTGGTTTTAATCTAGATTGATTATAAGTACTATCTTGAATTCTTTTAATAAGATTGTTGAAAATTAAAGGTACTTTTTTATCTATAAATGGAGAACCAGCTTTATTTATATTTAAAGTATTAAATTCATAATACGCTTTATCTTTATTGTAATTTTTATTTATTAATTTAAATTTATCATTATCGTTTGATATAATTTGATAATTATCCCAACATTTGGAACTTGTAAAATTATTTTGAAGATTATCATAAAAGAATATTTCATTTATACTAAACTTTTTAAGATTTTCATATAATATATTTGCTGTTTTAAATTCCAGTTGATAAATTGGTAAAATATCATTACTAGTTCTTTGCATTTGAATACTGGTAACTTGAAAAATTTCCGTTTGGTCTACAACATTATTACCGTACTTATCTCGTTTAGCATAATAAGTAAATAAATCTCCAACCTTTGGTCTATCAATAGTCATAAGAGACATACTTCCAGAGATACCATCATTATTATCACTATTTGGAGAGTACTGAAAAGGACTCATTTCGATTACTGGAGTAAATTCGAAAATATCATAAGTAAAGTTTTCAAATTTATCAAACATACCTGTACCATGTATAGCCGAAGTATTACTAGCAGTATAATCTTGTTGATTAATATCATCATCTCCCGAAGTAGGAACGTTTTGTGGAAAAAGTACATCTACTTGATCAATATTATTACTAAGAGCTAAATTAATACTAAAATATTTAATTACTAATTCGGGATTATTTGAATAAAGTAAAGAATTCTTTTTTATCTGTTGAAGTTGTTCTTGATATAAACCGTACTGATAATCGTTTTGATTAGTTCTATTTAATTTAAACATATCAATCCTTCACTATGACATTAAATATATTTATATCACCATTAATATCTAAATTAATTACAATTTCTATTCCATAGTGACTTATTATATTTATTCTAACATCTTTTAATGTAACTAAGTCTGTATAATTTTTTGAAAAATCTTCAAAAAATAAAACAATATTATTTCTAACATTATTTAATTTAACTATTATATTTTTTTCTTGAATTAATTCTTTTAACGAATTTCCATAACCTGGAGCAAATGGAATAGTATTTCCAGTCGTTCTAATCCAATTATTAAATATATTTATTACAAAATTAATATCTTCTGGTACTTTATTATAATGATGCATATTTAAATCAACATCTGTTAAATTTTCAGAATATTGAATATATTTTTGGGAATCCTCTGTACTACTATATCGGGAATAAAAATAATAAGTAATTAAAAGTAAAAGAAAACCATCCGATATAAATTCCATCAAATATAATTGAGTTTCCGAATCTTGTTCGTAATAATAATTTGGGTTTAATTTAGATATTTCGTAATTTAAATTTTCTTGTATTTCATATTTCTCGAAAAAAGTTTTAAAATTTAAATATTGATTCTCTCCAATCCAAGATATATATCCATAATAATTAAAAAATATTTTTCCTATATCTAATTTCACCTGATCAGGGAATTCATCGAATACCAATTTATTATTATTTAAATAAGAAACATTTACATACTTCTTTAATTCCGGCATATTTATTAAATCAATAGTAGTGATTATAAATTGCCCATCTAATTCGGATTTAAAATATTTTTTATCTATAGATAAATAGGGATTCGTAGCCATAAATTTCCTTTACTTTTATTTTAATTCTTTGTTAATCTTATATAAACTGTCCTATATTTAACGACAGGAAAAAAATATCCCCGAGGGGATATTTTTTTTGTTGTTTAAACTTTAATTAATTATCTACCTTGAGATTGTTTTAATTGTTGTTTCGTTTTACGATCAAATTCTTTTTCACACAGTACATAAATTTCCTCAATCATAAATAATGGCATATTCATTAATTCATCATATGAAAAAGGTATATCCGTAGTACTACTAAAAATAATATAATTTTCTAAATTCTTTGACCACATTTCCCTTCTATCATACCTCTGCGAGGAGTAGAAGGGATTTACGAAAAAATGAGGTTTCGATATTTACAGGAATCTTATTTAACTTATGGCATCTAGTACATTTACATTCCTGATAAAGATTTGGCATGTATTTATCAAAAATAGTTAAATCTATTTCTTGTAATACCATATCTTTAATTTTTAATGGAAGGTTTTGTAAAAATGGAAGAATTTCTTTTTCAAGATCTTCTAGAACTTCATCATCCCCGTTTTCATCAGGAACCACAATACTAGCAGTTAAAAATGAAATAGTTTCAATAATACCAAAGATACCATTACTTTCTTCCATATTCTGTTCTATCTTTCCTTCGAGAAAATCCATTAATTTTAATCTGTCTTCTTCGGTTGGAAGCTTTAAGTTAAATATTAAACCACCACCAAGAAGTGTTTGAGTATTAATATATTCAAATGGACTTTGTTTTCCTTTTGTAAGATCCCAAGGAGCAGGTACGCTATCATCATGCCATAATTCTTCCGTATTTATATCTACTGGAAATTTTTCTTCACAATGTTCACATACGTGACCAACTGTCCCAAGAGTACTAAAAGTACTTAATGACAATGCGTAAATAATTAATGATTTATCTTGAGGGGTCAAATACTTAAGAAAATCTTCATATGATTTAATTTTACTTTTTGGTCCAAATTCACATTTCTCATAAAGTAATTTATTAAAATTTTTAATAAATGTATTCAATGTTACATTTTGAGTTTTTAAAGCTTGTTCCTCATGTCCAGTTACAGGACTAACAGAAACTTTTTCTTTAAGTATTACCAAATCAGTTTCTTGTTTATTAATATTATTGACTGCATTAATTTTATTTAACGCTTTCATATAATTTGGTAAATTATCTTGTTCTTCTTTTGTTAAAATGACTTCTTCTTTTGCCATAAATATTCCTTTAAATTTATTTTAGTAATTTAATACTTTGGAGGATAATCGTAATTATTTCCAACTTCTTTATTATTCTTTTTCATTTGATTATGTATTACATGACCAATTCCAGCACCAGCGGCACCTATTACACCACCACCAATAATACTAGCGGGAAGTCCATCACCATCATTAAGCATGTTAGTTAGCATAGCTCCACCACCCAATAGTCCTCCAGTGAGCATACCACCGTTAGAAAGTATTTTATCTCTAGTAGTATTAAGATCGGTGTTTTTAACAGTATCTGTAACTTTTCCAATAGTTTTACCAACCATATCAAATACTTCAGTTAATATAACTTCTTTATTTATTTTAAGATTCAAAACAATCCTCCAAAATTTTTATTCATATGGATTGGTTATCTTTACTTTTTAAGGTCTTTTGTAAATACTCCAATATGCATTTTATACATAGCTCCAATACCTAACACTAATCCAGTATTAACCATAATCATTCCTAATAAATCTCCATGTAAATATGAATTAGTACTCCAACATAAATCAGCCAATACATAAGTCCAAGAACTATAATAAATCTTTCCTAAGAACATAAATAAAGCACCAAGTATTAAAAGTAACCCACCAATAGTAATTATATTACAAGTAATATAATTTAAAAATAATTCTATCATTTTAAAAACTTTTTTACTTTTTTAAAACAGTATTTATTAATACTATTTGAATAGGTGCTATTTATTTTTTTATAAGATATTTTATTATTCTTTAGTAAATTTTTAATCATAAAATTTATATTGGATGATTCTAATTTAGTTTCATTTCTACCAACCGGATTATAAGATATATTCGAATTATCTAAAAATATATTTATATTTTTAAATATAAAATCTTTATTTAATTCTGGTAAAAATTTAGAAAATACTATATCTTTTAAAGATTTATCAAAAATACCAGTATTGAATTCATAAAAAGCTAATCCAATTATAATTGGACTATCCATTATTAAAATTCCCTTTTCCCCAATACTATCCCAGTAATCAATCACTTTAAATATTTCTTGGTATTGAGAAGCACTTATAAAAAATTGATTATTAATAGCTCTTGATCTAGAATAAGTTAAATCTTTTGCTACTTCGGGAGCTAGTTCACAATTATAACCATTCTTTTTAAAATAATTAAATAAGCCAGCGGCTACCGTACTTTTTCCAGAACCTGGTCCAGCAAATAAATTAATTATTATATGTTTTTTTAATTCCAAAATTTCTCCTTATTTAGGATTAATTAGAATATCTATATAGCTATTAAGATAATATGAGTTAACTATTCATAGTATGTGGTACTGATAGTAATATAGTTATCTATCAACTAATGGTACCAATAGTTAACTATTAATAGTTATTCGCTAATTAATAATATAGTATTTATTAACTACTAATATCATTATAAAAACGAGTTAATAAATACTATATTATTAATTAGCAGAATAGATTAAGATTATCCTAAAATTAACGACATGAGGTGGGATACTAAGAAAGTACTTAAAGAGTAAAAGTACTAAAATAGTATCCCGAAAGAGTGTGAGTTTTTTCGCGCGAATTTAATCAAAGGTTAAAAATGTTATATGAGTCTATATTTATTTAAAGGAGGCGACTCAATTACAAACAAAACATCTAAAAGCATAAGACATTTAATGGATAAAGGAATAACAGTTTTTAAAGAAAGGGGAAACATTTGGAGTTGCACCAAATTATTAAAGAAGTGAGAGAGTCTTCTTCAACGTCTTACTAATATAAACGATATTTCCATAATTTAACATGCCTACTCCCAAGAATTTTAATTTCCTCTAACTTCGTGCTTTATTTCTAAAGGCGTGTTATAGTAGGCTTCTTGGTTTCGTTGGTTTTTCCTCAGATACCCTACTGCGGTCTTACGGATTTTTAAGTCTCCCGAAGTTACATAAAAGTAAGACTATTGGTGCCTAAAAATAGACATATTTGGTTGTCCTTACTAGACTTGAACTAGTGACTCCATCCTTATCAGGGATGTACTCTAACCAACTGAGCTAAAGGACAATAATTAATTGGTGCCGACAAGAAGATTTGAACTCCTGGCATCTTCATTACAAGTGAAGTGCTCTACCATCTGAGCTATGTCGGCAAATGTTTATAATGGTGACCTCACAGAGAATTGAACTCTGGTAACCAGAATGAAAATCTGGGATCCTAACCACTAGACGATGAGGCCATTTTATAATTTTGAAAATGTGGCTCCGGATACTGGATTCGAACCAGTGACCAAGTGATTAACAGTCACCTACTCTACCGCTGAGCTAATCCGGAATGTTTGAATCAAAGAATTTCTCCTATGATTATATTAAGGATATCTATACTTTTATTAATAGATATTTCTTAAATATGGAAGAGGTAGAGGGATTCGAACCCCCGAATATCTGCCCCAAAAACAGATGCCTTACCGCTTGGCGATACCTCTAAATTATATGGTGTTATATGGTGGGCTGAGTAGAATTCGAATCTACGACCACTCCGTTATGAGCGGAGGACTCTAACCACTGAGTTACCAGCCCATAGTATCCTAAAATATCAGCTTAGTACAAAACCAAGGATTTAATTAATCCAAAAATAATTCTAAGATTTAATATTATTTATTCTTTAGTTATTAAAATTTAATACTTAAAATTTATTATTTATTTTTTAAAATTTAGTTTTTAATCGTTAATCGTTTAGATCAGTCTTATTAAGACAACGTATTTTTATACGATCATGTTCTCCAAATTTTATTAAAATTTAAAATAATTTAATTTAGTGGTTATGGACCACTGGCCAAATTAAATTAAGGTTTTTCGATATTTTAGGATAGTTTATTTATTGAGAAATAATTGGATAATATACCCAAATGTATTCTGATTCTTTATTTGGAATTATTAATTTATTAATATCTCCATTTTTTTCAGAATCGTTTAATATGAAATCATATTTCTCAAATGGTTTTATAATATTTTTTTGGGTAGTTTCTAATGGAAATTTTTCAATTTCACTAAAATCAAAACCCAAATCTAAAGCGATTTGTTTCGGAATAGAAACACTTCTGATATCAGCCATATTAAATCCTTATTAAAGGTTAAACATCTATAAATGTATTAGCATTAGATATACTAAGTACTACATCGACATCCGTTTCAAAACGTTCTATACGCTCTCTAAGATCTTCTATAACACTTCCAAGATTGATTGGATCCATTAAAGTAGGGTTATAAATACTAGCAAGTTCTTTAGCAAGTACTTCGGAATTACTATTTTTATTACTATCCGAAGATAATTTTGCATTAAGAAGTTCAGTAATCTTTTCTCTAGCTTCTTCAGACTCTTCTTGGAAGTTTCCTTGAATAGTACTATAAATTCCTTCGAGAATTCTTAGTAAGTCTTTATCTTGCTGAATACTATTTTTATATTCAATACATTCAACAATACTCATTTTGGTATCTGCGATAGTAACTTCGGTGATAGCATTACTAAGAGCTATTTTAGCTTTAAGAGTTCTTCTATTTTTAATAATGTTTGTTACACTATCTAACGAACCTTGAGCTTTCTTTTGTAACTCTTCAGAAGTTAATAAAGTATATTCACCTTTAGTACTATTACCAATTTTAAAATCTATTGGATAATTATTACTTTTTTGAAGCTCTTGTAATTTTTTAGTTACTTTTTTATCTAGTAATTTTAATGTACTAAGCGCTTCGGTAATAGTTATAGCTTGTTTTTCTTTAGACATTTTAAACCCTTTAATGTTTTGATACATATTATATCTATTGTATCTAAGGGCCGTTATTTAGTTAACTATTTTCTATCATATAAAAATTTAATAATCCTAAATTACTAGAAATATTAATGTCTTCTTGATTAGATACAAATAAAGCATTAACTGGAGAATCTAATAAATTTAATAATCCTAAATTACTAGAAATATTAATGTCTTCTTGAT